GTACAAAATCATACAAGGCGCAGAACAGACCATACGCGGCTCTAGGCCCATTGTGGTGGTAGAACAAAAACCACATGGTACCTACAGTGACAATCAACATGCGGCCATTGATCTACTGCGTCAGTTTGGTATGAAGAGACTGGATCAAGTCAAAGACGATTGGATCATGGGATACTAAGCGGCAAAAGGACAGCAAATGAAAATTGTATTTTTTAGTAGTAGATTCAAAACCAAGCGTGCTAGCCATAGACTACGCGGCGAGCTCATGGCCAATACCTTGGCCAGCATGGGATATGATGCCAGCTGTGGTCGTAGTCTTGAAGGAGTTGATTCTACAACCACTGTGGTGTTTTTAAAAAACTCGCAGCCCACAGACATACTAGAAGCCAAGCAACGTGGCGCCCATACCATATACGATCTCTGTGACAACAAGTTTGACGAAAAACAAGAATACGAACCCTGTTGTGCTGCGGCTGATGCTATCACGGTCAACAGCGAACAGATGGGCATAAGTGTAAAACAAACCACTGGCAGAGACAGCACAGTGATTCCTGATCCAGCAGAACGTCCAGTGTTAGAGCCTAGATTCGCTCCGGGCACTGACATTAATCTTTTATGGTTTGGTAGTAGTGCCAGTTTGAAATTTGTGCCCTGGGTTGAACTTTGGCAACAGTTGGAATCTCAAATCAAAAACTATCAATTCACCATGGTCACTGCCAAGGCTGATCGCATCAAACACAAAATGCAGGAGCGTCAACAGCGTGGTGCTTTTTCAGGCGTTAACTTCAACAGACTACATTTTTTAGAATGGGATTGGCAGTTGCAAGGTCAGCTTTTGGCTTCTACTGATATTGTGTTGATTCCAGTGGTGCATACCAACTATAGAACTGATACCAAAAGCGCCAATAGATTGATTGATGGATTAATCAGCGGCAAATTTGTTATCACCACACCCTTGGCAAGTTACGTGGAATTTGATGCATGGACCTGGCAACAAGATGCGATGCAAGGCATCCGCTGGGCTAGAGAACATCCTGGCAAGACTCTAGAAAAGATTCAAGCCGGACAACAGTATACTATTGAAAATTATAGTCCAGCAGCAATAGCAAAACAGTGGCTAGGAGTGATGCGTGGGTAGTCCAAATGATCTGTTGTATATCAAGAAAACCGTGGGCAAAATCAACGGTTCAATCCTAGAAGTTGGTGCAAGATTCAACGCCACAGGATTCAAAAAGTTTTTTACCGAACCCTGTGACAACTGTTTACACAATGATCCTGTACAGTATTTTGGCACTGATCTGGAAGCAGGACCGGATGTTGACTATGTCTGCGATCTAACCGCGGATGAAAACACATTACCAAAAAATGCATTTGATTTGGTGTTGTGTTGTAGTGTCATGGAGCATGTTACCAAGCCATGGGTCATGGCAGAAAAAATAACCGAAGTGGTCCGACCCGGAGGACAACTGTTTATCAGTGTGCCCTGGGCCTGGCGATATCATGCGTATCCTGATGATTATTTTAGATTTAGTCATCGTGGCATTGAGTCGCTTTACCCTGAATTTACCTGGAGTAACTTTGCTTATGCTGGCGAGCAAGGTGGAGACATTCGTTGGGTCAACCCCGGTGAGATTGGCAGAGATAGCAAATGGACTATCATGCACACCAATGATGACGGAAGTCAAAAGAAATATATACCATATCTATTGGTAATGATGTTGGGGACTAAAAAAGATGCTGAAACAAGCTGTTGATAACTGCAATGGACCTGTGCGCTTACACCTTGGCTGTGGCAGTGTAAAACTTGCCGGCTGGATCAATGTTGATGGCGAATACATGAGTCATGATCCAGAAGTTATTATACAAGACATAACCAAGCCATTTGAACTAGCGGACAACACCGTGGATGAAATACTCACAGTGCATGTAATAGAACATCTCAGTCGGCAGTATGTGATGCCCATGTTCCGTGAGTTCTACAGAATATGCCGTCCTGGTGGCTCTGTTGCCATGGAATGGCCAGATCTATTGAAAATGTGTCAAGAAGTACTCAAGTACCCTGACTGTTTTTGGACCACAGACAAACGGCTGACCAAACGAACACTGTCAGGAATCTATGGAGACTCAGCAAGGTATCCTGATCCTACCATGTTACACAAGTGGGGTTACAGTGCAGAATCCATGTGTCGTCTGTTTCAAGAAGCAGGTTTTTCTCGCACAGAAGTACAACCCAACCAATTTGGTAAAAGCAGTATTGATTCAAGAGTAGTGGCTATCAAATAATGGCAGCACGTATTGTCAAACAGTTTCACGGACACAGTGGCAGCAAGATTTTCTTGATGAACAAGCACGGCCGTTTGTTTGTGCGCAAACAGGGCGATATCGCAAGAAATCTTGATAGGTATACTGTGTTGACAAAAAGTCTGCCGTCAATTCCCATGCCAGAGATATATCATGTGTTTGATGATACCATAGACATGGAGTATATTGATGGCGTTGACATGCGCACTTACCTATTGGATCATGATCCTGAACCATTGTTAGACTTTTTAAAAACGGTTATAACAAAGTTCACTATGATTGTAGAAACTGTAAATTATCAATCCACAGTGCAGAAGTTTCTAGAAATGGTAGATCTTGATGTCATGCCATTTACTGCTGAACAACTGCTACTGTCTGTGCCCACTAGAATATCTAAAAGCTATTATCACGGCGATCTCACACTTGAAAACATACTATGGCATCCTACCAAGGGGTTTTATCTCATTGATGCGCAGAGTGGTATCTGGGATAGTTATATCTTTGATATTTGCAAACTTAGACAGGACGTTGAATGTAGATGGTTCTTGAGAAATCAGCCTGCGGATCTTGATCAAAAATTACAATACATTAGACAAGGTATACTGCAACAATGGCCAGATGCGGAGAATCCGGCCTTGCTGATTTTGATGCTCATGCGTGTTTATCGTTACTGTGACGAAAACAGTGTGGAACAAAAATTTATTTTAGAGGCGATTAGAAACACATGGAAATCATAGTACCAGCTGCTGGACTCAGCACACGATTCCCCGGTATGCGACCAAAGTATACCTTGACTGATCACAATGGTTCAATGATGATTGAACGTGCTATTGAACAATATGTCACAACGCACCGTGTGACCATTGGTGTACTTAAACAACACGTTGAATCCTATCCAGTGTTGCATTATCTCAAAGAAAAATATGGAGGTCAAATCAATACTGTGATATTGGAAGAACCTACAACCGGCCCGGCACACACAGTTCGTGAAATTATAACCAGAGCCAATATAAGTCCAAGCAGTGAAATACTAATCAAAGACTGTGATAGCTTTTTCACACATAACAATCCACCTGGCAATTATGTTTGTGTAAGCAACATAGCACAGCATGACATTCTAAAAAGATTATCTAGCAAGAGCTTTGTACGGGTTGATGCACAAGATGTGATCACAGATATTGCAGAAAAACAAGTGATCAGCGAGTTTTTCTGTGTGGGAGGTTATAAGTTTGCCAATGCTGACACATTCGTCAAAGCCTATGATGAACTCAGTGATCATAACGGAGAAATATTTGTAAGTCATGTGATTAGACACTGCCTTGGACAAAATCATGTGTTCTTCGCAGAAACCGTGGATCACTATGTTGATGTTGGCACCGCCGAAGACTGGCATGCTTACAACGATCTGGCTGTGATTTTCTGTGACATAGATGGCACGATTGTACATGCACAGGCCAGAGAAGATTTTGGTAAACCGCCTGTGCCTTTACCAAACAATATAAAATTAGTACAACACATGGTAGCCCAGGGATCGCAATTGGTGTTCACCACAGCCAGACCCACAGAGAGATACCAAGAGATTCATGCCATGCTGGAAGATTTGGGATTTAGAGATTTTACCTTGATCACTGGTTTGAAAAATGTAAAACGTATTTTGATCAATGATTATAACAAAGCCAATCCTTATCCAAGAGCCATAGCTGTCAACATTCCACGAGACAGCGATACCATAGGAGACTTTCTGTGATAGCAGTTTTCTATACCGGAGACATACGTCATAATCAACTTGTGGCTCGTAAAAATCATCAGCAATTCCTAGATGCTCTTGCGGAAATTGATCACTATCAGGTTTATGATTTCACGAGAAATGATCCCGAGCGTGGGCAATGTCCCTATGATCCACCGCCTGAGCAGGCTGATCCTGACAATGTGTATCGTCGTGGCTTTGGTGGAGGAGTCCAGGTCTGGGATTTCATGCGAGGTGTTCAAAGAACAACAGAACCCGTGGTTATAAGACTAAGAACCGATCTTTGGTTTACTGCTTCAAGTATACAAGTAATCTGTGACGAGATTAAATTGTTAATCAACAACCACGCTGACGTTGCATACTTTGGCAGTGATTGGCTTAATGATTCAGTTGGACAGATAAACATGAAGTTGCCTGTTAACATACACATAGATCCACATGTTCAAGATTTTGTTGTTGCGGCGCGGCGCGATGGAATCAAAGACTTTGACACTGTGATCAATGATATAAATGTACTCAATCCCAACAAACGACGCAGCGGTAACAAGCTTTTTAGATACATTTTAAAAATGAATGGTCTTGATCAAGTTAGCCGCGCACATAGAATATTGTGTCAACTTTGGTTAATTAGACAAGATTACGGTGATTATCCCACAGACTCCACTGTGGTTAGAGATTACATTCAAAGCTACATTGTTGATGACAAGGCCAAGGCTGGCAAGAAGAATATGTTGATACCGCATCCCATGCAAGATGCAGTTAACTGGTGGCGACAATGCCAGGGTTGGGAACCCAAGGAAATAGAAAATCAACGTTGGTGGGATTGGCAGAAACCATGATTGGCGTGTTTTACATTGGTGAACCAAGATTCGCTGATATTGGGCGTGCCAACCATGAAAAGCTATGGACAAGACTCAAACAGCATTGGCCCATGCACGTCTACGATTATACCTGGAATCAAGCTTGGCCACGAAATTGTGCCAGCGACCTGGCTGGGGTAGTTCAGGTCTGGGACTTTTATCAAGCACTGTCGCGTGTGTCTGAAAAGTACATAATTAAAATGCGTACTGATGTTTGGTTAAGTGATGCCGCAGCTGATGTAGTGTTCAAAGAAATGCAGATGATCATCAACAATGAAAATGATCTTGCTTACATTGGCATGGAATTGGTCACGGACTTTGGAACAAACTATAACCGTATTCCTGCACAGGGATTTCCCAAGGTACAGGACTTTGTTATCTGTGCTAATCGTGAACGCATTGCAGAGAGTGATGCTCCACTATGGGAAAGTCAGAATATCAAAAAACTCAAAAGCGGAAATCGCACATATAGACTGCTCATGCTACCCGAAACTCGTGCTTACACAGTGAGAACTCACATGCCATTGATACGTAAAAACTATGATAGTATAGATGAATGGCAGCTCACCTATGATTTTATATCTCAGTATCACAAAGCTCAAGAGGCAGTGGCCTGGTGGACACAACACCGTCCCAAAATGTAATTCTAACGGTATAACAAAATGATAGCAGTAATATACATCGGTCCTAACAGATTTAGAGATTTCACACGCAACAATCACGAAACCTTGTTCAACGAGTTGCGATCAAATTGGCCCATTGGCGTATACGACTTCACTGCTCCTGTGATAGATCGCAGCAGGATGAATTATCAAGGCACGCCGGACACTCAGGATGTATTTGATTTTTATCTTGGCGCTGTGACCACTCAAGCTAAATTTGTCATCAAGTTAAGAACAGACGCTTGGTTTACGGCCGCTGCTAATCAAGTCTTGATACAGGAATTCTCAAACATTGTCAACGAAGATCTAGATCTATGTTTTGTTGGCATGGAACTCAGTGAAGACTACGCAACAGACTACACCAGATTAGTAGTAGATAAAACAGTGAAGCTACAGGATTCAGTGGTCATGGCCAACATGAGCAAAATTAATCCTGTTGATGTTGCCCTGCCCAATCTCATGGATGATCGTAAAGCCGTTAGCACTAATCGAGCTTTCCGGCATCTTATCGCTGCCACAACTCAAGTGGTCACTGTTCATACTCAGCTGCCCTTGGTAGTAGACGATTATCTTGATCCTGATGACAAACAGATTACCCTGGCCTACATCAACACCTACGGTGAGCGTATGCCAGCTGCTCGCACCTATTGGACTCTGCGCACTCCTAGGACCTAGGACGCTTGGGTGGCTCAGGTGCCAACATTTTTTTCAATATCAGCATCACCCGACCTTTTTCTCTTTCAGCGAGAAGTTTGACCATGATTAACTTATCATCATAACTCTTTGCATTGTCCAAGAGATCTGATGGTATTGTCATTTTCTTTTTGGCTTTTTTTGCTTTTATAGGTTCATCATCTTGTTGCATCTGGAATTTCACAATCTACCCATTTAAGGTTTTGATAATATTCATATGGCCAAGTGCCTTTAGGCAACAAACATCTACCCAAGTCAGGTCGGTTGTCTATTCGAATTTGCACCACGGCCCATATCAACCACGTGATATACAGTATACCTACACTGGTTATACTCCAACACATAAGTTTATAATTTCGTTGTCGCCGGGCTCGACGTGCTTTTTTCTCCTTTAGATCATTTTTACGCATTTCTAATGCAATAGCACCTGCTTGCTCTTTGCCTACCACTTTCATCATGGCTTCAACTTCGGTCCATAGAGCACCTAACTCCGGCGGACTTTGATAAACCATGATTTCACGCAGTTCATCGCCCATAGCTTGAAGTTGTTTTTTAAGAAGCACACGTTGTAATGCACGTTTACCTAGACTATCTTCGCCATGATAGACTTCGGTTTTACTGCGACGTTCTTCTTCTTCAAACACCGCATTGCATTTGTGAAGGTTATCAAAGTAAACACCTAATTGTTGCCCGATCTCTGTATAGATGTTGGTGGTCTCGCCGCCTTTTTTGTTCAGCTCAATTACGCGATTTTTTTCTGCTATGTATTGGTTGCGTTCCGCAACAGTGGGAGGATGATCTTTGTGCTTGCGATGGAATTGGTCGTCAAGGTCCTGCAGAACATCTTTGATGTCCCCGGCTGCTCCCTTGATATCTTTATAAAGCTTGCATCCTTCTTTTACAAGCTTTACTGCTCCGTTGGCTAGGGCAAAGAGGGTTAACGGATCCACTTTGCTTGACCCCTTTATTGTTATTATTATAGGGTTCTATTGACCCAATGATATTTATAGGAAGGGTAAGAATTTCTGGAATACCAGCCCGCGACGGCTTTCTTCGTCGCTCCAGTGGCAGGCTGCAAGATCGTAGATCCATTGCTCACGGGCAAACCAACGGGGCTGAGCAAGCTCGTCTAGACTGTGGTGAGATACGTCCCAGCATACCGAGCTACGATCGTCAACTAACAGAGGAACTCCTGCTAGAATAGATGCCACCCCCGAGCTAGAATTAAACACACAGGCACTTTGAGCATCGGCTAGATCATCAGCCAATGATCTTGTTTTACTAGGACTGATCATTACATTTAAATTTGCTAGGTCTGTAAGATCAATTTTTTTACCTGGATGGGGTCGAACTAAGATTGGTAGGTCAGTCACACGCCTTAGTTCATTTATTTTGTTACGTGTCCATTCAACTGGATTAAGACCTTTCATACTCCAGCCGCCGTCTCGTTGCATCAGCAACAAAACATAGTTGCCACCATTACGCCAAGGATGTAGTTGAAGATTTAGGTCTTGACTGATAGTAATCCATCTACTGGCATCACTGTTGCGATTGGCATATTCAGCTGTGTCATAAAACACACCATTGAGACTGTAGCGTAGATATTTGCCAGTGCTATCATGAAACTTAAATGTACTAGCATCAATGGCCATGACATGATTATTGGTACGCTTTTGTTCTTTTACCACTGCATGTCTAAGACGAATGTTGGGTCCATCTTGAAGTGGACTTGGCCAACCAAGTATCACCGACAATCGTGCAGGCCTTATGTTGTAACTACGTTCAATTACAACTGATGCTCCTTGACTTCGGGCGCCGTCGGCAAAGGCCTGCAACACATCAATCTTGCGACTGGGTGTTTGTTTCTGTAAACTACTGAAATAAACTACAACATCAATCGTCATTGAGAATCCGCCAAGCAGTACCATCACGCATTTCAGGTTCAGTAAACTGACAATATGCCAGATGCGCAAGCCATTCCTCTACTTCATCCAGTGTTGGAATAAAAGGATTCTCAATATCTTTTACTGACTGCGAACACACGGGTGCTGCGGCACTTGGTCCAAGCACAATGGCCGGCTTTCCAAGGCAAATGGCCTCAACGGCTGCAATTGAACTAAAGGTAACCAAGCAATGCACGTTTCGCTCTAGAGCCATTTCCATTGTGTCCGTGCTCTGTCTAACACTTCTACTGGCTTTGTTTCGAATAATGATCTCTCTATCAGTGAACAGTTTGATCTGAGCCACAGTTTCTTCAAGCCATCGATCTAGGTCAATATCATAACACATCAGCAATTTTTGACTAGGTGGTGCCAGTAATATATTTGAACCTGGACGGAATTTACGCACTTGCCATCCTGTGGCTGACAATCTATCTCTTGGACGATGTTTTACTTCTCCAAGATACTGCATGTTGTTTTTGGTTATACGGTGATATGTTTTTTTCCTACCGTTGCCAAAGTAACCAGTGTCAATATAGTAGAAATCTCTGCCGGTTTTTCTACAGGCATCCATGTGTTTGCGTTTGGTTACTCCACGTACCACTATAGGTGTTTTACTTTCACTGGTTTTGTCCCAAACTGAAATCTGTCCGCCTGAACCAATGATAAAACTTTTCAAGAACGGATCATAATTTTGTCCTTTTGCTTCCAGTTTGTCGCTGGCTTCTTCTTCGGTATCTGCTTCAACAGCCACGCAAGCCTTGTTGTCTAACATTGCTAGTTCCTTGATGATACGCTCATAACCTGAATCTTTGTAGTAATTTCCTGCAGGATCATGGCGATAGTTAATAATTTTGTTAAACAGTGCTACCACGGGATCAGGTAAAGCATCAAATAATTTAGGAGGTGGTTGCAACTGTTGGCTCTGACGCATTTGATTTAGTGCATCACCGTAGTACCATCCGTATGGAACACCACGTGCTTCTGGATGCCAAGGACCGCCTTCGGTAAAGTGTATGGCCTTGATATCAGTGTTTAAAATTGTGGGATCAGTATGACCAGGTATAAACTGCCACTCTAGTCCCAAACCGCCAATTTCATTGCCTGCGGCCCACTCAAATCTGTGCAAAAAGTTTGGTTTAGCCGCGTGAATATATTCCGGGGTGAGTTCCTTGGTTCTATCATGACTGTTGTTCCACAGCATTAAACTGCTCCAGCACTTGCGTCCATACACAGCATTGGGTCTACCATCTAGTCTGTTTTCAGACTGAGGTTTGTAAGGAGTTTTCACAACCATGACTGCATGTTTGTGATCCATGGATTGAAAAATTTCACGTACATCGCCTAGAAACACATAGTCAGGATCCACATACAAACTCCAGCCCTGATAATTGCTTAGATGTGGTACAGCAAATCTAGTCAGAGTGGTTTCAGTTGTGGCAGCGTTATCTTGTTTCCATATGATTTTTTGGTCTTCAAGATCTTTTTTACGTAAAAAACTCACGTGCAGCGGAATAGTGCTATGCTTGAGCAGAGTATAACGACAGACTTCTGCGGCTTCTTGTTGTGCTGGATCCCACCCAATAAAAACTTTCCACATATTAATTGAGTCCTTGTTGAGTGCAATAGTCTGTGTAGATACGTTCCCTGTGCCATTCATCTGCCATGGGAGTCAGTGCAAAATCATGAAAGCAGGGAGTGCCCAAAGTGTAGTGTAGTAACTTGGCATCGGGGTTGGCACCGTATTCATCAGGTAACCAGTTCCATTCTTTTGGTAACTCACCGATGTCATCGTCATCTAACCAGGTAAATCTGTGTAACTGTGCCCCTGATGCTTCTTGAATGAACTCGGGAGTAATTGTTTGATTTTTAGGATGACCGCAGTTCCAAAGTATCACACTGCTCCAGTTTTTTCTTGGATAGTTTTGATTACGACTACCAAGGTACTTTTCTGTCATGCGAGTTTGGTAGTTGTGTTTTACAACCATTACCGCTCGATTTTCATCACGCAGATTCCAAAGATTAGCAATATCGTCTCGCAACAACATGTCGCCATCCATGAATATAGCCCATCCAGAATAGTCTGTGAGAAACGGAGTCAGAAAACGACTGTAGATAAATTGGTTGCTACCATCAGCATGTGTTTCAGTATAGCCACCAAGATTTTTCAATGCCAAGGGAGTAATTGAAACAGGCTGCGAGCTATGACGAATAATACTGTTTGCACAAACGTGATAGGCAACTGCTTCGCGGGGGTCAAACCCGATAAAAATTGGAATGGATTTCATAACGCCGATATTTATTGTCAATATCGGCGCAGAATTTAGATTTTGAGCAGGTCTTCTAAATTGTAAAGTCTGGGCAGATAATCGCTGGGATTATCTAGTACGCTGGCTTCTAAGTCGCCGCTGCGACGCGGTCCCACGTGAACTTGAAAATCGCAGTTGTTCACACGTTTGAACATGTCTATCATTTCTTGTACAGTGATGCCTGTGCCGTGTCCAAGATTTTCTAACCCATTTGCTGGACGATCAATGGCTCTAATCAAGGCATGACAAATTTCATTCACATGCACATAGTCACGCAAGCATGTGCCATCTCGCGTACGATAATCTATTCCATTGAGTTTGAACTCGCCGGTATCACGGGCCTTGATCAGGTTCATCATTAGCCCATCTGGATTAGTAGGTGGAACACCATCAGATCCAATAACATTGTAGAATCTAAATATTGTGTATGCACGTTCACGTTCTTGGCACACTTGTCGCACAACGTCTTCAGCTGCACGTTTACTGATACCATAGGGACTGGCCATGCCCGCGGCCGCACCTGTGCTTGCAAGTATGAAATTTTTGTAGCGTAGATTTAGTACATTGTATGTTCCAACAATGTTGGTTTCATAGTACCGCCAGGGATCACGTACACTGGCACCTACGTTCACAGATCCTGCTAGGTGTATCACTGTGTCAAACTCTGGCATTAGGTCATTGGTTAGATGTCTAATATCCAATGGAAGAAACTGGTGTGGAGCCACATGTTCTGGAGCACGACGATCAAGACCATGTATCTCATGGTCTGTGAGTTTTTTAAGCAGTTGTACTAGATGACCGCCAATGTAACCAGAGCAGCCAGTGACTAAAATTTTTTTCATTTTGTGAATCCCACAGTTTCTCGTTCAATATCGTTGTGATCAAACTCAGCCCAATACAGTTCAAATGCAATGGTATCTTCCAGTGCTTCAAACTGATGGTACTCGCCTGGTGATACCTTGGTGTACATGCCATCCATGAGCACTGTTTCATCAACTAGATCATAGTTGTTTTTCCAAACACGAATCAACAGAGCACCTTGTTCTACAAAGAAGCCATTCCATTTATGACGGTGCTTGTGTTTTGAACATACCCCGCCTTTTTTGATTTCTATGCGATGAAATTCCAAAACCCCATTGGCTTCGAGTAATTCAGTTTGTCCCCAGACTTTGCCTTCTATCATGTGTGTTCTCCTGTGGTAATAATTATAACACCAGTTTTAGGATCTGTCAATATTCTAGCAGTTGTATTTCTTGCCGCATCTGCTCTAGCAGTCTATCAGTTCTACTAGCGCCGTACTCATGTGAAAAAACATCTGCTCGATGCTGTAATACCTTGCGCCAAAACGGTGCTTGAAATCTCCAACCAATACTGGCATTGGAATAGAATCCAGGTGCGGCTATTGATTGTAATTGTCCTTGGTCTCTGTACTCACTATGATGATAATAAAGGTCAATGTTCTTGCAGATGTCTATGCCGTCAATAATCAAAGATTCTACCAATATGCGTTTGTCTGCGATAATGTTTCCATCTTGGTCAACTTCTGTGTCCTGGCCTGGTTGCTTGTTGTTCATGCCAAATTCTATAAAGTGATCCGCACGACCATAATCATAATCCAGCTGCAAGGTCACAGTGTGTTTGCCATGAGAAAGAAGACTTTCATAGATAACTTTGTCATTATACCTCACAAAGAATCTTGGATCTCCATTACAAGAGTTAGCTTCAACTGTGAATGTGATTTCAGTGCTGGGGAAAAGCTGCTGTAGTCTACTATGCAAAAAATCATCAACTTGATCCAGCAAGGCCACTGACTTATCACAAACCTTGTAATCAGAGGGCAACAAAGGTTGGTAAAAGTCTGCCCACTGATCACGTAGATCAATCATACCTTCAATCACAGGAGTCAAGGTTTCATTGGCATTGAATGCTGATATATGCAGCATCTTATAGATCTTCCAAGTTGCGTATAATCTAGAAAATCTTGCCCGAGCAGTGAATGATGGATTTTTGTCGCTGTACCATAACATCACCCAATCACCTGTTTCCTTGTGTATGCCACTGTACTGATAGCGACTTGCGGGTGTGTTTTCTAATACCATGAAACCAGAGTTACTAATCAGCCCTGTGACTGTGCCTTTGGCATGATATCTTGCTAATTTAAGAATCATATCAACACTGTCAACAAAATCTTCATATAGTTCACTCCAGTGTCCCACAATAGTGTTGACCTGTACTTGTATACCACAACGATCCATTTGTTCGAGCTCGTAGAACAGACCTTCCACGGTGGTCTTTTTTTGCATGAACTCAAGCACACGATTGCTACCTGACTCAGCGCCAATCACAAGAGATTCGCAACCACTGGCTGCTAGTAAATCAAAAAAAGCAGGCTTGATTGTGCCTGGTGGTCTGGCTATCCAGTTTCCTGCCCAGCGTATGCGTTGATCATGGGATTTCTTGGCATTGTATTCAGCGAGATGATTGCACATCTCTCTAAGACTTTTCATGTTGCCATTGGCAATACTATCTTGCAAAGCAAAACTAAAAACATTGTACCTATCACGTAGATATATCATCTCTTCGGCAAGACGCACACCGTTTTTGCTTTGAAACTTTACAAAATGCGCTCCTACATCACAAAAATCACAACTACGCACGCAGCCTTTGCTGCTGACCACAGGTAACTGTCTAAAACCAATTTCTGCGTTTCCATAAAAGTCAAAATCATAGTCATCAAAATTGCTAAACGGATAAGACAGATCAGGTAACGAAGGTTGCTTGCGTGACGTGTCTTCTACATCTAATCTTCCACTAAGCAAATCAATAATAGCATCTTCTGCATCACCAATAACCACTTGATGCACCAATCTACGTCGTTTCATGATTTGATAGAATTCTAGATACTTTTCAGTTGGTTTGATTAAATTCTTGATAGCGACATTGTGATGCACACTACAGCCTTTGCCACCTAGTACCACTTGAAAGTCATGATCATGTTTGTTTAGTCTTTCACATAGATCAAAAGTAAATCTGTGCTGATGCCCACTGAACACACTGATACCAAGGTACCTGCACTGCACGGTGTGTATCTGTTCAATACAGTACTGATAAAATTTTTCAATAACTTCAAAATGCTGATGATTGTTATCAAACGCAGTTACCCAGGTACTCATGACCTCCACACGGTCAATTTCCGGAAATTGATTCATAAACTGATCAAAATCCACAGCCAGATCTCTGGTTACAATACTGTAACCATGAGACTGAGCTATACCTTTGAGCACAGCTGGCCCACAAGGAGGATAGCTCATTTCTGAATAGGGCACACTGATCAAAAGCATGTCAATTGGCTTTTGATCAGCGACGCTGGACTGGTGCATTTTATTCTAGTGGTTGTCTTTGTATATCTTGTTCAACACAGTCGTCACCAAACTGAATTTCTATTAACTTTAAAGGTTCATCGGTGTGATTGCACAGCATGTGCCATTGATTACGAGAAATCCACGCATACTGATGTTCACTAAAGGTGCCTATTAGGTCTTGATCGCTGCTGTTGTCCAAGGTATACACCGAAGCTTCACCCGAGGCCACAAACCAAAACTCTGAACGGTTCTCGTGCTTTTGCATGCTCAAACAGGATTGTGGATTCACAGTGAGTTCTTTTAATTTGGTTCTTGATCCAACTTCGTGTAACACACGATAATAGCCCCAGTTTCTGGTGGTACGAGGCTTTTTCCAGTCTTCTAGTATCCAACTACTGGAGTTCTTTTTGTCTTCTCCGCCAACACCAAACACAAACTCTACATCATCGAACACCATTTCTGGTATGTTGTCTGACGTACGATCTCCGCCATTGGCAAATATCAAATGATCATTAGGGTAACGTTGCTTGACTTGACGTATAGCATCAATACTGGAATTGTCGTGATCATCAAATGCTATCACCTCATCTGTCATGTGCAGATTATCCAGTATGGTCATGCGTTCTTGCCAGGTCATAAATGGACGACCTTTTTTGCGTGTGAGCCACGCATCAGAGTTTAGACCTACAATCAAATGATCGCCCAGGTGTTGAGCATGATTGAGATATGATATGTGCCCAGAATGAACTGGGTCAAAGCCACCGGTTACGAGTACAATTTTCATGTGGGTATTTACACCCGAACATCTTCCATGCCCGCAGTTCTTAGTCTCACAATGTGACCAGCCATCCACTGCTTGCTGTCTAGTCCTTTCATGATACCAAGCCATTTGTTACGCAAGAGAGCCACTTCGTTGATAATAGTCTCAAAATCGATGACCTCATCCTCACCATCTACGTATTTTTCAGCGTCTCGGCTGGTAAGTTGCCGAGCATAAGCTTCAAGATACTTTTGAAAATGGCGTCTGCGGATCTTGCGTAACTGTATGTTGAGATAGTTCAGCACTGCTTCTATCTCTTGCAGTTGATTAAACCTATGTTCGGTTATACCTGGTAGAGCCGTGATATTCTTCTCAACTATGCCAGACAAACGGCAGTCTTGTTTGGCATCAGCTAGTTCAGATTCATAGTATTCAATGAAGTCTGGAATAGCACTGAGATCAGAAATTATGCGATTATACCACACAGATTACCATTCGTCGTTGTCTTCTTCGTCGTAGTCTTCTTCTTCGTCATCATCGTAGCCTTTTTCAGTGTCAAGATATTCCATCAAGGCCTGCTTGATGTCTCTATCACTTTTAAAAGCATCTTTGATATCGTCAACGTCTTCATCGTTGTTGATCAACACAGCTACCACAAGTTCCGCTGCTTCTGCGCGATCACTTGGTGGTATGTGTCTTTTGATTTCATACCATAGTTCACTTACCACTGTTGAATGCATGTTACTCCTCCACTGTTGCTTCAGTGGTACTTAGTTCTTCGGGTTGATTTTTAAAGTCTGCCATTATTCGATCAAGGCAACCATCTTCGTTTGATTCCCATGCCTTGCGAAACTGCTTGATAATCTCACCATCAGTGGTAGTAAAGGCCAAGCGGTTACCATCTTTCTTAAGCAGTCCGCGCTTTTCAGCAAGATCCACTAGACCACTGTAGGGATTCATACCTGTTTCGTATGGAATCTTGACCTGCACGCCTTCAAATGGTTTAGCATAACGAGTTTTCATGACCTTGCATGCTGAACGAATACCCATGACATCTGAAATCTTGTTGCCATCTTCGTCCTCTTTTAGCTTGAGTTTCTTCATGGCAACCACAATACTTGATGCGTAGATAAAGCCCTGTCCGCCGCTGATCTTATCATCTGGATCAAACATATCTTGGCTGGCGTAGGTATGGTTAGTACATACTAGACCTACGTTGTAGCTACCAAACATGTTCACACAGTTTCGCACCAATGCAGTAAGAGCTTTTGGCTTTCTTCCTAGATCGCCCTTGAGATCACCCGAGTCAAATTGATTGATATCGGTTGGTGTTAACAGCATGCCCAGTGAGTCAATAACAAAAAGAACCTTGGGTCGTTCTCCGTCAGGCAGAGTTTTATACTCTCCCATGAAAGTACTAATTGTTTTAGCCACATCGTCAATCATGGCCATGCTGAGTTTGAGTAACTTGCTTTCATCTGTGCTCACTCCCAGTGCATGTAACCATGCTTCGTCAAGAGCGTTTTCACTGTCAATAAGAACCACATAGATACCTTGTTCCTGTGCGTTCTTGATGATATTACCTGAACAAATGTAACTCTTGCCTGCGCCGGATTCACCAGCAAACACAGTGACCTTGCCCAAGGGCACACCCTTGTTGAAATCTCCTGATATCAAATAGTTCAAGGCATAGTTACCTGTTGAGATCCAGTCTGTGGGATCGTTAAAACCAATAGACAGTCCGTCAATGCTCTTGGTTATCTCTTTGCGAAACTTGCTTACATCAAATGGCTTGGGCATAAGTTCTCCTAGTATTCTAAAATTGTACACGATGGGTTGGCGTTTTGCAAGCTGACTCGTGCCATTTTACAAGCTTCCCATCCCTGTTTAAAAATTGTGGGTTCATAACAAAAAACATTACTGACCCAAACCACACTGTTGGGCTCAAGTGTTGGTGCTGTAAATAAATCCATGAGTTTGAATTCTACTGGCATACGGTGCCAGACAGGCCAAAAACTCTTGATGTCTTCTGGAACTGTTCTGCTACCCATGACATCACCAGTGACTTCAATATGATCAGCTATGTATGGACTGGAGTGTAGTTGCCGGGCAAAATCCAGCTGTCGTTGATTGCAATCGTATACAACAACCTTGTGAAAGTCACCATCACGAAACATTCTCATGGTTTTCCAACCGCTGGCTAGACCATACAACACACTACCACTCAATGACCTTGGTTCATAATGTTCGGTATTGTCCAAATAGATTAACTTAGAACTGCGTAACACTGTGCGATAGAGATTTTCCAAGATATACAGTTGTTTACTGCCCTGATCATAGGGAGGACGTTGATGCATTTCATAACTGTAATCTAATGTAAACTCTATTAGATCAGGATCTCCAATCATGTTGTTTTGCACTGTCCAATCCCAATCACGAGATCTAAAGTCAGTGGTTACAAATTCGCCACTGGCAATGATCACTCCATTTTGATCATTGACTTCTTCTGGGCTTTGTACTGTTACAATGTCGTCGGCCCAGGCAGTGTAACGATTGTTAGCATCAAACATCACTTTGGTCTGCGTAAAACGCAGCAGTTTAGGATGCTGATGCCGATCAACTATAAAAACTTTTTTCATAGCTTCTACGAACAATACCAGGTTTGAGTGGTGCATGTACTATCAAATGCAAACGCCATTCTTGAGATTGATTAACCGCGAAATGCCTACAACTGGTATCAATCACAAAGCCGCGACCCGAGGCAAAAGGTATGGTGCCATGATCTAAAAACTGCACTCTACAGTTGTCAGGATGGTCAATGGCAAGATTACATTCAAACAGTTGTCGTTGTTTACGATCAACGTGTGGCAAAATGTAACCATCTGGTGCCAACCACATGAATCTAATGCGCCCGGCAAGAGCTATGATCCAGTGTTGTTCTAAAAATGCCTTGGTTTGCGAACACAACTGACCAATATCAGTCCATGCCATTTGGCCTTGGTCACTGCTGGTAGCCGTGGCTGATTCTCCGTACAAGCATAGGCTGTGCCAGCCTTGATTACCATAACCCAAAACACTGTCTGTTTCACGATGTTCTACTCTACAATCAAACACCTGTGCAGCTTCTTGTGATATTAAATCACGTGGTATATCAATATCAAGTTCTAGCCAGGCCAGTCCAGAATTCAAAAGTATCCAGTCATCAGTGGGTCTATAAGGCAAAACTGATTTTATTAGAGGATTCATTGTTTGTAAACAGATATCGCAACTTGGTCAGTGTTTTCACATCGTCATCAAAGTTGCCTATTCGCATGTTGCGACCAACTTCAGATATGTTGTGTAGAGCACACCAATTACTGTAGTTTTCTGGACTGGTCCACATCATGGGTCTAGCCAGCGAGATTTCTAGTTTGCCTGACAGCATGTCAAAGTTATTGGTATCAACTTCAAATGCATCTGAGTCATAGTTTGAAAACTTTTCCCAGGTACTGCGACCTAGATTGTCAAAGCCCAGCATAATATGACTAGTAGCATGGTCTAAAAACTTGGCGCCAAACTTATTGGCTGTTTGCCAAGGATGTAGATCGTAGTTTTGATACTGCCATGAAAAACAGCTTTCAAGACGGTGTATGTCTTCATTAATACCCCGCCATGCACGTTCTAATTTCAGTTGCTGCAATAACAGTGGCAATTTTGGCCAACGTTGTCCAGCTAAAACCCAATCCCTGTGCAACTGATTCAACTGCTTTTGATCAAATAGGTCACTGGGCCATTGGCTGATCAATGGTGGCAGTGCTGCTGTGATTCCTTGTATGGCATCGATGTTGCTTTGTAGCGACTGTCTAATAGCGTGAGCCTCGCTGACTTGGCTACAGAAAAAACTATTGTCAGTGCCTAGTTTGCCTAGCCAGTATAGGAATAGGTCTGGCCAGACCACACGGAATTTGACTTCTTCTCCGGATGGTAGCCAGACCAGACGTGCTTGCACGATTAGTTAGACTTTTGGCGAGCCCGAATCATGGCCAAGATATCTTCGGCCTTGTTGCCGCCAGCAGCTGGTTTCACCACTGGTGCTGTGGCAGCTGGTACGTCGTCTTCGTCGTCAACAGCGGCTGTGACACTACTGGCAACTTTTGTTTGCACACCTCCACCGCCAGAAATTGGTCCAGAGGTACCACCACCTCCGCGTGCTACTGGAGTATCTTCGTCAACATCAGTGGCACCGCTGGGTGCTGCCATGCCTGCTGGACGGTAGTATTGACCCCAACGGTCAGGATCAAATGGCTGTCCATCAACTGATGCTTCGAACATTTCTTTCATGACCTTGAGTTCAACTTCGCCTGGTTTCTTGGGCAGGAAGCTGGCAAGGTCAAACAAGCCAAACTTTTCAATTGCTTCTGCTTCTTCAGCAGTTAGTGAGCTTTCTTTGCGACTCCACTTTGAAGTGTTGTAGTCTGCGTAACCACCCTTTTGTGTCTTGGCAATACGGAAGTCAAGACCGGCTGCATAGTCGGTGGGCATCTCAGTGAGCTCGGTGTCCATGAGTGCTGCCTTGATGATTGTAAAAATCTGAGGCCCAATGATAAAACGACGGATTGGGTTTTCGGGTGTTTTGTCTTCGCTCAGTGGATTCTCACGCACAAAGCCTTGAAACACATAACTGCGTTTCTTCCAGTATTTGCGACCCAGTTCTTCAAGACTTTTGTCTTTGAACCAAGGACGTACTTCTGCCAAGATTGGGCAGGCTTCGCCCCACATTTCTACGCAAGGTACCTGTACATAGGTTTGCTTGCTGTCGGCTTCGCCTTTGATGCCGTTAAATGGCAAGCGGATCATTGCACGCTCTACCCAAAAGAAAGTGTTCTTTGAGTTGCCATCAGGAAGGAAACGCACCAGTGCGCTGGTTCCTTCTGCTATGTTCCAATGTGGGAAAATTGCGTTGTCGCCACCGCCGGATTGACCGCCTTTGTTCGACTCTGCGGCTTGAAGTCGTGCGCGGATTTCTGCTAATGAGGCCATAATGTTTTCTCCTTTAATATGCCTAAGTTTTGCCTAATATGCCTTGCGGCATGTGCCTATACACTCAATAAAAAAGCGCATACACACAGAGTATATGCGCTATTGCTACTGCGTGTCAATGTTATTTAGTTCACATTTTGCCTATTAAACTTTTTAATCTTGCCAATTCTGACTCTTTCATGATACTCACGCCAGTTTCATTGGGGTTTCCCTCAAATGTGGCTAGATTGTCTGCTTCATCCACTGCGGGCTGTGATGCTTGTTTGTCGTCTGTGGTCTGTAATCTTACCAAAACTTCTCTAATGTCATTGTTACTGGTCATCTGTTCTAGACGCTGCATGATCAAAGGCTTGGCGTCAGCTTCAGGATCTCTTGATGCTAGATCTCTAAGTTCATCATACAACTGATCATCACCAAGCACACCGTCAAGTTGTGATATCACAGGCTCAGCGTCTGCTCCCACGGGTATAGTGGGTTGTGATAGTAGATCCACTAATTGTTGTTTGGCTTCAGGATTATCTGGTGTGTGCCAAATACCTTCGGCAACGTTGGCTATCCAGGTTTCAAAGATTTCAGCTTCACGTGGTATTGATTCCTGTTGCTGGAGTGATACCAACAAAGGCAGTGCTTGTTCAATACGTTGGTCAAGAGTTTGTTCAATAAACAGTTGACGAACTTCTTCCACAAGCTTTTCTTCGGGCTTGATTTCCATTGGTTGCCAGTTTTCAAAGTAGTTGGCATAGCCCCTATGACTTTGTAGGCTTTTTAAATTTTGACGCAGAGTGGTATAGTAAGTGTTGCCCTGTTCAGCTAACGCACCTGCTTGACCTTCTAGAATGCGTCCTTGATTGGCCTTGCGAAATCTTGATAGGATTGATAGGCTTTCAACAATACCAGCGATATGTACGCCACGAGGATCATAAGGACGGCCACCTTGACGCACATGCTCTAGCATGGCTCTACCCCCGCCAAGATTGCGGAATGGCAGTTTGAATCTTTCTCCGTCGGCAGTTTCAATAAACAGACTTTCTACATAACGATATCTTGCATCGTTTTCACCAAGAGTTCTGTTGTGTTTGATTACCAATCTTGCCTGTGTGGCTTCGCCCATGTAACTGACCTTGCGTGTGCCATAATAACTTTCAAACAGGCCCTCTTTCACAGTTGATAAATTGGTGAGTGCAAACTTCAGCCTATTGATGTTTTGTGGAGTAAAGTTCATGAAATTTTTACTGGCAAACTTCTTTAGGTGTCTAAGGAACTGAAACCACTCTTCTTTATCAGCGTCCTCCATACCACGTCCCAGATTATCGCCAAAATACAGATTTAACACATTGTCGCTGTCAATAAGAATTTCCGCTGTGCCGTAGTCTTTGCCAGATGAGCTGGTCCAATCAAACACAAACAGTTTGCCTTCGCCGATGTCCACTTCACCAGTCTTGGGATCAACTGGATTTTTACCTGTTTTAGGATCTAAAACTTCGGGATCAAGTCCGCGACTGGTCAACAAATTGTACAGATCTACAGAAATATTGGATGCGCTCATAGTCTATTATTTAGCGGGCCAAGCTAATGAAGGGCATGGGTTCAATCACTACATCACCATGGTCGCGTACATGCTGATCTAGCTCGCTATGATAGGTCTGCAAAATCTGCAACATGCGCACCACTAAAATAGTGGCCATGATCAAGTCATCATGTTCGCCCACTTTGGCACAGTATGTGTTGCCCGAAGCCACAAAGTTTTTGAATTCGCTAACCAAGGGCTTGCTGTTGATTTTCATACGCCCAGATTCTATTAGATTTTTCAACTTTGCACAGGCCGCTAGTTTGCTTTTATTGGTGGTGTTAAAGCCCTTGCGCGATCGCCGCTGTCCTGGGCTGTTGGTGTCACTTAGAAAATAACCTGATATCTTGTCTTCTCCCCACTCATTGATAGATATCAATGCTGCTTCACCAATGGTATTGTTTTCCACACTGTAATATATGTTCTGTGGGTCTTTTACAACGTCATAAAGTTCTTCAATAATACCAGCCATGATACGGATCTGTCCGGGTATGTCTGTTTGATTGTGACGCCATTCTGCTACTTGTATTGTGGTGTTGGCTTCAAACACTTGTATTGCCGCTGGATCTCCGCCAGTGCCCAGACTGGGATCAAGGCCCACGCAATATATCTTGTTGGGATCTATGTTTTTGTACCAACGCACTTGCCCAGACTTACGAATGGGCTCCAGGCCTTCAAGATCCAATAACTTGATCGAGGATATTAGCGTTTCATCGTTGATGATGAATTCGCATTCCATTTCACGACGAAATCGTTCTTCGCCTAGCGCAGCTCTTTGTTGTGCTGCCCAGGTTTCGTCACGGTCAGGATGCTCTTGCCAGCGAGATCTAAAGGCCTTGAATCCGTTGATACCAATGGGAGTAGGATTCCCAAATGAGTCCTCGCACTTGTTGGCACCTTTCCAAATTTCTGCAAATTGATCTTCATCTGAGTTAGGTGTGCTTGTTATAATTGCTTTACCACCTGTGGCCAGTGTGGGTGCAATAGAGGTCCAAAATTCTCTAGCTATAGTTGGACGTACAAACGCAAACTCATCAGCATACAGCAGTGAAATACTCATACCACGACCAGTGTTTTCTGTAGTGGTTTGTGATACAATGCGGCTACCATTTTCAAATTCTATGCTGCCTTTGTTGTAGTTGACAACACCTGCTCTGATATGATCTGGACAGGCTTCATAACCAAAACGCACTCGCTGCATGATTTCCTGCGCTCCTAGATACTTGTGAGCTGCTACCAATATGGTGCTGTCTGGAATAAACATGGCGTACCAAAGTAGATAACCTGCTGCCACTGTGCTTTTGCCAGTCTGTCGAGGCATCATGGAGATGCTAAAGCGATTTTGATGATATGTGTCAATCAAACGCTTTTGATAAGGAAACGGATGCAATAGCATGCGTCCCTTGACTGGATGTTGAATAAAGAAAAAATTGTCAAGAAAATAATGAGGGCCGTTGACTTGATCAGCGCATTGGGCGAATTCCGTGAGTTCGCCCTGACTGTACATCATGGGCTTGTGTGCTGGTTTTATTAGTACTGATTCTAAAGTGCTCATGCCATTATTTACTAATGGGCTTTTCACCGGTTAGATAAGGCAGGCTGAACCATAATTGGAACCATTCAGGAGTGCCTGGTTGGATATTGTGTTTGCGTTGCAGTTCTGCTTTTTCGTTGCCAGTGACGCTGATGTTAGATCCTTCAGGTGTATATGCTGTCATACGAGCAGCATTGCCAAAAGGCCTAATACCACTGAGTTGTTGTAGCCGTTCTAGAGTCACTGGCACCACGACTGTTTGGCTTCACCGTAATACTCACGTGCGTAACCATTTTGAATTAGCATAGCACGTAGACTTTGTCCATCTAGGATCATGTCACCCAGCACACGACCGCCAAACTTATCCCAACCATAGAGTATCACTTGGCGTTTTAGACTTTTAGCCACTGCATTCTTAGTAAAAGCCGTGGCAGCTTGTCCACGTTGGTCTTCACTGGCACACTGCGCACGATGACCTTTTTCAGGGGTGTCTACACCATAAACACGCACAGCTAGTTCTGGTTTGAGTGGTGCAGGCAAAAATGGAGCTGATATTACAACTGTGTCACCGTCATTGACTCTAAGAACCTGTGCGTCGTATGTGACGCCCTGTGGCGCCTTTTGAGCAAACACAAAGCCAGGAAGCAATATTAAAATAGTCAAAAGTTTTTTCATGTTATTTCCAAATCTCGAATTGAATGTTTAGGCTAGTGTTTGAAGCTGCCCAATAAAATGTAGATTGCCACCACTCGTAAGCACTATTGTTTTGATTATTCGTAACCAATAATCTAAATCTTGTGCTGTCATAAGGCACTACCATGATTTGATTGTTCCAATGACCAGGCTGCACAATACCCCCAACAGTGGGAATATGATGTTGACACATACCATGGACATCGCCTGTCCAGGCATTGACACCATTATACAGAGGATTATAGGTGGTGTTGAATACTACACCTGTGGGTAAAGATAACAGGTAGGCCCCTGAACCTTGATTCCCGCCTTGAAAACCTAGTTTGTAAGTTAAACGTAGTTTATCTCCAACTGTCTGCGATTCAATGCGCTGTACAGTTCTTGTGCCTGTGGTAGGGGCGGTAACCGTTGCTCCAAGAGTAATAGTGTTTTGTACTGTGGTATTACTGATGCCTAATCCCGCTGGTCCAGTATCACCTTTTGGTCCTTGCGGCCCTGGTGCACCAATATCACCGGTGTCGCCTTTTGGTCCTTGTGGTCCAATTGCCCCAGTATCACCCTTAGGTCCCTGTGGTCCTTGGATGCCTTGCGGTCCAGTGGAACCAGTGTCACCTTTTGGTCCTGGTGGTCCAGCATCACCTTTAGTGCCAGCTATGTTATTTTCTGAAAATGTTAAATTGTTGCCATTAAATGCTGTGGTTTGTTCTGTGCCATCAGGAAAAATTAGAGTTCCATTGTTTTGAAATCTCCAGGTTTTATTAGATTCATCATTGGAATTAACAACAATATCAACATTACCTGATGATTTTAAGGCTGCATGATTGGTAGTAATCTCCATGCGATTATGGATATCATTGGTACTTGGACCCATAATAGATCTACCTGCATTGAAAGCCATATTATGTCATTTCCTGCCATTCAATGCTGGCGTAAATGTCTTGATTCTGTCCGGTAGTGGCCATGGTGATCACATACTCATAGGGTACGCCAGTGAATGGTTCACGTTCCAACTGATAGACAAATGAGAACTGTTCTTGTGTTGGAGCACTAGCACTTTGATTGGTGCTGTTGATAAAACTCTGTTCCACAATGTCGCCTGACACCAAGGCTGTGGGAGCTAGGTTGTATTGTACTGCACTGTCAGCGGCTGAATCAACCCAAGTACCACCAGACGTAATGGCATATTTGTAAACTCTAAACTGGAAAAAGCTCTGAGCCAAAGGTACAATACTGTAGTTAATGGGCACAACCACCGCGTCCAACATAGTGGGTTTGAGTCTAATGGCTATCACAGGTACAAAACTCACATCATTGGGCAATCGTCGAGGAGTTCCTATCAAGTGTGAAGCAGCTCGCGGATTGCCCAACAACTGATAACCACCTTCTGAAATCACACTGGAGCAGATTTGCCGCAGGCTACTGGGCGATGCCGTAGTGCCAGTGTTGGTGATTTCCAAACGCAAAGGCAGCGTGGCTGTGGTGGTATAGGTTGTGGTGTTATTGACGAATGCTGTACTAGGCACGTTGGCATGATGGAAATGATGACATTCAACGTAGTTGCCATCGATGATAAATCCTACCCGCACCGTTCCCACACCTAACCATTCAATGTCACAGAACCAGATCTGGTCTAGGGCTGTATTAAGTTCAATACCACTTGGATTACTTGCGCCACCTAATCCAGACAATGTATCTACGTTCCAGTTAGCCTGTAGTACTCTATCTTCCACAATGGCACCCGAACTGTAGCTACGGATCACCATGTAAAGATCAGTACCGGTGACTTCAAAGTATATGCCATTCTGAGCACCAAAATAACCCACACGCTGGCGCAGATTGACTTTGGCTTCATTCATACAGAATGACTGATAGATCAGCAGACTCTTGCCAGGTTGATAGGTAAAAGTTCTAACAGTTTCTCTAAGCACTTGGTCGCCAGATGCTGTGCCCACTGAACACAAAAATGAACTGGAGTTGGCATTGTAGACCACATTGGCAGTGGCACCAGTAATAGATGAACTGAACTGTTCATGATCATAATATCTAGCCTGTGTATCAAATATAGTAACAGGATTGCTGACACGCAAGCGGCCAAACGCATCTTTGAGTCCATCACCAAATGAACTTATGGCAACATTACCACCGGTGACATTGGCATTGACTGTGCCATCAACAGTGATTGATCCACCACCATCAACAACTGTGACGTTGCCGGTAATACCAGCTAGGTTGCCGTTTATTCCCACATTGCCAGATGTGATAGCTACGTTGGTATTGCCAGTAATGACCCATGGACTGGTGCCTTGGTACACAGTTACATTACCTGAACTTACTGTGACCGGCAGTGTGTTGCCTGAAATATCAACGTTGCCAAGACTACCAATAGCAACATTGCCCACTGACACGTTGCCAATAATAGCAGCATTGGTACGCACAAACACCTGGCCTGTGGCTGCATTAAGCTCCAGTGCCTGCGTGATGTTACGCAGGTACCACGGTGCTACTTCACTTGGATTTGGCTCAGCCATTATCGTGGATATCCTTTAAAACCTTTTACCACACTTTTGTTGTTGACAAAATTAGGTTCTTGGCTCTCTGGTGAGCTCACCACTTTTTTACCACCAGGCGTATTGGTCATTTGCAAAGCTTTATCGATTATTTTTCCAATACCACCGTTCATGCCCACTACCACTGCATTTTTACCAAATGCTGCTTCTGCACTCCACTCCGGTTTGTAAGGATTTACGTCATCTGGTTTGGCATCTGATCGAGCTCTGGCCACTGCCACACCCATTCTGTAGGTTTGATAAGGATCGCTGCTTTTTAATCCTGGAAGATTATACGCATATCTCATGGGTTCGGCTGATTCAGGGGGCAGTTCCCGCTGCTCACGTATGAACTCACGAGCTCTCATCTTGGATAACCTTTAAAAGCCCGGATAGGACTTTGTTTGTCGGTACTAGGAGGCTCCTCGGAGTCCATGTCACCGTTGTTGAGATCGTGCCAATCAGCACCGGCTGCTTTGTAGGCCATCTTCAACATGTCTTGTTCTTCTTTGGTATAGGGATGTGCGGTTTTGTGTTTGCCTACCCAACTGAGTTTGTTAAGCTCAGGCACAAAAGTTCCATCTGTAGAAGCCAAGGCCATCATCACACGATTGAGTGTGTAATCGCTGTTCCACTTATCGCCGTCACTGAAAATGTTCAATCCGCGGGTGGGGAATCGTTTGCCTTTGCTGAGTTTGGCATTTGTTGCTTCTTTGATGAATTCTTTGGCTCGCATGCTGCTCTCTTTACAAGGACATCACAGCAGCGTTACCAGAACTTTCTGTGCCTAGTTCACTGATACTGGCGTTGCCGCCAGCAATGGTAATAAAGTTGCCTACTCCCACAAACATATCCATGCTGCTGTTAGCAGGTATGATCACTGCATTGCTATAAATTGTGTCGCTGGTCACACCAGCATTGGCCACATTTGCTACGTTGACCTGAAAGGTAACCGCATTGGTGCCTGTGTTGATTTGTACTTTGTCGGTGCGCCATACCACATTGGTCTGTGCTCCGGTATAAACATTTACTTGACTGGCCATATTTTATTCCTTGATTACCACTTACGGCAACTCCAATAGCGTGCTTTGGTTTTTGGTCCCGGATTCTCGCAGCGATGGCGTGCTCTAAAACTGCGACGACGTGCAGGATTTGATTTTTTGATACGCATGGTTTTGTCGCCAAAGTTTACTTTTTTCACATTGCCTGTTGTGGGATCTTTGACATATACCTTGAACTTTTTAACATCGCCTGCTGTAGGCTTGTTGAGTTGAACTTCGCGTCCTTGATATTTCGCTTCATCCATATCAACTTCTTCAAGCTCTCTAGCTAGATTTGATTCAATGTAGTCTGCTGCTGTGTCTACATAATCAGCTGCTTTGTTGATCTTGGATTGTACCCACTCTGGCATGTTTTCGTTGTCATCTAACATACCTGTGAGTCTGCGAGCAGCTCTTACTATGGTCTGCAGATCGTCTTTGGCCATGTCGCCTTCATAATCATACTCACCTTGATCTGCTATGTTTGGTTCTTCACAATCACAGTTTTCTGCCATGTCAGAGATACCAGACAGTTTACGAATGCGATTCATTTCTTCAAGATCTTCGTTGCTCTTGTTGCCCCAGTTCTTGGCGCCTTTTTTGCGGCATTGTACCAAGGCACCTGATGCGTAGGCCGACGGCCATACTTTGTAGCGACTGCGTACCTTGTGATAGCAAGCATCTTGTTTTTCAGCTAAGGCCTCGTCCTCGTACATAGGACCTCCGCAGTGGGGACAGGCTTGTTCACTAACAGGCACACAGTTTGGCACCATGCGGTCGCCTTTTTTCTTCATGCCTTGTTGTTCATAGCCATCCCAGCAGCGTTCGTCTAGTTGTTCTTCGTTGGTTTTCTTTGTGGCTACATTGATAGCCTTGCCACTGCGTTCTGGATTAGGATCTTCTCTGCGTTTGCGGCTAGCGGCCGACGCACGGCCTTTTTTACCCAGTGCATGTGCCTTGGCCTGTGGCAAACACTTAGGCTTGCCTTCTGAATCATCACCACGAGCACAGTCGCCACGTATCTTACCGTCTGGACCAAAACGCACCCATTTTTGTTTGAACCAATTGCGTAGATTTTCTTCCATAGTACGTGGCACAATGTATCCCTGGTTTCTTCCCAGATGAAATTCGCCTACGATATCTCCGTCCCAGGTCTGTGCTACCACATGCACTTGATTTTTTCCTAGGTGAGTATCTGCGCCCATGCTTTTGACTTGATCCAGCCAGCTGTCATAATCTGTTACTAGCTTTTTTGCCGGCGCAACTTCTGCTACTTCTTCTTCGGTGTCGTAGTCATATTGATCAACTTCAGTGCCATCAACATCAATCATTTTGTCTTCAAAGGCACCAATAGCCTCCAGCAACTCCAACACAGTGTCGTCGGCTAGCAGAGTAATACTATCGTGATCATGCTCAATGATTTCGCTTTCTAACAGTACCTCTTCACGCAGATTGAACGCAAACAAATCGCCCGTTACCGGACGATTTTGTACTTGTTGTTGCTGTTCAAAGTAATCACGCAGTTTTTTCATCTTTAGCCTTGATACTTTTTCCAAAGTTGTTGTTCCAACATACCCTGACGCTTGGGATCAACATTGATCACAGGCACAGTGGTTTGACCAGTGCTCTTGGGCTTGTTGAGTCCACCTGCCAATCCTTTTGTAATAACTTCGGTGTCAGCAGTGACTTCATCAGGACTGTTGGCCAAATCTTCTTCCACATGATCACATGCACAGGGATTCTGTCCACAGTGTGGGCATGTTTCACCGTGATCGCCTAGTCCTGCCATTTTCAAAAGCATCAACAGTTGTTCTGCATCTTGATCCGTGGCACTGATACTAAGTGTTTTGCTAGGTCCGCCCTGGCTGTCAGTATTCATGCTGGTGCTGATCTGCATGCTTTCTGCGATCATGCCCTCTAGTTCGCGATTGAAACTGTCATAAATTCCTTTGCCAAACTGCATACCACCTGAACTCTTGGGTGTGCTGTCCTTCTTGGCTGGTGATTTGTTTTCTTCAGTGGCTTTTTCTCTGACGCCCATGGGTGCCATTACTGGTGCAACGCCGCCTGATGTGGTCATTTCATCAGTTTTCTTTTTCTTTTCAGGCAAGCCCTTGTGTTTGGTTTTAGCAAAGTCTTTTGTGTCACCTTTTTTCATTGTGCTAGCAACTTTTTTCAGTTCCTTGCTGGCGCCGGGAATCTTCTCGCCTTTTTGCATTGCATGAGCCATGCCCATGAAACGCTGTTGTGCTTTGCTTACTGCTTTTTCTCCAAGCTCTTCTTCGCCTACTTTCTTCTTGGTGTAAGCAGTGCGATCTGCTTTACGACTCTTGGCTGTCACACGTTCTTGACGTGGCTTGTCCGCGGTGTATTTCTTTGGACGTCCACGACCACGCTTTTCACCTGCGGCTGGTTGCGCACGTTTTTTCTTTTCGTTACCCCACTCATCGTAGTCGTCATCGTTGCCGCTGTCGTCACGATCACTGCGATGGCCATACTTCTTATGAATATTACGATCGCTTTCTGGATCACTGTGTTTCACAGTTTTAGCAGCGTCTTTTTGCGCGGCCTTGATCAAATTAAGATCAAGCTCATTGACTTTTTCCATGTCACCGTCGCCGTCTAGGTCAGCTTTCTTTAGACCAGCAGCACGAGCCTTGGCAAGATTGCCAGTAAACAAATTACCTTCGTCTACGCCTAGTTCATCTTCCAGCTTGCTCATGATCCACTCATATGGATCACCTGTGCGTGCCTTGGCAATACCATAGGGCATTTCGTCACGATAGTGATCGTATAGTGCGCTGTACAGCTCATCAGTTAGTTCTCCGCTGCGCTTGAATTGTTCAATGTCACGACTCATGCTACGCATGATATTATCAAGACCTTCGCTCATTTGTCCTAGACGTCGCTTGGCTTTTTCAAGTCCCGCACGTCCAGTAGGACTTCGGCTGGCTTCGTCATCAAGATCTTTTGTGCTGACTTTCCAATCACCACCTTTGGCCTTGCGTTGAAACGCAGGTACTTTGCTCTTGGCAGGTGAATCCTTGTATTCGCCTTCCGCCATACCTTTATCTCTTTTAAGTGCTGCTGGTGTTGCACTAGTATCATAGTCCCAGCTTGACCGTTGTCCGGATTTATCAAGATCTCTGGCACCTTTGCTTACTGCTTGACTATACCCAGAGGCACGTTTATCTGCCAGACGCCCAAATTTTCCTTCAGGATCTGCTCTTCGATTTCCTTGAGCTGCTGCCATGGCTCTACCGCCAGCCCAATTGCGTTGCCCTTTAGCCTTGTCTGCATAACTTGTTAAGGTATCTGGACTTAGTTCGTTAACTTGTTCTTTTTTATGTTTTTTTGCGTCTTGTGCGGCTTTTTTCATTGACTCTTTTTTGTTGCCATCTTTGTCAAGATCAATGTAATCTGGCTTTGCGGCTTCCTTCATGTTCTTCTTGACGTCTTTGGCAGCTGACTTCATGGGCTCTTTCTTGTTGCCATCTTTGTCAAGGTCAAGGAAGTCAGGCTTGCTTTCATCCATCTTGTCATGCTTTGCACGAATCTGCGCCATCTTCTCTTTACTGGCACCTTCGCGGCCGGCTTTTTGTAATGCTGCCATGCCTTTTTCGCCATATTTCTTTTTACCAAGGTATGCTTGTAGACCACTTTCTTCTACGGCCTCATCAATGCGAGACTGGAGTCCGTTGAGTTTTTCAACTTGATCAGCTGCGGTCTGTGTCGCTTCACTGGACTCCAGTGCGCGGAATTTATTAAGGATGTCATAGATGTCGTGTTGGTTCATGTGTTATCTCGCATTAGATTTTACTGATGGTAACTTGTTGGTGCCAGTAATAGCACTTTTGTTGCCCATGGGCAGATCATTGGTTGTTTCAGCAGGAGGTGTTTTACCACCGGCCACTGAAAACTTGCTCCGGTATGAGTTTTTTAGCACCTCATGATCGTGTGGGTCAGCTGCATAGTCCTTGCTGAGAGCCTTTTGTTCACGACTGGGTGCTGGGTAATCGGTATTGGTCAATAGACCATCGTTGTTGTCAATTGCTTCGTATTCTTGACCCATGCTTTGAGTGTAATCTTCGGTATGCATCACTATACGATTGGGATCAAGGCCTGTGAGTTGTGCCAATTGTTTGATCTGTGGCTCAATGGCAGGATAGCGAAACTCCACATCCACAAAACTCACTCGCTCATTTTTGAATTCAGGAAAATCAGTGGGCAGCGGTAGCACTGGTGTGCTCTTAGCGTCGCTCATTTTCACAACTTCAAACTGCGAGAGTTTGTTTTTTAGATCTTGAAAAAAACCAGGGGGTGTTTCACCGCACACTTTGATGCGGTAGTTGTAGGTTTTTTCGCTTTCTATTAGATATTCTTTGAAATGTCTCATGTCATGATCCTATAACAGTATTTATTCTTTTTGCTGGTTTTGGTTATTGGCCAATATTTGTCTCAGCAATTCATTACGATCGATCAACTCGCCTTGGGCAGTGGGTACCTCTGCTGTTCCACTGTCGCGATCCATTTTCAACTTTTTGAGTTGTAAATCAATCATTTTGAGCTTTTTGTTCATCTTGGCAGTTTTGGCAGTGATAGCATGTCCCAGCATGTTGCTGGCAACACCAAAAATTTCACTGGCAAATCTGGCTTCAACGCTCATGCCAAGATCCATAAGGTTGTTGTAGCTCTCCATGGCGGATTTGGCTAGCTCGTCCATTTCACCATCACTGGCTTCTAGGCCTCGTACTGCTGGCAGAGCAGCTTCAATTTTGTCTATAGTGGCCAAGGTATCAGTGGTAACAGGCAGGGACTCAGCGGTGTCAGTGGGCACATCTGAGTCAGGTTCGCTGGGCAAATCAAACAAAGATTCAAGTTTGCGTGTCATGCCATATTTACCGGCATAGATTTAGGCAGGTCCTATTTGGACCCGTTGTGAAACATGTCGTCTTCTGTGATAACTCTAAAAGTAAGACCCTGCCTACGACACCATTTGGTAGCTGCATCCCATTTGGCATAATTCACAGCCACAGCAGCGCGATCTCGGGCGCTTTGTTTGCTTTCAATTACGCTTTGTTTTTTGGGTTTGATTTCTATTACTTCGGCTCGGACTTGGTTGTCCTTGGTTCTATAAGTGATAAAAAAGTCTGGAACATAGATGGTCTGTTTGCCACTGAGTGGATTGAGATAAGGAATGCTTATGCTTTCACTGGCCCACTGAAGTATGTTGTCGTTGTTATCACAAAATGCCATAAAAGCAAACTCCCATCCTGATCGGTATCTTGGTTTGCTTTTGCCCACGTACTTGGTGGGATTTTTTACTTCATAAACACCTTGTGCCCAACGTTTCATGGTATAACATTTCTAGCCACATATTTGTTAGGCAACACACGTGCCTGAACACCCAGCAGCGTAGCTGAACTTTGAAGTCCATTTAGATAGTAAGCCAACACCGAAGTTAGTTCAGGTTGTCCATACCGTTGAAGTTCCTGCAATAGGTCCATGACATTGATGCCTGACTCTCCGCTGACTCTAAACAGTGTGGTAGTAAAGTTCGCAGCAGCTTGGTCAGTATTAAACACAGATCTCATGTAGGAAAACACAGCGTCGTACTGTGCAACTGGAATGCTGGAATCAAAGCCATAGAATTCATCAAACACTCTCACAGTTTGATCAATTTTTAAATTTGGTTCGTTGACTGATGCCATGGTTTAATGTTTATCGCTTGGGTGGAGTTGGGAAGAATACACTGTCACTCTTGTTGATAATGGCTCTTGTGGCGCCTGGTGCACCTGCACGAATAATATCCTTGGCTGAACCAGTGGCTTCTTCTCTGATAATGCCGCCAATGTCTGCGCCTTTGAAAGTACCGTAGGCAGTGCCAGCTTTTTGAACCGCACCAAGAATGCCGGCTGTGCCACCACGTTGCAGATCGCTGATGATACCAAGACCTGTGTCCAACAAACCACCTTGACCCAATACACTGGCTGTGCTGCCAGGGCGTGCCAAAGGACTGCGTTGAGTATCATATCTTGATGGGTCAGCAAAACCTTTGACGTTGACATCGCTGTCTGTGGGTTGATCCGATCCTGCTGGCGATCTAGATCCTATAGCACCACTGTAATACTTCACTGTTTCGTACTGAATGGTCATTTGATGCTGCATTGGACCTGAATCACTGTAATCAAAGGTATCATGATTCCAGGCTGTGATCACAGGATTGATAAGCACATAACTCACAAACTTGTGTTGATTTAGACCATAGATTCTAATGTCTCTGAAAAACGGCGGTTTACCGCTGGTGTCAGTGCCATTGCTAAACGCCGCAGGATTTTGATAGCTTTCACCAATAAAGCCCCAATCATTACCGTTGCGAGTGTTTTGATAGATATCTCTACCATTGTAATCAAATCCACTGCTGACATTTTCCGCAAGTCCATTGGTTCCTGCTGTACCTGCTCCACCATTGTAGGCTTGACTAGGATCTTTGTAGTAGTAACTGAAATAGTTGTACCACATGTTTCTCACAAGATCACTACCGTCATCATGAAATGTAACAGTCACAGGTTGATAGTTGATCTTGGTTTGCACCAGTCGTTTACGGTTGTATTGATTTAGAGTGTTTACTGCTAGTTCGTACTGCGGAAGTTGAATGTTTTTAACTGTTAAGCCAAGATTAGAAACGTCGGTGTTACTAAAAGCACCAGTGGGACCAAACATTTGTGGTATGTTGGCCGCATTGATTGTGAAGCTTACATGATAAAGAAACTTAAAACGAGGAGCCAGCTCGTATCCGTTTGTACGGAATACTTTGCTGGCATGTTTGTAGTCTCTAAAGGAATCAACACCAACGAATCCTTTAAGGAAGTCTTGACCCCAAGAAGCTGCCATCTATGGTTTACGCTGCTGGAGCGCCCGTTAGTGATCCAGTGATTACATCGCCAACTGTTCGTCCAATGGTTGCGCCAACGCCAGAACCAATTGGTGTCTGCAGAGCATTGTCAAATGCCATGGTCATAGTAATTGTTACAGCTTCGCTTGATCCATAGTTTAGATCATTGTAGTTGACGCCTTTTAGGTAGCAACCGTAAATTTCCCAGGTTTCAAGAACCACTGGAGCACTGGTACCATTGCCGCCGTCTAGGATCTCGCAACGTGTGGTAAATTTATAATCAATACCAGATGCAGCTGATGCCTGTTCCATGAAATCTAGTTGTTTCTGTAGTTGCTCACCAACACGTTTTTGAACATTACCACCTGCATCGTCACGTAGGTTAACTGTGACGTCACTCCAGCTGTGCTTGCCAGCTAGTTTCAAAGTGCTGTTATAGATTGGCACCAAGATTTCCTCAAAGGTAACCTCGGGGCGGGTAAAATCAATAACCTGCTTGGTAAGTTCAGTACGCGGTGTGCTCACACCCAAACCTTCAAATATCACTCTAAAGCGATACTTTAGTTTGGGCATTAACAGGCCCTGGGTCGATGAACTTTGATCGCTGGCCAGTGGCACTGTCATTCTTGTTAGCGATGATACGGCCATGTTTATCTCCTATATACAGTATTTATGGCACAACAATCCTGGAAAATCATGTCCATATTCTATTAGATAGCCTGTGCTGATGCTGTTTGTCCAGCACTGATTTCACCAGTGTTCTTGATTCGCAGCGGAATGTAGATAAATTCAACTGCTTTAACAGGTTCAATAGCAATATCTACATAGAGCTCGTTACGATCAATTGTGGCTGGTGTGTTGTTGCTGAGATCGCATACCACAAGATAATCATATACACCACGCTTGGCCACAAGGTCAATCATGAGACTTTCACAGCTATTCTTGATTTCGTCTCGTGTGATTTGATCATTTGGTTCAAACAAGAACTGTTTACCAATTTGCTCTAGTCTGCCACGGATAAATGCAACCAAACGGGCTACATTGATACGATTTAGAGCAGAGCTAATGCTGGTAGCTGTCTTATTACCAAAGTTAGTGATGCCCACACCTGGAATAAAGGTAATTGGGTTGATAGCGTTTTCATACAACACATCTCTCAGGCCTTGACGCACACCAAGTTGTACAAACTCACCAGTTTGAGCATTGATATAACCAATGCGATCTGCATTGTCTACTAGACCACGACGTGTACCAGCAGGTGCCATCCAGGGGAAAGCCACTTCGTCGTTACGAATAAATGTACGCAGCATCATGTGAGTAGCTGGCTGCACAATTGGGTTGCCGCTGAGATCAGTAGTCTGACAGCTGGGATAGAACGTTGCCATGTATTGATTAGCAGTGTTCAATCCATCACCAGTAGGCAAGCCTTCACCGTTGTTGTCAGTTACCCAATCAGTGATACCAGTGCCTTCTGGACTTAGACGCAGAGGTGTGTCAACCAACACAAAACCAGTGTTGTTACGCTCGTTGTTTAAGGCCACCATGTTCACAGCAAGTTCTGGATACTGTGGAGTAGCAATCAGCTGATATACCAACTGTTCTTCACGAAGTTGTGTGTTTGAATCAATGCCTGCTTTCAATGCCTGTACGACCAAGGCACGCTGTGCTTGACGTCCCATGTATGGGCTACCGTCGTTCTTAAGTCCGCTGGCACTAACCCATGCATTTCTTTCAGCTGGCAGAGTTACATCTGGATAGTCAGTTGGGTTGAAGTAATTGACTGCAAATCTCTTGACATTGAATCCCGAACGACGTGTGTTAAACAACAGCATGCCTGTGGGATATAGATCAGGATCAGGTGCATCAAGATCCAGATAATCCGAAGTCAACAGACTCACAATACTTGGAATAGCATCAGTGATTGGATTCACTGATCCATTTGTGCCCCAACGTGCATCTGCAAATAGAATACCATTTTCTGTGGTTTGATCAGCGTTGCTGATCTTGACCCATTGATCTTCACCATCAACATTTTCCCAGCGGTAGAGCTGTGGATAGTTTTCTAGGTCGCTGGTATCAATCCAAAGATCACCATACACCAGTGGACTCTGAGCCACATCATTTTGTGTGGTTGGAGCTGTGGTGCTGAACTGTGGACCAGTTGCATTGGTCAAGCTTAGGTTAAAGCCTCGCACATCATTGGTGACGTTTTGATAACCTTGCCATCCGTTGTCACCATTGATCATGATATCTGCTTGATCAACAGCGGAATAGTACCATAGACGTCCATTGGCTGGATCTTGATCAGGTGCGTTGTCGCTGGCTGTGTAGTCAAACTCAACCCAGTTGCTCAAAGTATATGAACCATCTGGGTTGGCTCTAGCATTGATTGACTGGTCAAAACCAGCAGTCAGTAGAGGTGTACCGCTGACATCTTCAACCACTATCACACCGCCTAGTGCATGTGTAAGAACCATTTGACCATTGGCGTTTACCGAAGCCGACACCTTGGGCACGTTGGCTGCACTCACAGCAGTCACAAAAGCTGCTGGGGTAGATCCATTAATAACCACTGTCACAGGGTTTGTTAATGTATCGCTGTTGGCAGTGCTGGCTTGAATTGTAAATGATGTGCCATTGATAAACACTGGATCAATTTCGCTACCTGTGGCATTGGTTGGTCCTGTGGCCAGGCGTTTTAGAATTTCTAGTGTAAATGTTTCGTCTTGTTCAACATTGGTAACTGCATAGGTTGAGTTAGCAGGAATATTTTGTCCACCGCCTGCAGGATCAAGTGCTTTGTTAGCAGCTTGGTCGCTGGAATAGATTGGACAGCCTTGCTGAACAAATGCGCCCAACACGCTGTCATAGCGTTTGATCACAAGATTAGCACCAAGATTGCTTGCAGTTGTTTTGTTCCATACACTGCCAGTGGCCTTGGGCTCAGCATCAGTTTCACGCCAGCGAGGTACCTGGAAGTTAGGACTCTGTTGTAGTGCAGGAGCATAATATGATCTTGGAGTAATTCCAAGTTCGCCCAGCGGATTGCCTGTTACATTGTACAATGTAACAATACCACCATTGGCTGTTGAACCATCACTTGTGGCCTGACTATCTGCATAGATTGTCAAGCGTCCGTCAACTTCTGCGGCTGTAACACCAGTGATGCTAGCAGCATTGATAGCAGTTACCACGTCAGTGATTGTGTTGTTTGGTGCCACTGAAATATTGATTGGCACATCGTTTACTGTGAAAACGGTGTTTGGAGTCAGTGATACTGGAGCCAGGTTACCCTGTACAGTTGGCCAGCTCAGTTTCCATGGATCACTACCAACCAATACCCAGTCATTCACTGAGTTCTTGTAGTAAACAGGATTGTTCGCATTCAAGGCATTGATAGCATAGCTACCAATTGTGCCAATTGATTGAAGTGGCAGTGTGCTAGGTGCTGGCTCAAGCTGATCAGTGCTTGTGATCACAATCGGAGTGATTTCACTAAAGGTGCCTGTGGCCAGGTTCCATTGGAAGATGCCCCAGCGAGTGGTTGCTGTGTCAAACCAGAAAGTGCCATTGTCAGGATCGCCAGTGGGGCGTACCAGTGTAGCAGTGAGTTCTGCTAGGTCAACGTCAGCACGCTGAACATAAGCACGGTTACTGATACCCAGGCATGAATATGCAGCCATTAGGCCATATTCATTGAGTTCGTATCCATTGATTGGTGTTCCAGCTGATGTTTGATAGAAGAATGGTACACCAAAAGTAGCGGCTAAGTCACGCTGACTTGTGATAGTGTACACACGGTTAGCGTTTGCCGCTAGTGTTCCAGGTGCTACGCCGACGCCAGTGCCAGAAATTTTGTTCTGGGCAGTGGCTATCATGATAAACGGTACGGTATTGGTGGCTGCAGGGATGTAGTTACTTTCGTCAATAACGGTAACTTCTACGCCAGGTGATGTAAGTGCCATGTTGATGGTTCCTTTTACAAGTTATTGATATTTATCGGAAACACCAAAAACTGCTGAGATACGTTGCCCTTTGCAAAGGTCCGCTAGTAAATACTCACATGAAACGTCCTATATGCACTGTGTGCCAACAAAGACCTTGTGCCGTGAATTATCATAGTCAAGACACAGTACACTATCGTAGCAAGTGTGATACTTGTTCGAGAAAACACAAGAAACTCAAGCCAAGAGAGCCCAAGTGGAAAAAGCAGGGATACAAAAAGAAATCAATCTGCGACTTGTGCGGATTCAAAGCCCGCATAGCCAGCCAGATCCTAGTGTATCACATAGACGGGGATCTAAACAACGTAGAACACCGCAACCTTCGCAGTGTGTGTAGAAACTGTGTAGAGGATATCAAACGGCAAGACCGTCCTTGGCGGCGTGGTGATCTTGAACCAGACTTTTAAGCTGCTGGTAAAGATCTTGTATAGAACCATTGTTGTCAAGCTCAGCATCAAACCGCTGTCCTATCCAGGCCCACTCGCTGTGATGTACGTCTGGAAAACGCTGCGCCATGAGTTCATGGGCGTCTTCCAGTAACCACTGATCGTCTTCTCCAGTGGTATTTTCCTTGAGCGCACACTGGTACCATTTGGGCAGGTCGCCGCGTTTGATCCAATAGATGCGTCCACCGGCCCTGCGAATTGCAGCTATTTCATTAGGAAAACGCACGTCAGAAATCACCACGTGATCACTGCTGGTGTGAAGTTTGTTTTCTAAACTGGCTATCCAGATGTCATCATGAAATCCCTGGCGGCACACTTCTGTGCCCCAGTTTTGCAATATCCAACGAGGAGTTAGATCCGGCATGCCTAATCTCTGGCTCCACCAGGGATCAACTTTTTCTCTCCAGGCTCGACTTTCTGCTGTGCGTCCTTCCAACATCACTCGATCCCAGCCAAACACCGCACTCACAGCATCTTTGAGTGTGTTTGCAAAACTGTCACGTCTAAAACCATGAAAGTTTACCAAATAATCAGCAGCAGTGTCTTTACCTGACCCAATTAATCCCACGAACCCTACTATCATGCCATGTCCTTTATACCAATACGCCGGAGTGTTTCTTGCAGTAAATCAATCTGTCTGCGACAGTCGTCAAGAGCATGGTGGCTTGCGGGCCGGTGCGCTTGATTATTAATCAACATTGGAGCAACTGGTGTGTCGTTAAATTTTTCATTGGGCCACAGCATATACACAGTACGGCAGTCTCGTACCTTGTAGTACTGCCAGGGCAAGGGCTTTTGATAGCTCTTGTACGCATGCTCCAAAATAGTCATGTCAAAGGTTGGCCCATTGGCCCAGATAGCACTGCTTTTCCAAATAAGTTTGCCCAGTTCGTCCAGCACTTGGTCCAGAGGCTTACGATTGTCTTCAGCAAAGGCTTCTTCTCTAGCAAAGTCACTTTGCTTGGCCCACCAATCCAGTGTTCCTTGTTCTATGCTACGATTGGATTGACTTTCAAGATCCACCCTGGCATAGTAGTTAGAGTCGTAGTAACCCTGTCCTAGGGGGTCAAAGGCCTGTGCTGCCACAGTAAGGATTGTGGCTTCTGGAGCGGTGGCTAGAGTTTCTATGTCAATCATGAGATGCATAGAAGTATTATAACAGAAGTTGTGGTAAAGTCAAAGACTAGATCAACCAATCACCCAGGTCAAGGGCTGTGATCCGTCTACGTAGTTTTTGAGCTGTTCGACCAAAGCATCCATTTGTGTCTGTGCTTCGGCTTTCATTGCTGTACCGTTGAGTGTGGTGCCGCCACCGGGTCCTGCTATGGTGGCAAATTTTTCACGAGCCTCGCCTACCATCATTTTGCTGGCAGCTACCATATAGTCCCTAATCCATTGACTGATTTGATAGTCTGACAACAGTTGCACCTCGGGCTTGAGTTGATACACCCACAGCAACACCTGTTCTCCGGAGCCTTTGGGATCACGTATCAGTTGCAACTTCTTGGTCACAGGATTCCAGGTAAAGTTGATAAAGCCACCAAACATACGTGCTGCTAGCTCAACATACTGAGTGTAAAAATCGTATGTGGCTAGGCCGCCGCTTTGGTTGAAGTTCATGAGATAAACCTGCATCTGAGCCTGGCTAAAAGGATCAAAAGCCGAACTAAAAGGTCCAGTGGCAATACCAAATGTTCTACGAAAGATCTGCTTGACCTGTATCACTTCTTGGGGCAAGAAATACTCGTTTTGATCTGTGATCAACTCCATGAAGATGTAACATTCTTCATAGGCATTTTGCGCACGTTGTCTGTAGGTTCCTATGGTTCGCTGATAAGCAGCCTCATAATGTGCTGGATCAAGCTCAACATCAATCATGAAATTGCCCAGCTGAAGCTGTGTATACTCAATTAGTTCTTGTTTTTTGGTTTCTAGGCTACCCTCGTGCATGATCGCTCCTGATCCAGTATTTACCGGATTCGCAGCAGCAGCAAGTTCTCGTTTCCACGCCCATTGAACTTGGTTTCAGTGCTCTTGATATCTTTGAAATACTTTCTAGCAGCAGGAGCACCACCGCTCATCAGCGCCTTGATTTGCTCAGCTGGTTTACGCAGAGTTTTCTGTATGCTGTTTGTGGCATCATAGCCCAGTATAGCACTGTTCTTGACCGACAAGCTTTGTACATGACTGTCGGCCACAACATGAATCAGCTTGCGTTTTTTGCTGTCATACAACCAAGCTTCAGTGGCGCCAACTAACTTGGTCACAGGTTCCGAAGTAAGCTTGAGCTCTGGAAACTCTTTGAGGTACTTGAACTTGGCAGTGAGTTTTTCTGCACTCACTGGCTTTTTCTTGCGTGGTTTTCGCTCTACTTTTTTAATCTGCACATAACTGTCGCAGTCTGCTAGTACCTGCTCCGCAAACTTGACTAGATTGCGTAGTTGTATTTTGCCAAAGCGACCGTAACCTTCGGCTAGTTGTGCATCTTTGCCTAGCACAGCTTCTGCAAATTCATCACGATGCTTGATCCAACTGTCTCGCACCACGCTGATATGCTGTGGACTGATGTTCATGCCGCGCAGTAGGTTTATGGGTTTGTGTTCTGCTGTGATCTTAACATCATTGGCAATCACTGCATCTAGCATGCCTTCTAGTTCGCCTGCTACTTCCGCGGCTTTTTCGCGCAGCCTGTCTTGAATGTTGGGCTTGCTCACAGACTCTTCCACTTCTTCTACTACCTGTTTGACAGATTTAGCAGCAGCGATCAAATCAGCAATGTGAGTGTCTAGTTTTGCTCGTTCATCGGCCAAGAGTTCTAGCCCACGTAGATTCATTCGGCTCAGCCAACCTATGGTGCAGCTAACAGATTGTTCGGGCACTCGCCCCAAGGCCTTAGCATCAGCTGATCTATCATTGCGTGCCAGCCAATCAATCAAGAGTTCTTTGGCTTCTTTTTTGCCAAAGCTATAGTGATACCATCCAAATGCCCGACTCAAGCTACTAACTCTGTTGTCGCTGTCCGGCTGCACTTTCCATTCTGGTTCTGACCCAGTGTACTTGACATCAGATTTTGAAGTCATTGCTTTGAGTGGGCGGTTTGTTTTCACAGATTTTGTAGCGTTCATAGTAGCTCCGTATTCAACACCTAGTAATTATAGCATTCCAAGCTTATTTGGTCAACCAAATTGATAGGTGCTCTACACCTGGGCTTGTCCGGTAAATACTACGAGGAACAGCCAAAATGCCCAGATTAAGCCTATACCGCCCAAATCGCACCCGCGACTATCAGTTTTTGGACCGAACCATTTCGGAACAATACACCGTGGGCGGACTAGATATCTACCTACACAAGTATCTAGGCCCCAAGGTTACGGGCGATAGTTCAACAGACACTCAGCACGATGCTACCATGCCAAACTACGCAGGGGAAAGCCCGCTGTTTATTCAAGATCTGCTGTTGTTGGAAAACCGCGACAGAGCCTATGATCCAGATGTGTATGTGATGCGAGGAGTCTATCGCGCTCAAGACATTGATTTTGATCTAACCCAGTTTGGTTTGTTTTTAAACAATGACACACTGTTTGTGACTTTTCATTACAATGACATGATTGACAGTTTGGGTCGCAAGATCATGAACGGTGACGTACTGGAAGTGCCAAATCTACGTGATTACCATCCACTGGATTCAAACATTCCACGAGCACTGCCCAAGTTCTACGTGGTACAGGATGCTGCTTTTGCCAGCGAAGGTTTCAGTCAAACTTGGTTGCCACACCTTTGGCGTGTAAAAGCCACACCCATGGTCAATGCTCAAGAGTATCAAGACATACTACAACAGCCATTTGAACCAGAAAACGTCTGGGATCCAGGTAATTTTTATCCAGCCGGCAGTATTGTGAACTATGACAATGTTTACTATGTGGCTCTTAAAAACACACCTGCGGACATAGACATCACAAATACTGAATACTGGGCTGAAAAGAGTCGTATCAACACACTGGCGGATAGTGCTTCAACTCGCAACAAAGATCTTGAGATTAATGATGCTATCTTGGTACAGGCCGAAGAAGAAGTACCAAAGAGTGGTTACGATACAGTAAAATTCTACATTCTGCCTACTAACCCTGATGGATCGCCTGCTGATCCTAGCACTTATACTGCTGACTACACACAGACTGACGCCAGTCGTACTGTGAGCAATGAAAATCTAACACCAAGAGCAGATGGTTATACATCAGGTTATCTCACTGGTGATGGTATCGCGCCCAATGGTTTGCCTGTTACGCCCGGAGTTCGTTTTCCTTTACAGGCTGAAGTTGGACAGTATTGCCTACGTCTAGATTACTTCCCTAATAGATTGTTTAGATTCAACGGCAGTCGTTGGGTAAAGATCGAAGAGGTTGTACGCACCAACCTTACACCTGGTGCGGACAACAATACCTTGCGTTCAGGCTTTGTGAACAATACATACACTGTGAACAGCACTGATCTTGGTCCAATACCCAGTAGACAAAGTCTTAGTCAAGCCCTTAAACCTAGAGCTGATAATGGAGATCAAGGTGGTAATAAAACGCCTAAGCCATATCCGCCTACCAAGCCCGGACAACCATCAAGTTAACCTATGCAACAGTTCTTTTATGACGGTCAAATACGCAGATTCTTGTTGCAGTTCACAAGAATTTTTTCAAACTTCCAAGTGGAGTTTGGACAGAATCTAGCAGGAGTATCACCACCAGATACCTTGTATCGTGTGCCTGTGCGTTATGGTGATTCTAGTCGTAATGCGCAGACCATTATTCAGCAGAACTCTGCAAACAGCATGCCCAGCACGCCAATCATGACGTTTTACATTTCTAGTCTTGATTATGATCGTGGCAGAATCCAAGAACCAACCTTTGTTGACAAAATCAATGTAAGACAGCGTTACTACGACACAGACAGTGACACCTATGAGGTCACCCAAGGCAATGCGTTTACGATTGAACGTCTAATGCCTGTGCCCTACAAACTTACTATTACTCTGGATATCTGGACCAGTAATACCAACCAAAAAATGCAGATACTTGAACAAATACTGACCTTGTTCAATCCTGCTCTAGAAATACAAAGTACAGACAACTATATTGATTGGACCAGTTTGAGTGTGGTTGAACTTGAGTCAGTGTCCTGGAGTTCGCGTACCATTCCCATGGGCACTGAAGATCCTATTGATATCTGTAGTCTTAGATTTGGTTTGCCAATTTGGATTTCAAGCCCAGCAAAGATCAAAAAACTTGGTGTTGTGGAACGTGTTATTGCCAGCATCTACGATTCACAAGGCGATGCTTCCAATGCAGTTATTGACAGCGATCTACTGTTAGGCACTAGAGTCAAGGTCACACCATATAGCTATCAGGTACTGCTGTTGAATGGACAGTTGCAGATACTACAACCTCAAGATGTGATATCACAACCTATTACCAGTTTGACCCCACCCGACTCACCAGTGGACGATGAACTAGTATGGCCCAGCGTGATCAACTTGTATGGCGTACTGCGTCCGGGTATCAGTTATGTAACCTTGGACAATCCTTGGGATCCAGACAGTTACATTGTTGGCACTGTGGCACTTAATCCAGCTGATGATAGATTTTTGCTGTTTAACATTGATCCAGATACAGTGCCACAAAACACACTGCCACCAATTGATGCAGTGATCAATCCTTTGAAAAGTGCGCCTGGAGACGGACTAGATTCCAGCATGACTGGACAACGTTACTTGTTTACCGAGGCCACTGGCAGTGCGGAGAACTACACCACCCGCACGGATCCCTTTGGTGATCCATATAGTTTTGATGCTAACCCAACTGCCTGGAGAGGTATAAACGGTCAGCCTTTGATTGCCAATGCCAATGATATCGTTGAATTTGATGGTCAACGCTGGCGTGTGGTATTTGACAGCCAAAGCCTGGCGGATGTACAATACGTGACAAATATCACTACTGGAATACAGTACAAATGGACAGGCGAAGACTGGGTAAAAAGCTATGATGGATTGTATCCGGGGGGATCGTGGAATCTAATTCTCTAAACGCAGTTGGTGTGTTGTTTTTCAGCGTACACACACGCCGATATCTATATGTTATGCGTAATGATGTGCGCCATCCCAACACCTGGGGACTGCCTGGTGGCAAATGCGATGCAGGCGAAAGTCTGTTAGACACCATACATCGTGAATGTAAAGAAGAACTTAATCTAGATTTTGTAAACGCAAAATTTTTACCGCTTGAGAAATGGACATCGGGGGATCAAAGTTTTAGCTATCACACTTTTTTCTGTCAAGTTGATCAAGAATTTGTACCAGTGCTCAATGACGAGCATCTAGGTTATGCTTGGATAGATAGTGGAATATGGCCTAAGCCCATGCACCCAGGTCTTTGGAACACCATGCACATGCAGGCTATTCAAGAAAAAATTGCTACACTAGAAGAAAACTTAGAGTCTACCAACTACTACGTTGATGACTCCCGTCCCTCCCTGGGATTCCTCCAAAGCCTTGCCAATAACTGATCCAATACTGGGATTGGCGTCGGCTCTAGCATAACCATTGCCTGCGCTGACCATTAGATCACCTTTGCTCACCGGACCAATGACCTTGGTTGGCACTTTGCCCATCAAGGCCACAGGAGTGGCATTTGGCGCATCCATAACAGAGTTCATGATATAAGCGGGATCAGTAGACACTACTCCTGCTACTCTACGATCACTGTCAACTACGCTGATAGTGACATCATTGGGTCCACCAAAACTCAAAACAGTACCAGGTTCGTAATATTCATCAGCTTGATACATCTCTGCCAAGTCAGCGTACTGTGCTGATGTGGCCTTGACAAACGCAGTGTTAAAGTAACCAGAACTGCTGCCAATGTTTCCCACAGCATTACTGCCACCATTTATAATAGCAGATACAGCATTGTTAGAGTTCACTGTTAGAACTCCAGCTGTGGTTAGATTGCCGCCTGTGATGTTGCCTGTGATCTCAGCAAGACCTCCAGCATAGATATTGCCCGCAATGCCAGCACCGCCTGAAACTCTCAAGGCGCCTGAAGTTGTGCTGGTGCTGTTTGTGGTTGCAGCTACCAGTGCTGAATTTACATTAGCCAACCCTGTCACAGTAATATTACCGCCTGTGATATTACCTGTCACACTGGCAATGCCAGTGGTTATTAAGTTTCCACCTGTGACATTTGCAGTGGCAGTGACATTACCACCTGTAATATTACCTGTGATGCTGACCAAGCCCACGCCCTGTATAGTAGGGGATGTGAGTGTTTTGTTGGTCAAAGTTTGCGCACCATCTGTGCTGACCAACGCTGTCCCCCCTGCGGTGGTACCGTCATGTACCCGCACAGTGTTGATAGTTGTATCAACTGTGATTTCGCCCACAGCACCTGTAAAAGCGTTGTTTTGCGAAGTTGTTCCACGTCTAAGTTGTACTTGTATGGCCATTTGATCGTTCCTGTTAGATATTTAGTTTGGTTAGGAATTATCAGGTTTTGGGTACTTGGCTTTGATAGCGGCTATCTGTGTGTGCCAAGCATCAAATCCACCGTGAAACAGGGTATCCAGCTGATCTTCTATTTTTGGGTATTCTGCTCGACGCTGTCTAGCATAGTTTTGGTCATCGTAGAGTTTTTTGAGTCTAGCCATTTCAGCTTCACACTCAGCGCGACTTGGGGCTGGGCTGGAATCTCGCCAGTCAAGTCCTACATAATCGTCCCCGGTTAGAGCCCACTGCGCTCCAGGACGCAAACTCAATAGAGCTGCTGCTAAATCATATGCCATTTTAATCTCCTAATCTTTCTACAAAATAATCAACCATGCGTCCAATGTCACCTGTGGTGTTGCCGCACAGTGCTGAATAGTTGGTCCATCCTGGATTACCACCACTAAAATCACTGGTAACAGTTTTACCAGCTGTTGACCATTGTTGCAGTTGATAGGTAGCGGAAGTGCTGTCAACTGTGTAAACAATACTGTAGTTTTCATTATGGCTGTCTTCGCTACCAGTTCTTGCACTGACTCCCACTGCCACACTGTTTCCTGCCTTGGTCACTGCTAACACTGTCCATACGTCTCCACCACTGGCTTGCCTATAAGCTGTGTACACTCTATAGGTACCAGTGTAGGCATGTGTCCAGGTTGATGTAGCAGTGTTTACTGTTATATTTTGGCTTGGTCCAGCATTATTAAACAACATCTGTGTGCCTGTGCTACCAGTACTAGAAATAGTCAATGTAACTGCTGCATCATTCACAGCATAGTACATACTGGCATAGGCGGTACGACCAATGTTTTGTGTTGGTATGGTAAAATTACCCGTTGTGGTAGCTAGGTTGTTTACTCTTAGTGTGCTCATGCTACTACCTCTATTAAAGTAACTGTGCTTATTCCTCTTTTACCTGTGGTGTTATCTGCATCACTTACACTGCGATTGATATAGATCGCATTGGTATTGTCATTGTTTACGTAAAACTGATAGGTCAGCTGACTGGTTGTGTTTGGGGAATCAAGGTATGAATAAACAAAGGTGTTTGATTGATTACTATCAGAAGCCAGTGCCATGCCCATGGAAACTCGCTGCCTGCTGCCTGCGCCATCACCTAGACCAATATTAGTCGTTCCTCTCTTGAACCAACCACCATATGTAGTGCCAGTAGATGAATACATTATGTGACCTAGAATTAAGATCTTGTTTGTAGATGCTGTGGGAGTTATATTAGCAGCCAAACCTGTTACCAGTAGTTCTGTGCCGTTAGCAGCAGCCACAAAAGTATCAGTTTTCACTGTTTGAACCACTTGTAGAATACTGCCGGTGGTTTGCAGTATGGTCTTGCCAGTTAAACTTTGCACTTGATTCAGCAGTAAAGTGCTCATTGTTCTATCTCCATTATTGTTCCTGTGCTAACTTGATATTCATGCGAATCACCTTGGTTTAAACTTCTATTTAAGTTAAATGTGAACTGTGACCCGTTTGCGGATCTTATGGCAGGAGTATAGGTCCTAGCCGCAGTAGATCCTGAAATTTCGCTGTATAGAATATACCAGTTTTGCGGAGTGCTACCATCATCACCGTCATACATAGACGGCACATATCCGCTCCAACGCTGATTACCTGCTTGACTGTTGTAACCCTGATAACCAGCGGTAGTGATCAAACTGTCATTTTTGTGTATTACCCAAACATTATCGTTGTTTACTTCGCCGCATATCATCCATTCTATGATCAACAAACTATTTGCATATACAGGAGTAAACGGCATAGCCAATGGGCCAATTAGTGTGCCATCACCCGAGGGAAATGAGCTATAGGAACTTACAGCATCAGCCCGAGTCAGAGTAGTTTGAATTATTCTACCTGGAAAACTAAACACCGAACCGTTGTTCATGGTAATAACGTTGCCGTTGTTAGCAGGGCCTTGAATTTGATTTACTGCCACTGTGCTCATGGTACTATCTCCATTACTATACCGTTACTAACAGCGTTCTCTTGATTGTCTTGGCCGGCACTAGCAGCTACCCTGTTGAAGAAAAATGTATAGGCAGCCCCATTTTCACTGGATCTCACCGCAGGTGCATAGGTTCTTGAATTAGTATTACTTGGCCTAATATAATATTGAATCCAATACATGGTGCCGGTACTGTCAGTGTTGTTGTCATACCAAGATGTAACATATCCACTTTGCAGATTCACGTTGCCAACCACATTGTTAAATCCTTGATAGCCTGAATCTGTGATCAATGCACCGTCGCGATGGATCAAAAAGTTTACGTTATGATTGCTTTCACCTGCAATGCTCCAACGAAACAGCAGATAGTTGTTGGCACTTTTTGGAGCAATGGTTAGATTCAAATCAGTTATGGTTGTACCTATACCCGAGTTGGGAGCGGAGTAAGTGGTAATTACGTCCGACCGTGCCGTGCGCACTTGTATCACTGATCCACCGGGTCTAATGTTTGTAGCTGAAGGAACTGAGATGGCTGTCTGTCCGTACACAGGTGACACATTGCCTACAATAATCTTGCTCACTGTGCAATCTCCATTACGTAGCCTGCGCTGACTGAGACTTCGTATGAATCTTGTCCGCTGCTACCATAGGTTCTGTTAAGACAAAAACTTGTGCTGCCGGCATTGGCTATTGCAATGGCAGGTTGATAGGTTCTAGTTTGAATACCATATGCTGGTATCAAATATTGAATACATAGGTTAGACATTGTAGAGTTATCGTCTCCTCGATCGTATCTTGACATAGCATAACCTGCAAAGTTAGCCAGTCCTTTTTGATTGTTAGTACCTTCAAAACCTGGTTGCACAATTACCTGTCCGTCTTGAAAAATTCGCCAGACCGTATCGTGATTTACTTCGCCGTTTATCATCCAACGACACAAAATCAAACTAGTAGGACTTTTAGGAGTAATAGTAAGGCCAAGTTCACCTATGGCAGTGCCAGGACCGGCCGGTACGGAATAAACTGTTCTATTGTCTGTTCTAATATACTTGACCTGTATGATAGTTCCCGGCACAGCCACCACACCACCGTTGTCTACAGGAATCTTCTGATCTTCAGCGGTTAAAGGATATCGTACAACCACAATACCGGAACCACCGTTACCACCTTGGTTGTTGGCATTGTAATGGCTTCCGCCACCACCACCTCCGCCGGTGTTTGTGCCTCCATTGCCGCCCGGAGTATTGGTCTGCGAGCCAGTGCTGCCTCCACCGCCCGGACTGCCATTGTTGTATCCCAGTCCGCCTGAAGTGGTTCCTACTGCTCCGCCGCCACCGCCGCCTATGCCACCGTTACCGCCATTGATACTGTATCCCGAACCACCTCCACCACCGCCCCAGTAGTAACCAACGCCAAGAATGTCACTGTATTTTCCAGGTCCACCATCGCTGAAAAAAGTGGAAGGAATACCAGCACCACCTGCACCACCACCGCCGCCACTGTAATACTGTCCGCCACCTTGGCCACCTGCATAGCCTTGTCCAGCAGTACCAGCACCACCAGATCTTGTGCCACCGTCACTGTATCCGCTGGCGCCACCACCTGAACCACCACTGTTGCCTGTGGGTCCTGGTGTGTATTGATAGTAGCTGCTGCCGCCGGCTCCTCCGCCCACAGCGGTTAGACCAAAAATTGAAGAATTGCTGCCATTGTAGGCCGGTTGTGTGAATTGATGTGCGGTAGGCTGTCCTGATGTTCTTCCTGCAGGCCATTGACCTCCGCCAGGCGCACCTTGACCGCCTGCACCCACAACCACCATGTAGTCGCCGCGACTCACGGTAAACTTGCCTGTGAGAACTCCGCCTCCTCCACCACCACCGCCCATGTCCATACCACCGCCACCACCACCACCAACAATTAGGTAGTCAACTATGCCATTGGTTCCTGGACTGTTCACACTAAACCTACCATTAGCAGTAAAAATTTGAACTTGATACTGCACGCCATTTACAGTTATGGTATTGGTAATATCACCGCCGTGAGCGTTTACAGGCACAAATGAGCTGGCTGCTGTGGTGTTTGCTTGTATGTTTCCAACTGTGAGTATGCTAGGCATTTAGGCTATGGTCCAAAAAGCTCCGCTGGCCACGGTCACAGTGACATTACTGTTAATAGTCACAGGCCCTGCACTGAAGTTGTTGTAGCTAGTGGGCAAGGTAGTGTTCACGGTGATATTAGCAGGATTCTGTTGATATCCAGATGTGTTTAAGAATTGTCCTGGAGTAGTGCCATCAGCACCATAAACGCCCATGGCGTTGCCCCCGGTATCTCTCAATACCACATTGCCAAGAATTATGGTATTGCCAGCCATCCAAAGATTAGCCCATCGCAACGAGCTACTGCCAAGACTGTAGACATTGTCAGCGATGGGAACAAAATTAGCCTTGAGAGTGGTATCCCCGTTTGAAAACACCGCAACATTTGAATTACCTGCGACAGAAATAGCAATGTTGCCATTGGCTGTGGTCACTGCCACGTTGGAATTTCCGCTGACTATGTTGCTTACAGTAACGGCCACTCCTGTAATACAGGCACCGTTTCCCAAGAGAAAATTAGCTGATACGTTGCCAGTGGCAGTAATATTACCAAGTGAGCTTACCTGATTAGCATTTAACCAATCACCTGTGACGTTGCCAGTGGCAGTTACTGTGCCGGATGCAGTGATTGATGTAAACGCTCCGGTGTTGGCCTGTACATTACCGATTGGAGTGTTGTTGATTGATGATGTGGCCAACAATGCCCAGGCACTGCCGTTGTACTGCCAGGTTCTGTTGTTATATGTATAAAGGTCACCAACTAAGGGCGAGCTAGGAAAATCTAATGGCATAGTTCTAGTCTTTCTCCGATGTAGTTCACAAAGAGTTTACCTCTTGTGCTTGCTGGGTTTCTTGTGATTTTTCATCAGGTCCCCATTTTCCAACTGGACAACTGGCTCTTGCCAAAGTGGTTTTCATTGGCATATAGCAACTGCATTTTTGACAGCGTTCTGATCCAAGCCAATTTAACTTTTTGTCAGGCATTCCATAGAACTCGCATGATTCACAAATGGTCATGCGTGCTGCGCTGACTGTTTTATCTACTAAGATATGCATTCAAAACCTCTTGATCGATTTCACCGTCCCCGGGCACTGCCATGGGTAACCATGTTGTCATTTGTTGTTCATTGTTAACAATTCTAGCGTTTCGTAACACCGTACCATCAATGCTGTCCTTGACATGGCGTAAAAACTCTGGATCAAGTCTGTCAAACAACCATTGAGTTAAGAGATCTTTGGTTACCTGTTCAACTGGCACAAAATTTGGTTGATTAGGATCATGTTCAAGAGGTGTGGTACCTGCCACCGATGCATAGACTCCATTGGGATTTTTCCCCGTATAAACCCATGAAATATCACGAATCACCCATTTGGTGCCTTGATCAATCACAGTTAAATTAAAACCAGTTATGTTAAACTTGTAAATCATGATGGAACTCTATATCTAATTACAACTATACCTGCTGTACCTGCGCCTTGACTACCGCCAGTTGCTCCTGTGCCATATCCACTACCGGCCCATCCAGCCCAGGTATAACTAGGTCCTGCTGCGGTGCCGCTTTGCCCGCCGTTGTTGCCATTGGCTGAATATACCACTGATACTCCTGATGCTACGTTGCTACCACCGCCGCTGGTATTGCCGCCATTTTGTCCGTTGCCACCAAACCAACCACCGCCACCAGCTCCATATCCACCGCCATCACCGCCGCCATATCCAAAGCCGGCTTGGCCTGATAGTGTGCCTGTGTTGCCAATTCCTTGCACGTTGCCGCCGCACGCTGGCGAATCATTTGCTGGTCCTTCATTTGATCCACCACCTCCGGCACCGCCTCCTGCTACCACTCTAGCGCCGCTTAGATCCACTGTGGAGAAAAATAAACCGCTAAGGCCACCACTACCACCGCCACCTCCTGAACAACAGCTGGAGCCAGCAGCGCCGCCTGCTGCGCCAAAATTAGCACCTGCACTACCGTTGCAACCACCGCAGCAACAGCCAGTGCCACCACCTCCACCACCGCCTACACTTGCATACCAAGTGCCTGCTACCGCAGTGACATTGGCTACCATGATTGCACCAGCTCCGCCACCTGCACCATTGGGACCATCATTTCCGCCAGCTCCGCCACCTGCACCCACACACAGCACTTCTAGAGTGTTGAAATCTGATGAACCTGTGCTGGAGATCGTAAAAGTTGTGTTGCCTGTGGAAGTAAAGGTATGCACTTTGTAATTAAACCCGCCGCTGGACACTGTGCTTTCAGTGCCACCTGTGGCCACAATCGCGCTGATGTTGGTGGTCATTGTGGCGTTGGCCATTGTGTATTTTTGCGATGTTCCAATCAATCCAACAGTCATCTTATGTACACCTCTACTCTGGCTGAACGATTAATACCAGTTGTGTCTTGACAACAATTAATTCTGTCCCCGGCACTAAAACTTCCAAAACTTGAATCCATGCCTATGCCACCGCTGACATCGTCAGAACCTGGGGCACCGCCTGACGCCAAAGTTGATGGTCCTGTGTAATTGCCTTCGCCGTTTTCATTCCATCCAAATCCCCACCTAACATTTGCTTGAGTGCCATAATTTTTATTGTTTTTAAAGTTGAATCCATAGAAATTGATATCTGCCTGACTTGAAAAAATACCATTGCCCCAGTTAGAAGAACTTTTTGCCAGACCTGTAAAATACCCGCCATAATTACCAGAATCATTTACTGTACCAGTATTATAAGTACCTTGGGTATTAAAGAAGTTAACAAGTGTAGTAGCTGTGCCTGCAAAAAAATTGTTTTGTAACCAACTCCAACAACTGTAAGGATTAGATCCTAGGCCACCACCATTGGTACCAATGTCCGGCCAAAGAGCCATGATGTCTTTAGCAGCAAAGTAATTCATGGTATTAAATTTAGCATCCCCATTGTTGCGATTATTTTCTGTGGGGTTGAGTGTGTTGATAGTGTTCCAATAGTTTGCGCTGTAATTAAATGTGGTTCCTGTTGTGGCTTTCATGGCCATCATCCAGCCTCCACCGTTAGCCGAAGAGTTCATCAAACAGTAAACTTCGGTGGGCCCAACAGTGGGCAAATTTATCCAGTAGACTCCGTCGGTGTTTGTTCCTGTAAGCGATTTGATAGCAGCAGCACTCACAGCGGCCTTGGCCGCTGATGAACCATCGTTTAATACTTGTCCAATAAAGTATGGTCCACCTTGAGCTCCAATGGCTATGTTGGCATTACCTAGGAACTTCACTGACATTAGGTAATCTCCGACCCAAACACATTAACAGCAATGTTTGCAGTTGAGCAGTTTGCTCTTATGGTATCTCCTGCTCCCAAGGTCACACCAAGAGTCAACGCTAGACTATTTTGAGTACTCACAGCAATGTTGTTGGCAATCTGCTGACTGGCTGTCCAGGTAGCATTACCTACATGCACAGACAATGACACGTTGCTTGTAGTGGCACCAAAATTTGCACAGGTAATCGTGCTGACCACTGCTTGGGTGTTAGCTGGCACGGTATACACAGTGGTCAAAGTTGTTGCACTAGGGTTTGACTGTCCTAATATTTTATAGTTTGTTGGCATTTTACATTCCTGCTAATAAAAATGGGTTGAGTATACCAGCACCTGAAATGTTGCCAGTAATTGATACATTACTTACGGTCATTACAGAAGTATCAATAGAAATTGGGACACCTGTACTACCTGCTGCGTCTTGATAGAACACACGGAAGCTATTTGCAGAGTTGACGTCAATATTCCAGGTTGAGTTGCCTTGCCCTGTAAGCCCTGAGACCCCTTTCCATCCTAGAACAACCTGTCCACCTTCTGGTGCCCCTGTGAAAGAATTTATTATGATGTTGTTGTTGGCGCTTACTAAACCAGTGGTGTAGATTCCATTGTCAGAAATCACCAAAACATTTGCCGACGAACCAACATTTGCTGCGATGTTTCCGCTTGAAGTTGTGACTCTTAGGTTAGATGAGCCGCTGTTGATATTTGCTACGCTAGTAATCACACCTGTGAGCAATGCGCCGTTACCAAAGATGTAGTTTCCTGTAACGTTGCCCGTAGCCGTTAATGCACCTGATGCGATAACATTGTTGGCATAGATATTGTTCCACTGTAGACTTGAACTACCAATGTCATAAGAAGCATTAGCTGCGGGCAACAAATTAGCACTAACGTTGCCAAAAGGATTACCGTTTTCAATACTGTACACAGAAGCCATCTGTGCCCACTGGCTACCAGATCCATCGTCAAAGTATAGATACAGAGTACCATCAACAACGTCAATCCATTGATCACCAATGCTGGGATTAGGAGGTGCTGAAGCCCCAACTGTGAGTGTACCACCAGCTGCTAATCCATATTCAAACACCCCTAGATCGTATGCTGATGTCACTGCATCTGTGATCAAGCCATTGTCTGTGATGCTGGTGGTTCCTTGAGTAACCAAGCCGGCATCGCCACCTGCACCCCATAGTGTACCATCATTGGTGCTGCCAATGATACTGATCACTATGTTACCAGTGACAGCATTGCCCAACATGTTGATACCGTTGCCACTTTGTAACTGTAGATTACCTGAGCTATTGCTGGCGATCAGTACTGCATTACCTGTGCTGTTGCCTGTAACATTACCTTGTAAATTGATTATACTGTACACCGACGATGCTGTGGCGATGCCTGTCATGTTTACCGCATTACCAAAATAGTAATTGGCAGTGATGTTACCGCTGGCCACAATACCCGATGTATCAATATTTCCTGTCACATTGGCGTTGGCAGCTTCAAGCATACCAACCTGAAAATTACCATAACTGTTCACAGTGACCAGTTCATTGGTAATAGTAACATTGGTAGCTGCAATCAGTCGGTTGCCGCTGTTGTCATAGCCAACAAAGGCAGATTTTTCTGAGCCAGAGTAATACCAAAGCTGAGTTCCGCGATCTTTACCATCATCTACTGTGAGCGGCGTGTTATTAGCGCCACGTCCTAGGCCAATTATGGGATCTTCAACGTTTAGTTCAGTAACGTTTACATAGGTTGTGTTGCCAGATACTGTTAGGTTGCCACCAATCACAGCATCACCAGCAGTGACCAAATTGCCGCCTGTGACATTGCCAGTGGCTGATACTGCGCCTGTGGTACTAATGTTTCCACCAGATAGGTTGCCAACCGCTGTGGCATTGCCTGTGACCTCTAGTGTGGCCACATTTGCCAAACCAGCTGTGGTAATGTTACCACCTGTAATGTTACCAGTGGCGTCAACTGCTCCTGTGGTGGTGATATTAGCTCCGCTGACATTGCCTGTGGCAATCACAGCAGCATTTGACAGCACATTTGCACCCGTTATATTACCATTGGCTGTGATGGCTGTGGTTGCACTCACAGCACCATTGGCAAAGAAGTTTAATGCAGTAACATTGGCAGTGGCATTGATTGATCCACCTGTGGAAATATTACCAGCTGCCAAATTACCAGTAGCATCAACGTTGCCGCTGGTCACTAGATTTCCGCCTGACACATTGCCTGTGGCTAGAACCACACCAGTGGTGTTTAGATTACCACCGCTAACATTGCCAGTCGCAGATATTGTATTAGCTGTTACAGCATTTGATGCTGATACATTGTTGCCACTGACATTTGCGCTGGCCACTAGATTAGCAGCGTTTACACTGCCAGTTACATTGGCTTCTCCTGTGACATATAGACCTGTGTTGGCAAACACAGCCACATTGCTAGTGCCATCAATGTTGACTGTGGCATTGCCATTTGCAGACACAATTTTTACGTTGCTCGTACCATTTGCAATTAATGTGGTGTCAATGCCAGTGAGCAGGGCACCGTTGCCAATAAAGTAGCTGGCATGCACGTTGCCAGTGACCACAACTTGTCCAGAAGAAATTAAGTTTGCACCAGAAATATTAGCAGTGGCATTGATGTTGCCTAGACTGTTTACGTTGCCAGCACCTACATTGCCTGTGGCCTGTACTTCTTCAGTGGTTGAAATATTACCGCTGACAATCAAAAATGACAGAGTACCAACTTGTGTAATGTTGCTTTGGACTCCGTCTGTGACTGTGTTAGCTGTGTTTGCATGACCAGTGATATCTATACCATAGGTGCCAGACATTCTAGCACTTGGCACTGTGCCTGACGCTAGACTTGATGCATTTGCGTTACCAATGAATTCTGCTGCTGTGACTTTGTTGGTTACACCAAGGTTACCAGAAACATTGGCCCCGTCTGTAGTAATAGCAAACACATTGGCTACACCACCCACATTGGCAAGAATGTTACCGCCAGAGCTTTCAATTCTTAGATTTGAAGAGCCATCGTTGATATTGGCCACACTGGTAATCACGCCAGTCAACAGAGCACCGTTGCCAAGAATATAGTTGCCGCTGACATTGCCCGATGCGGTGACATTAGCTATGGCATAAACATCAGTCCCTGATTCAATGTAGTTTGCATAGACATTGGCATTGGAAATCAAGTCATAAGAAGTTTCAATTGCCCCGTTGGCTCTAAATATCCATGAATGCTGATTTCCTGCTTGTGTATTAGTCTCAATGTTCACGCCGGTATAATTCACATACAACCAGGCGTAGTCATCATTACCAGCAGGATTCAAATTTGCAATATTGCTGGTCCAATACAACTGTGCATAATTGTTTGAATTGATGCTGACATATTGACCATCTGCCGGTGTGATCCACAGTGGCGCAGACTCAGTTTTGATATTAGCAGTAACGTTATTACCAAGTATCAGACCTTGGTCAGTTATAGTAATGACATTAGCTGTGCCGTTGACATTGGCTTGAATGTTGCCGTTGGCAGTTTCAATTCTTACATTTGATGTGCCATTGTTTATGTTAGCAACTGATGTAATGATGCCTGTTAGATAGTAACCGTTGCCCAAGAAGTAATTGCCGCTGATGTTACCATTGGCTGTGAGATTACCACTCAAGGTCATGCCTTGAACATCAATGTTGCCTGTTAATGTTACTAGATTGCTGGATTTATCAAACTGGAAAGCTGTGACTGAATTCGCAATACTGTCATCATTAAACACCACACCACGATTAGGACCTTGTACAGCAAGATTACCTGAAATGTTACCTATTAGGTTGCCAATAAAATATGGAGCAGTTACATTGCCTGTGGCATACACAGGCCCTGATACAGCAAATCCGTTACCATGTTGGAATCTACCTATCTCATCACCGGTGTTTGCACCACCGGTTGAGAATATGATATCATTGTTTTCCAAGGTGCTGAGCACAAGATTACCGCCGCCGGTGGTGGTGTTTCCCGCAACATAAAGATAACCATCGTTAACACCCTGTAATGCAAACGCAGGCTGGTTATAACCAGAACTGTTGATACCCATGTCAATATAGGTATCGTTGTCAGTGCCATTGTCAGCAGTGGCTACAAAGTCTGTGCTGGCCGCGGATCCGTTGTCTTTGTTTTGTGCTACTAATTGTACATAATTGTTAGCACTGCCAGCATATTGGAGGTTGGCATAGGCAGCACTAAAACTCAAATCTTGACCAACACGTACATTACCAATTGCACTTAGATTGCCTGAAATATTAGCAAATCCAGTTACAGTGAGATTGCCAGTTGCCACAGTGCCCGCAATGTTGGCCAATCCATTGCTGTTAATGTTTCCACCTGTGATATTTCCTGTTGCGTTAATTGTTGTGGCTGCTAGAAAACTGTTGGCAGATATATTGTTGGCGGTGATGTTGCCATTGACAATCAAACTTGTACCAGTGGCTGCTCCAATATTGGGCGTTGTCAAATTTGCACTGGCCTTGACAACAATATTACCAGTGCCATCAAACGCTGTGGTATCGTTGTCTACCTTGGCTGTGATAATTGTGCCTGCTACATTTATGCCATTTCCACCAGTGTAAACCTGTGTGCTGCTAAACTGAGCAAATGCAATGTTGCTGGTACCAAAAGTAATTACACCGGTTGGCGAATCAACGATGTAGGCTGAGCCTTTGTTGACGTTACCTGATGACACATAGAAATAATCATTGATAGCAAGTGTATTAGCACTGGCTACCCCATAAGTATCAGTATCTGAACTACGAGTAATCACTGTGGCGTTAGACCAAACATAGACACCGTTTAGTACCGCATTCGCTTCGTCTTTTACTAAGATTCTTGTGTTTGCTGTTTGTACATTTGCCGTATCAATCAGGTTAAATGATCCGGTTGTGGTAATTGTAGCGCCTACTCCGTTACCTGCTCCGTTGGGCTGTGAATAGGTAATTGTGCCACCTGTGGTGGTAGCCAAGTTAGCAGTGGTAGCTGCTACTACTGCCTCGTGATATGAGATAGCAGTACTCACCAAGTTATCAACATAGATCTTGGTTGCTGCATCTTGATCTTGTATAGGATTTGCAACACTGTTAATATAGTTGTTATCTAAGACAATGTTGCCAGTGCCTCCTGGATTCAACTCAATGTTATTGTTGCCGCTTGTGGTAATTACAATACCAGTAGAGCTGTTGATATTGGCTGTGACAATATTAGCAGCAATCACATTAGCGGTGGTGTTTATGTTACCAGTTGCAACAACTTGTCCACTGGTAATTAGATTACCACCTGTGACATTGCCAGTAGCAACAACTTGCCCAGCAGTGTTTAAATTTCCGCCAGTGACATTACTGGTTGCTGTCACGGCACCACCAACTGTTAAATTGCTGGTTACATTGGCATAACCTGCCACATCAAGATTACCTTGGCCGTCTTTGCCAACTTGCAAATTATTCTCAATGCCTACACTGCCAATTTCACCGTTGTTGACCAATACAATAGCAGTGTCACCGTTTTGGCTGTAAATATAACCGCCATTAACAATGATGTTACCACTGATCAAACTAACATTACCTGGTTCAAACAACAAGCCAGTGGTAGTTCCGGTGGTTATTTTGTTGCCAAGAATCTCAACATTGGCAGCGGCAATGATGTTGTTGCCATAGATGTTGCCAGTGACATTGGCTAAGCCGGCTGTGATCAAGTTACCACCAGTTATGTTACCTGTGGCTATTAGTTGTCCTGTGCTGCTGACATTGCCAGCATTGACATTGCCGCTAATATTAGCAGATGTAGCTGTGATTAGCTGTGTGGCAGATATGTTGTTGCCTGAAATATTAGCCGCACTTGTAATACTACCAGTAGCATCAATCAATCCAGCAGTGATTAAGTTGCCACCAGTAACATTGCCGGTAGCTGTGATCACGGCGTTTGAAACTAGATTTCCTCCAGTAACAGTGCCGTTGGCATTGATCAACCCTGCTGTGGCAATATTACCGCCAGATAAGTTTCCTGTTACAGTTAAGGTTTGAGCAAAGGTCACAGGACCTGACACAGACATTGCACCAATGTTGGCGTTGCCTGCCCAGACATTTCTCCATTGGAAAGTGCTGGTTCCCAGTGTGTAGGTATTGCTGAATCTTGGATTTGCACTACCCCAAATAACCAAATTGTTTGTGGCAGGTGTAAGATTCAGGTCTGATCCACCAAGACTGCTGACATAACCAGTGATCAAGGTACCAGCAGCATTGGTCAAACTAATAGTAGGACCGGCTTTGTCAAACGTAAACAAAGCACTGCTTGATATTAGACCATTGTCATTGAACATGACCTGTCTATTTGCTCCTGCTGCAACAAAATTGCCAGATATGTTGGCACTGCTTGTGATATTGCCTGTGGCTGACACTATGCCAGCCGTGATTAAATTGCCACCAGTGATGTTACTAGAGGCTGTGATCAAACCTGGTGTAGTGATATTACCGCTGGCTATGTTGCCAGTAACATTTACATTGCTGGTGATGTTGCCTGTGAAACTTGTAGTACCGGTTACTGCTAGAGTACCAAGATTAGCAGTACCAGCGGTTGTGATATTTCCACCAATGATATTGCCAGACGCTGTGACCACATTGGACGATTTGTCAAAAGTAAACGCAGCACTACCTGCTAGAACATCGTTGTCATTGAACTGTATTTGGGTGTTCGCACCACCGGCATCAATGTTACCTTGGATATTTCCAATAAAGGTGTGCGCTGTAACATTACCAGTAAACGTGGCAGCAGTGGCTAGTACATTGTTAGCATTGACATTGCCGCTGGCTGTGACGTTTTCTGTGGTGACATTTTTAACAAAAGCGTTGCCAAAATAAGACGTAGCGTTACCAATTGAACCAGTGGCATTGGTGCCAAAATTAACAATAGCCTGTGGTTGATTTCCAGTCACTGCCAGGCGGTATGCACCAGCTAGACCATTTTCGTTGTTGTAATTTAAAGTGAGATTTCTTGAGCCGTTTGGTCCCAATAGATATCCACTGCCGCCAATTTGCACACCACTCAAAGCATCATAGCCGGTATCAGGAATCAGACTAATACTGCCATTGTTGGTTATACGAGAATTAGATCCTGTTCCTGTCCAGCCAAATTGAGCTGCTGTGATTACATTGCCGGCGCTGACGTTGCCTGTGGCTGTGGCAGTTTGAATTGATAGATTGCCTGCTTCAACGTTGCCAAAATTATTAACAGTGACTATCTCACCGGTGATTGATACATCTTTGGCCAACAGCAAGTTACCTGAACTGTTGTCATATCCAAAGAAAGCAGATTTCTCACTGCCAGAATAATACCAAAGCTGAGTGCCTCTATCTTTACCATCATTGTTGGTCAACGGAGTGTTGTTGACGCCTCGACCAAGAGCAATTATAGGATCTTCAACATTTAGGTCTTCAACGTTTACATAGACTAGATTGCCATTGACACTAAGATTACCATCAATCTGTGCATCTGAAGTTACAGTTAGAATACCACCAACCAATAGGTTACCAGCTACATCAATTGAGTTGGCGGTGACCTTTCCTGTGGTGTTTATATTTGCGCCACTGACATTGCCAGTGGCCACAACCTGTCCTGTGGTGTTTATATTTCCGCCACTGACATTGCCTGTGGCTGATACCACACCTGTGGTGTTGATGTTTGCACCACTGATGTTGCTAGAACTAGTGATGGCACCCGTAGCAGCAACTTGACCTGGTGTACTGATGTTGCCGGCAGCAACATTGCCAGTGATGTTTAGATTACTAGTGACATTTCCTGCGAAGCTTGAAGTATTGGCTACAATCAAAGTGCCAAGATTGGCAGTGCCAGCGGTAGTGATATTACCACCAGTGATGTTGCCTGTGGCTGATACAACACCCACGGTGTTAAGATTGCCACCAGTGATGTTACCTGTGGCTGATACAACACCCACGGTGTTTAAATTAGATCCTGTGACATTACCCAAAGCACTGACTAGACCAGTGGTGTTGATATTAGCGCCACTAACATTGCCTAGAGCACTTACAACTCCAGTGGTGTTAAAGTTGGCTCCGCCCACATTGCCTGAAGCTGATAGCACTCCAGCAGTGATCAAATTACCACCAGTGATGTTGCCAGTGACAGATGCCACGCCAGAGGCATTCAAAGACACTGCTGATAGATTAGCAGATGCAATTAGATTGGCAGCTGATAGATTTCCAGACACAACTGCTGCATTGGTACTTTTGTCAAAGGTAAAACCATTGCTGCTGTTGGCCAAACCAGAATCATTAAACACCACACCTGTGTTGCTGCCAGGCACTGTGAGGTTGCCACTGATATTACCTGCGAAATTGCCTAGGAAATATGAAGCAGTGATATTGCCAGCAGCAGTGATGGTACTATCAGATACAGTGACATTGCCAGTTTTTAAAATGTTACCAGTGATATTGCCAGTGGCCAGCACAGTGAGTGATGACACTGTGTTACTTGCTGTTAAATTAGTGGTGTTAACTGTGACTGCATTAACGTTGCCAATGTTGGCAGTGCCATTGGCAGCTGAAATTGTACTGACTGTTAGCAGTGGAGTTGATACTAGACTTGACGCGGTAACAGTGTTAGCCTGAACATCAGTTGCCACCAAACTCTGTGACACATTGATATTGCCATTTAGATTTAGACCACTGGGAGTCACAGTAACTACATTGGTACCAGTGACTGTGAGAGTGATATTGCCGTTTACATTGGCAATGCTTAGATTGGTGTTTCCCCAGATCAATGCGCGAGGAGCTTCGGCAACAATACCTGTTAACAGACTACCATTACCAATAAAGTAGTTGCCAGTGATATTACCTACGCTATCAAATCCACCTGTGCCTAGATATAATGTGTTGTAACGTGCGCTGGGAGTGCCAAGATCATACACATTGTCCAGTCTTGGCATCACTGTGCTGTTGGTTTGTACTACCCCAATTCCGCGAGGCGCAAGTATTATGTTGCCATTGAGCTGGGAAGTAGAAATCGTGTTGTTGGCAATCTGTATGTTGCTGCCAACAGGACCAGCCTGATAAATTTCAGTGAAATTCTCGTTGGTCTTAATAAACGCAGTGCGTAATGGATCACCATCACCATTGTCTGGCTGCGATCCTACGTTGATTATTTGCTGTGCCATCTCTGTCCTAGTTCCCGATTTAATATTTATCGTGAACAGAGATTTGGCATTTTAGCCGGTAGAATATCGGCGTATGATTTGCCTTGGATAAGCTAGACCTGCACTAGGGCGTAGCCACCAGCGTTTTTGAGGCCAAACGTTGCCATTTATGGGTCTATCGTTGTAGTAGCCCATGAACAGATTCTGAGCTCCTCGCAGGCCTCTTTCACTCACAGGACCCGGTGGCAGTGGGGTTCCAAAGTCTGGAATCACACCTTCTTGCGCATAGTATCGAGCCCAACGATAAGCGTCCATTTGGCTCATGTTGGGGTATATCTCGCACAGAGAAGCAATAATACCCATGACTTGTGGACTAGCCATGCTGGTACCAGTGAGTTTTGACATGAAAAAACTAGCATTTCTTGGGTCAGGTACTCCGCTGGTATATGGTGCCATGATACCAGTTCCTGGTGCCCAGACTGTGATTCCACGGCCTGCACTGGATGTTTGTTGTACCTGCTGATTGACAGTTTGATCAATGTTACCTGTAACTATTACACCTTTGAAGCTGTCTGTACCTGGAGTACCTGTTTCAGTTGAAGCTGGTACTGGAAATTGATTATGATACCTTGCAGCGTAAAGCACAACAGTGCCAAAAGTAGCATAGGCCACATTTAAATTGTTGTTAAAATCAGGATCTCCGCTGAGTACACCTGCTTCGCCCCACTGGTTACCTGCTGCTGCTCCCCAGATTATACCCTCGTTCATGCCATCAATAATAGCAGCTGAAGCTGCTGCATCTTGCAGAGTATAGAAAAACAGAATAACACCATATACATTGGCATATTCAGCATAGACCTGAATACCGCCATTATAGAAGTTGGTTAAAGTCCAGTTCCCGTTGTAAGTGGCCTGCAACGACGTTTGGCCCGCAGGGGGACTGGCAGGATGATTCTGTATCGTGCCCCGGTAATCAATTCGATTACACATCAAGATGTTGTTGCTTCTTGCGAATGTGTTGCCAAACAAACCAAAACTCATGTTTACCACAGTGGGATTTTTGATACCTGTGACAGGATTACGAGTTTTAACGCTGTTGTGCCAATAGCGAATATAGTTTACCAGCTGTGTTAGGTTTGGAGTGCTAGTGCCATTGGTTTGTTCACCATAGGGCGAAATATTGTAAATGGTACTATCTCTGGCCCATCCACAGGTGTTACCTGCCATGATACCACCAACGTTATAACCATGTCCGTTGTTGCCTGCAGAACCTGCACCATAGTTATACACACCTGCTGGTTGTCCTGTCACAGCTGGGTTGTATGCCCACCAGTTAATCTGATTGATTCGTGATCCGCCCGACCCATCGGCATTTCTGGCATATTCTGGATGATTTCTATCCATGTTGCCATCAAATACCACTACGTCAACATTTTTTCCTGTGCTGGTCAATGTGATAGTGGCACTTTTATTTGGCTCAGATCCGTCACTGCCCCAGTTTGGCAACGTGGTCCTGTTCCAACAGCGCAGCAGACCCCAGTTTTTCATGTCGCTGGTTGTGGTACCACTTTTATCCCAAAACGCACTGAACTGTGATCCCAATGGTCTTGGTTTGATTCCCAAGAACTGTGGTTCAACTTCAACGGCTATCACTCTAGGATCTTGCTCAAGACGTGCTGCTTCAATTGGAGTGATAAGATAGGTTGTACTCCGGCACAGTGGCATTCGATCAATGCATTCTACCACTCGATCTGGTACATAGCCTCGACTACCTGGACTTTCCATTTCATCATAGAAATTGTCCTGTACGTCATAGCTGGCCAAGGTAATCACGTGAGGATATTCTGTAGTAGCATCCATCTGCAAGGGTTCAACATACCCCAAGGTTGCTTTGGCATGTTCCATGAGAGCTTCAGGGCTAGGATTCTCTCCTAGTTGTTTGACTAACTCTTCTTCGGATGCGGTTCTTTCAATCATTATGTTTCCAGTTGCAACACAGTTAATGTAACTGTGAGTGTAGCAGGTGCACCACTTAGATTCGTGATAGTAATGGGCACAGCGTTTGAAACCGGATTGTCATCATTGAAGCCAATGGCCGCTGGGCTAACAGTCACAGTGTTTGCACCATTGGTAATAATTTCTGCTATGACGCCTGCACCTGGTTGAGGATCTGTATCCTGATCCCGTGTAGAGTCGGCTGTTCTAGCAGCAGTGCTGGTGTATACTCTTACCCAACTAGCCGCACTAGTGGAAATTTTATAAATTGCGTAGCCTTTGTAACCAGTTAGATTAGCGTTTACACTCACAGCATTGGATACTGGACCAACTGTGGTACTGATATTGGCACGATTTCCTGCGCCACCTCCGCCACCTGTTACCACACCAGTTAGAAAAGCACCATTGCCTAGAATAAATGTGCCGCTGACATTGCCTGTGGCATTTACATTGCCAACGTTGATATTGCCTGTGTGAGTGGCTGAACCAGAAGTTGAAATATTACCTGCTGTGATATTACCTGTCACAGTTGCACTGGTCAAAGCCGCATTGCCAGCTAATAAAGTTGTGGTTGAAACATATGGTGATGTCACTGCATTACCAGCATTGACATTGTTAACCACTAACTGCGAACCATCTAAATAGGCACTGCCAACTGCTACTTGTGTTGTTGCATTAACCAAACTTGCATTGAGAGTGGTCACATTGGCCGCACCTGCTGCGGTGATATTACCACCCGACGTGATGTTGCCGCCTGCTGCAATGGTCTGGCTAGCGATCATGTGCGAACCTTGAACGTTGCCAGTTGCACTGATATTACCACCTGAACTTATTCTACCAGCAAAATTTTGTTGTCCAGTACCAGTTGCGTTGAGATTACCAGTGATGTTAACTGTGATACCATCAATGATATTGGTCACTGTGGTACCAACGCGATTCCATGCACCGGTGGTACTGTTCCATTGATAGGTTATATTTCCTACATTGGCCTGCTGACCATTAACGGGACTAACGGGAAAGAATGACATTAGAATCTCCCCACTGCAATTGTAATAGTCTGTATTGAATTATCAAGAATTGTCATCATGCTTTTACCCAGTACGCAGCCTGGTCTATATAAACTGTCATTTACTCTTTCAGCCACCCCTGGTAAGTCACTTGTGGTCAGCAAAGTGCCTTTGTCCACCGGACCTCTCACTTTGCAGTTTACTTTGCCAGTGAGTGCAACTGCTACTCCGTCAACACCAGAGTTCATTAGGTAACTGGGCTTTTCACTGACTACTCCTGCCACAGCAGTGTCATGTGTACGAGAACTAATTGTAATTTCCTGTTCACCACCAAAAATTACCACTGTACCCGGTTCATATTTGTTGTCTGATGTATAGTTTTCTGCTAAGTCAGCATAAAGTGCTGACGTTGAAGTAGCAAACACACGATTGAAATAATTGCTGGCCGAACCAATGTTGCCTGTGGAATTAGAACCAAGGTTAGTGATGTTGCCTACTGCTAGACCTAGATTGGTTATCTGCGCCATGTTAACGTTGTTTACATTGGCAAAAATGTTACCGCTGGTAGATGGAATGGTAACAGTTGATAGACCATTGATAATAGTGCTAGGATTAGTACTGATGCCTGTTAGCAAACTACCATTGCCAATGAAGTAAGTGCCTGCGATATTGGCCGCGGCATTTAGATTTGTTACTGTAATGGTATTGGCTGTAAATGATCCATTAACATCTCGTTGTACCACTGTGTTGGCCAGGGTGCTTGCTGATGCAGGAGGTGTAGCCACCCCACTGATATCCACCCACTGATCAGTATCACCATCATCTACATATTGATACACAATACCGTTGACGGTGTTAAACCAAAAGTCACCAGCAGTGGGAGAACTTGGTGCTGTGCCCTGAGCATCCCATTTAACAGTTCCGCCGCTGACAAATGGCACTCCATTGGCAAAATAGTAGTTGTCTGTTAAGATATTGCCGGTTGTAACATTACCTGGTAAAATAGCACCAGTGGTGGTCAACAGCATTACATTAGCAACACCGCCCACGTCCATTTGAATGTTGCCAGATAGATTGGGCAAATCAACTTTAGATGTACCGTTTTGAATACGATTGCCAGACGCATTACCAGTGGGAATGTTGGTAAGTCCTGATCCGTCACCAATAAAAACACCAGTGGTAACAAAGTTACCAACTGACGTAATAGAGTTACTGGTGATATTGTTTGCAGTGATGTTGGCAGTTGGGAAAGCAACAGTGCCCGTGGCAGTCAACCCTGAAGTGCGTATATTGCCTGCGACATTAACCGTGTTGGTTGTAATGTTGACGTTGTCCGTCGCTTGTATAGAGACAATATTATAGTCACCGTTGACACGTTTGTAAGTTGACATCTAACAATCCTTTTGCTTATTTATACGAGCCAGAAACAGCGACATTTCAAGGTGCTCAAGATTGCTCAAACGGTCTAATTCAGCGTGTTTCATTGTGGTTTCCCCGTATACCCTGGTCCAGCGCACAGTGGGAAAATCTGATATCACTGTGGTTATCTGCTTGATCCAGTTGCCCGTGAATGTGGGAGGAGTTCCACGTGCTTTGTAGAATTCGGTACCTGCATAAACGTTGTTGAATTTGTTATCCGTTGTTGGTCCAAGATCATACCCCAGCAAATAGATCTGCGTGTGTCCGTCAATAGCTGCTAGTGCAGCGGCCACTGGTCCTGAGCTGTTTCCGTAGTATTTTTTGGGGATCTGCCTTGCTCCAGAATTTGGATAGCATCTACGAGTGTAGAATGTTTTACGCTGACTGTAGCCAGAATCTTGAATTCGTCCACTGATCGGAGCGTCAGTGGCCACCAGCACGTCTGGTTCGTAATCTTTGTAGAGTGCATTGCAGCCATAAATTGAGCCGTAGTGGTGTAACCAGGCAAGATCAAGTCCTTGTCTACTAACACCATTTGCCAGTGCAAAAGCTATAGTCATAAAAAAATCCTCCCAGTATGTAGTTCTGGGAGGATCCTAACAGTATTAAAAGTGTTAGCTAGTCCACTTCTCAACTTGCCCTGGTATCACTGTGGTATTTGCAGTACCACTCTTGATCACAGTGCCTTCGTCAGTGAAGAAGTTTGATACATAACGCACATCATTTACCACGCTGGAGTAACCGTAGTCGTTACCTCCAGTCCAATCCAACAGCCACTTGTTGGTTAGCTTGCTGATGTAGGTAATTGTTGAATCTCCTACTGAGAAGCCAATGGCCATGCTGCCGCCAGGAGGAGTTGCATCATTGTCTAAAACGCACACACCGACTTCTTGACAGGTGCCTGTGGTACCAGCGCCTGCGGCTGCTGTAACTAAGAAAATAGTGCCTACTGCGGCACCCACTGGTGCACCCATAGCTACCCAATTGGTGTCCCCAAGGCTAGCAATGCGCACACTGACACCCACCACTGCGTTGGCAGGGTCAATAGCTGTGTTCGTGGCCACTAGAAATTTGTGAGCACCTTTTTGACGCAGGATAACACCATCATCTACACCTGTGTAGCTGTTGGCGATGTTTACAATACACTTGACCACAGGATTAGTAGCTGATGTGGCAGTGGTACGAAGTCCGCCAACCACGCCAAGATAATCGTTTGCACTTAGAGTTGTTGGGTTGACATTATACTCTGGATCTGTCAGTGAGCCAAAGTTTGGAAAACCAACATCAATGCCTACTGCTGCACCAGGTGCACCAATACCAGAATTAGTAGAATATTTTTGTATTTTGAGAGGACGCCCCATTTGTTTTCTCCTTAAAGAAGTCCGATGTGGGTTCTAGCCACTACGCGGTGGTTGCCGCATAAAACGCAGAGTGCGTTAATAGTATTTAGTGGTTTACCAAATTAATTGACCTACTAGTTTAATTTTGGCATAATTACGTTATGCGCTGTGAGCCGGTGGACGGCAAGGAGATTCTAAACCTCCAATGAATGGGTTCGATTCCCATACGGCGCACCAGAATCATCGGCGGACCCGTAACCATATTCCGCCTCCGCTGACGCGAAAACGGGATGGGCTGCGCTCACGGGGTTTGGTAGTTTCCTGACACAAAAATAACTACCCATTAGGAAACTGTTATGCGCTACATTTTAATGGTTTTTGCTTTGATAGCAGCAGGTTGTTCTAACAAGTACGATGAGTGCATAGAACAACAAAAAGCAGAGTATAGAGAACGTAATCCTAAAGCAAGTTACGGACAAGTTCAAAGCAGGCAACATGATTTTGAACTAATGTGCAGTAAATTTAAAACAAAAGGAAAATAAAATGTCATAGATTGAATACGCATGCAAGGATCTAGTGTTTCACTTCAACAAGAAACATCTAGAAGATAGTACCATCCCCATGTGGGTCGTAAAAACACACGGTGAAACTTTTTACGTAGACCACGTCACTGCTTCCATCCCATGGAGTACCAAAGAGACTCCGGACAATTACCATACCAAGGGCAGTATCAAATTCAAAGAGTGTTTGTTGGCCATCAACGATGCCAACGAAGCTGAAATCTCAGTCTTGACCTTGATTGACAAAATTAGATTGCGAAATCAAAAGCTTGGTATCACAAGAATAATTTTTACATACGGTGGAGCATTTCACAAAGCATTACAGCATAATGAATACAAACACTCGCCATTCAAAAACATCAGCGGTGGTTGTGGCACTAGCTTTGTGGTTTGCGATTTGTTAAAAAAGGAAGAAGCAACCTTTGCTGCGCTGAAATATAAAGATGGATTTAGAATCATGCAGGCCAATGAACGTTACTATCAGGCCTACGATGATCCAAGTCAAAAATGGATAGACGAAGACGATTATCAAGACGATGACGAAGAATAATCTGTCCAAGAAAAACCCCGCCGAAGCGGGGTTGATTCCCATCCCTGAGAGTTTTGATTAGCTGAACGACAGGTTCGATACAGCGATCTCACCCAGATAGTCAGCTGCGTTACCGAAGCTGCTGGCTGTGTTGGTAAGTTCGATGTAACCATAACGAGTCATGAAGCTTACCACTGGTTCAAAAGTGGTAGGATCAAGAACAACGCCAGAGCTCATCAGCGGAATATAAGGGCAATAGAACGCGGCTGCATCAGCTTCGCTCGAACCCTTGTAACCAACTAGAACAGCTTGGCTATCGCTAGCATAGCTGTCAACGAACACACGCATTGCGCCGTTCAATGTACCAACAAACTTGGTGTTGGTAGGTGCTTCAAATGTGCCTTCAGTTGTACGTGCAAATGCTGAAGTGGTTGCGCTTTGCAGCACAGTCAGCGATGCAGGTGACACAACTGCCCAGTTACCAGCGCCACGACGTGTACGCTGAGCAATCAGGTTAGCAACACGGTTGATCAGAACTGCCAGTGCAGCATGTTCGTCACCAACGAATGTAGCAGTACCAGATACAGTTGCCTGGTTGTATGTGAACTCTGTAGCTGCCAGAGTACGCAGGCTCAGCAGGATCTCTTGATCAATTTCAGCAGTGATCTCTTGAGCCAGTGCGGCCATGATTTCTGCTTCAACGTCAATACCGTGCATTGCTTGTGCATCTTGTGCTGCTTCAAAGGTCCAACGAGCTTGCAGCTTACGTGTTTTTGCTTCAACAGCCTGCTTCAGGATCTGAACGCTGATGTTACGACCACCAGAACCTTCAAGAACCGAAGTGTCAGCACCAGTGTAGCGAGTCTGACTTGCGCCAGGAACGCCAGCAGTCACAGTGCTTGCTGAAGAGTAAGCTGTTGCAATCTTGAACGGGCTCAGTGCTTCTTCACCAGCGATGGTTGAAGTTGCAGCAGCTGAAGTATCGTTCATGGTGCTTGCATAGCGAACACGCAGAGTGTGGATTTGACCCACAGGGCCGGTCATTGGCTGAACACCTACCAGTTCGTTAGCGATCACAGTTGGCATCACACGACGAATCACTGGCAGAATGACACGGTTTAGAGTTGCCACGTTACCAGCAGCGGTGCTGCCAGCAGTTGCATTCTCTTTCAGATACTTGCGAGTGTTTTCAAGAATAACACCCATGGTGCTGCGACGTGAACCTTTAAGGCCTTCCATAAGGGCTTCTTTGGTTTCGTCCCAGCGGCTTTCGAGTAATTGCTCTGACATTATAGTCTCCTTTTGCTTATAATCCTGCCAATCTCTTGATGTCAATCACATTGCTGCGATCTTCATCTTGCTGAGGCGAGGTAGTTTTATCCCCAGTCACTTCGCTAATCGATTCTGTAATCACTTTCTGGGCTTTCACAGATCGGTTCTCGAGCACCGCTGGTAGATATTTTTCAAAAGCGTTTTTCAGACGAGCAGTCTGTACGCTTTCAAGAAGATTGCGCATGATGTCCTGCTTCTCTTTGTTAAGAGGAGCCAACAGGTCGGCCATAATATTGGCACGTTCGTTGTTTTCACGAATCATACGAATTTCTCGTTCTTTACTTTCCACAACCACACGAGCTTGTTCGGCCACTTGTACGGCCTTGGACAACTTGGCATTTTTCTCAGCAATCACCGCATTGAGCTTGCGCACTTCTGCATTTTCATTGAGATGTGTAGCACCAAATTCAGCTGCATAGGCTTCAAAGATGCGACGGCCAAAATTGTTTTCTCGTGCAACTTGGATGTCTTCACGTAGCTGGTTGAGTTCAGCCTTGAGATGCTTGGATACCGCTTGACTCATCTTCTGCGCACTTTCTTTAACAAAGCGTGATTTCAATGACTCAAGTTTTACACGGGCATCGCGCACCAGACGCACTTGGGTTTCTACAACCTTTTGTTTGTCCTGAGCGAATTCCATGATTTCTTCTGCAAGTGCTCGCACCACAAAGGTTTCTAATTTTTCTAGTCCTTGGTTGTGAGCCTTGCGATCTCTACGCACTTCTGCGATTTCTTCAGCCAATTTCTTTACCATGAAGTCGTTGAACTTAGTGGCACTTTCTTTCATCTTGGCTTGGAACTTCACGCGATCTTCAGCAAGTTGACGCTTTTCAGCAGCAACGCCTTCGATCTCTGCGTTTAGACCTTCGGTTACCATGCGATCTAGGGCTTCAACCATCACGCTCTTGTCGTGCTCATAGCGTTGTGCAAACTCCTCGCGAAGTTCTGCACGTACCTGTTCACGAGCTTCATTTAGCTTGGTTTCCCAGGCTTCATTGATCTCGCGACTAACGTCTTCGTTAATCAGGCCGCTATCTAGTAATGGTTTGATGGCATCTAACATTATTAGATTCTCCTTAGATCTTGAGATCCTTGATAAGGCGTTTTACTTCCTCTTTCAGGTATCTCTGTACTTTGTTGTCCGTACCAACTTCTTTAGCTATCTCAAGAGCACGATGACCATATTTCATGTTCATCAAGCCCTCATAAACTGCTGTGGGATAAGCATTGGGTGCGCTGGGTTGGGCAACCACATCAACAGTAACTATTTCAAAGTCACTGACATGTCCGGTTCTATCGTCAACATTACCGCTGCCGCGGCTGCTAACGCCTAGTTTCACTCCAGAATCCAACATGGTCTTGACCAGTTGTCCCATAGGAGTTGGTAAAATTCTTAGTTTGCCGTAGCCATCGCTGCCATCCATCCACATTTTTTCAATCATGTGGCTAACCCGATCTAGATTGATTTTGAGATCGTCTGGATGATCAACTTCGCCAAGCACACTCATACCACTGTTGATTTGTTCATTAATAGTGCCAACAGCACGATTAATTTCGCGAGTGGGATACACACGCTCATTGGCATTGCGCTTGTCACCCTGAATACAAATACCTTGCATGTAGAGTTTTTTACCACTCCCGTCAGGAGCTTCTTCTTGCAAGAGCTCCACACGGGCTTGGCTAAACGTCAGGGTTTCACGTAAACAGCGATTCACAGCAAATCCTTACAGTGGGCTCTTGGTGTTTACACCAGTGGCCTGTGCTAGGTGTGGCTTAGGAGCAGGCTTTTGTGTTACCTTGGCCTTGGCAGGTGAATTTTGCACATCGCTGATTAGGTCTTTTACATTGTTGCTGTAAGCACCTGCTGCGTCATGCTTGCCACCCATGCTTGTGCCAGTGTGAACAGGCTTGCCTTCCATACCACGTGCGCCGCTGTTAGCAGCTACCACGCTTTTTTTGTTGATACCGCCTTCTTCAGAAGTGGTTGGCTTTGGTGCAGCTTTTAGGTTAACAGCCTCGCCCATTGGCATTGGCTCTTCGTCACCTATGTCTGCGTCCATGTCCATATCCATATCCATGTCTGCGCCGTCGTCGCCGATGTCAATGTCCAGCTCTTCTTCGCCGCCCATGTCATCGCCCATGTCTTCGTCGCCCATTAGAGCTTCAAATTCGGCCATAAGCTCATCAAGCTTGTCTTCAATGTTCATGAGCTTGCCTTCGATATCATCACCGCCGGCTTCGTCAGCGCCCATGTCATCGTCGCCTTCTTCATCGGCTTCCATAGAGATGCCTTCTTCTTCAACACTAACGTCGTCAATCAAGTCATCAGCGGAGTCTCCGCCCATCATTTCTTCGACTTTTTCTTCATCGTCGTGCATGGCTTCGTCGACTTTTTCATCGTCATCGTCCATGGCTTCTTCGACTTTTTCCTCGTCATCGTCGTCGTGTTTGGCTTCATCAATTTCTTCTTCAGCGTCCATCATTTCTTCATAGATCTGACGGCTTTTTTCAACTACGATATCGTGAAACAGGGCACGGGCCTTGTCCTCTTCATCGTTGATCACGTATTCAATTAACTGTTCGAACTTTTTGTTCATGTGTAAGCTCCTCATGGGTAGAAATTTCATTTGTCCCCAAGAAGGGCAAATGTATTACTATATTTAACGGATTGATGTAAAGAGTGCTCTAGATCGGCTGTTTTTTGCAATAAAATTACAAAAAAATTAAATCGTAGGCTGTGGAGGCGGTGAATATTGATTTTTTATGTCTTTGAGTTTTTCTTTGTATTCGTATTTTCTCAAATCATTCATTTGTCGCAGCTTGTTTAGCTGCTTGAGAGTAAGTCTGGTTTTACGGAGATTTTGTATCTGAGGACGGCTATTATCCTGTGCAGGATCTTGATAAGCAGTCGGACTACGTTGATATAATTCAGTAAGGACCATGTTAATATTTATACCGAAGGTGGCGCTGCGGGAGCTGCTGTTGGGCCAGCTGCGTTTCCGGCAGTCGGAGGTACTCCACCAGCACCAGGTATTTCACCAGCACCAGGTTCGCCAATATTGGCCAGTTCTTGCCCGGTTTCAAGGTCTGTTTGTAGTCCGCCTGGTGTCACACCTATACTACGTAGATCCTGACCTTGGGTGGTTTCAAGATCAGGTTCATCACGTTCTTCTTTCCAGAGTTTTTCGTTTTCTGCGATTTCGTCTTCGGTTAGCCCTAGGAAACGTTGCAGCATAAAACGCTTGCTCATGTATGGCAACGGCTCAAGTGATGTAAAACTGGCAATACGACTGGCATCTAGTTCGCTTTGACGATAGCTAGCAAAGTTCTGCGGGGGATTAAACTTAAGATCAAATAATCCAGAGTCAATGTTAAAACCGCGCCAGGCCAAGAACATTTTGAATTCGTCGTCTAGTTTTTGCACAATACTCTGCTGCAAACGTTCACAATATTGATTGAATCTGTATTCTTGAATCAAGGCTGTGCCTACTTTGCCGTCGTTCAATGCACGATCACTGTCGTCTGGGCCAGTGGGCAGATAGCTGCTGGGCACACGTAGACCACGTGCCATTTTGTTGTTAAAATACTTTAGATCGTCAATTTCGCCAAGGTTTTGACCGCCAGGCAGAGTATCAACTGTGCTACCTCGACCATCTGCTGTCTGTGGAAAAAAGTAATCTTCGCCAATGCTCAAGGGATTGTAAGCTGAATCCATGATGTTTTGCCCACCGCCGCCCACTGTGGGAATACGGCGTTGATGCATTTCATTTTTCACCCTCTCCACAAAGGCCATGGCCATGTGGCTGGGCATGTTGCCCACGTCAATCTTGAAAATACGCCGCTCTGGTGCACGTTGTACACGGTAAATCAAGATAGCATCTTCCAGCAGTTCTTTTTGTTTGAACACCTTGAAAATGTTTTCAAGAATACTTTGTCCAAACGGCCAAAAAGGATCTAGTCCTTCATTGAGACTAAGATGAACCACGTGCTTGGCATCAATACAGCTTTCGTTCATGGCCCTGCTGAAACGACCAGTGTTGGTCTGTGTGTTGGGCATGGTGTAGCTTAGGTTGGTCATGTTGCCACCGGTGGGTGGGTTTACCATGTAGTCTTGTGATGTTTTTTGAGCTATGCTCAGGCTTTCAAAGTTGGGGTTGATATCCCGTATGATGTACTGTTCTGGACGCTTGCCTTCGCTTTCATTCACAATGATGCGACTGACCTTGGTCATGTCAACCCAGTACATTTCAAATGTTTCTGGATCACGCACAAACACCTGATCTCCGTACTTGATGGTGTTGCGGAACAGTTTGAAAATTCTTTGATCTAATTGATTGAGTTTGACCCACTGTTGTAACTGTTTTTTGATGATGTCAATTTCATGATCAGTGGGCTGATCTCTAAACTTGATTTCAAAAGGTGTTTCGTTTTGTTCGTTGATCTGTGTGGAAAATTCAGCGATAATGTCTAAGCAAGCATTGATTTCCGAATCGCTGTCCATCATTTCGTATTGATTGTAGCGTTCAATACGATTTGGATGCCCGGTATAAACCTCAGGAAGTCGACTTGCATAGTTTCTAAATGCAAAGTCTGTTTGTGCTGAGTAACTTGAATACCCTTGATTCCTACCACTAATAGGACTCATTGTACCTGTGGTGTCAGCTACTTTAAAATACTTGCGCCATGTCATAGATATATTTACCGTTAGGCCCGCTGGTGTTGTAACATTCGAGTCAGCAGATCGTTTTGATCACGCTGTAAACGCACCATGTCTTGTATGCTACTGATCAGATCACCTGTACCTGAGCTAGACGAACTACGTGCAGCATCACTGATACTTCTCATGAATTCTTGAGGATTGAACGCTACAGGAATGCTGCTGCCGTCGGGCAGTGGTACCACAGCTTCTCTTCCGTGTAAGTTAGCCAAATAACCAGTGTCTGGACCAGACACCACACCTCCTCGAGCTAATTGCGGAATGTTGGCTACATCTTGAGATACTGGTGTCTGCTGATACAGACCAGTTGTAGCACCAATCATGCCTTGTCCCAACTTATTGGACATTAGACTGTACACTTCAGCCACTGTACGAGTTCTACCTGTTTTGTCTTCAAAGATTGATCGGTTTGCTGAGTATTGTTTTAGACCAACCACCTCGCTAATCTTGGCGTTGGGCCGATTGTTCATGGCATTAAAGAAACCAATTGCACCTTCGGCACCAAGGAAGTGCATCATATAGAGTTCTTCGTTGGTTGGTGTTCTTCCAAATACCTGCTCAAAACGTCCAGCATTGCCTCGTGTAAAAAACGCAGCAGCCTCAGCACTTTTTTGTGGGTCAAACCTGTCGTCTAGGCTCCAGTTTTTGCCCATTTGCTTAGTGACACCTTTCCAAGTGTCTTCAGTGAATTGAAACAAGCCCTTGGCTGATGATGTGCCTGCTCCTGCTGTACGTTTACCACTGCTTTCAACTAGAGCTACACTCTTGAGATAGTTCTGCATACGCGACTTGTCAAGATCGCCAGTGGTTGCTGCGCCACCCGCTGCTCCTGCTGCAGGCAAGTTAGCATAAGGGTTCCGTCCTGTCTGCTGTTCCTGTTCAATTAGCTTTTTAGCCCACTCAGGTACAGCATTGGGATTGTATTTTGAGATGTCCTTCCAATACTTGTACTGTTGTTCGTTTATTTCACGACTCATGCTGGGACCTGGGCCCGCGGCAGCTCGTGCAGCAGCAGCTTCTGCAGGACGAGCCATTTTTAGAATATCGTATTTGATGAAGTCAATTACCTCACCAATGGTATTGGTTAGGCGCAGAGTAAAACTGGATATTGACTTGTACAGATCACTTAATCCAGTGGTTATAGTGCCCGCTATACTCACAAACTTGCGAATAAGCTCTTGCATGCTCAGTGCAGCATCCAGCTGATTCTGTCTGGTCTGCACTTGATCCTCTAGTTCCTTTTCAGTGTTTTCTCTTTGTTCTTTTTGTTGCTTGAGTGCTTTTTGGTATTCTTTGTTTAGATCCCTATTGGCCATCATGGAAAGATTTTGGCCTTGAGCATAATCTATAAAAGTTTCACCAAAAGCACTGGTCAGTTGTGCTGTCTTGTTAAATGTTCTGTTGGTGTTGCCTATTGATCTACCTAACTCTGTAACGAACTGAGCACCGTTGATCTGACCTTTGTTCAATGCATCCAAAGAACTGATAACTTGTCCTGTAGAACTGCGTACTAGTTTTTGACTTTCTGCTGCTTCTAGTGATCCACCTATCATGGCTCGGAATCCCGCAGCAGCTTCTGGACTTTGCTTGGCCAGCATTACATTGATAGCTTGATATTCTTCAGCAAGATTTGACTGTCCGTTGGCATAGAGTTCGTCAATCTTGGCACGGAACTTTTGTTCTGTCAATGCACGTTTCATTTCTTCTTCGACTTCTTTGCGCTGCTGACCCGTGATTGCTGCCAGTGCCTGTGTTTCTTGTAGGTATTTGTTTGCGCCTGAAGCAAGTTCAGCAAATGTTTTGTTTTGTGCTTGACCCAGGGTAGTTTGAAGTCTTATATAACTGACCATGCCTTTGTTTTGCTGATCAATAGTTAGACCCATGCGTCTTAGACCCATGCGATAGTCATCAAATTGAGTGCTTACATTCGCTAGGGCTTGTCTACCTTCAAATACTGTGCCTTTAAACAAAGCCATGGTATCAGCATTTTCAGTGATCAAGTTTGTGAATGCGTTTAGACCTTCAGTGTTGTCTGCTATGACATAGCCAAGCCGGGCAGATTCGTCACGAAGCCCTGAAAGTTGATCACTGGCAGTGCCGCCAACTTCAGCTAGTCTTGAATAGGCGTTGTAAATTCTATCGCTGGACTCAGCTGCTAGACCAATGGCCTTGGCCAAACCAATTAGAGCCACACTCACTGCTTTAACAATTGGGCCGCCCATGAGCAAACCAAACGCTGCTACTGCTGTAGCGGTGGTTTCCACAGCATTGTTGAACACTGACATGCCCTGAGCACCGCTGTAAATCTGCTTGGTTAAATCAGAATAAGCTTTGGTGACGTCAACTGCGCTGGTACGAACCTGCTTGGAAAATCCCTTGACCCCTACTTGTGCATCACGTACAGAATCAGCGGTGCTGGCATGCAGCTGGCCATAGGCACGCATCTCTTCCATTACTTGACGTTGTAGCTCAGCCCGTTCTTGTTCGGTAAAATCTGCCATGGTTTTCTTGGGTTATAAGTACTTTATCTATATTTATGGATGTAAAAATGACCCCAACCGCTAATCCTTTACGGCAGTTTTTCCGCCAGCCAGCCATCTACCTGCGTTTACCTAGCCAAGGTAAATTCTGGCCGCCAGGCACCTTAACCATGACTGAAAACGGTGAGTTGCCAGTGTTGCCTATGACCGCGATTGATGAAATAACCTACCGCACACCTGATGCACTGTTTAACGGACAGGCAGTTGTGAGTGTGATTCAAAGCTGTGTGCCAAACATACGAAATGCCTGGGGCACTCCGGCCGTAGATATAGATGCCATACTCACAGCTATACGCATTGCCAGCTACGGACATGAACTAGAAATAGAGAGCCGCTGTCCCAAGTGTGAAGAAAGCCATACGTATGCACTGGATCTACGCCAAGTGCTTGACGGTTTCAAAATGCCAGACTATGATAGTTGTATTTCCAATGGTGATCTGGAAATACACTTTGTGCCTTTGAACTATCAGCAGATGCACGAAAACAATACCATGCAGTTTAATGACCAAAGACTGCTACAGATGTTGCCAAATGCAGAACTTCCAGAAGAAGAAAAAATCAAAATGTTAGCTGATGCTCTGCGCAAGGTCACTGAAATGACTGTGGCCACACTAACAGCAACTATCAGCTTGATTAAAACATCAAATGCCATGGTCACAGAGCACGAACACATTGCTGATTTTTTGAAAAACTGCGATCGTAAGTTGTTTAACCGCATTCGTGATCACGTGGTTACGCTGCGAATGGACAGCGAACTTAAACCACTACAGGTTAAATGCAACAATTGTGAAAATCAGTACACACAACCATTTACACTTGATCAAGCAAATTTTTTCGCGCCAGCCTCTTAACATCTAGCCCAGATGAAATTGAGGCAATGGTCGCTACCATGGGCAAAGAAGCATCAGCTATCCGCCACGAAGCTCTCAAACTAAGTTGGTACATGCGTGGTGGTATCACTTACGAACAAGCACTGCAACTCAGCTACGAAGAACGCATGGCCATAAATGACATTGTCAAAGAAAATCTTGAAACAACCAAAAAATCTGGATTACCTTTCTTCTAATGGATTTTAATCAAGCACAAATTGACATCTTGCTTTGGATCACGGGTTTCGTGGAAAAGTCTAATCCACAGCTCAATGGATGGCCTCCCTGCCCATACGCACGTAGAGCTCGACTCAACGGAGAATTTGAAATACGTAAAGGTAAGATAGATCCCTATGTTGACCTACAGGCCATTGACATGGAAGAAAAAACCGTGGTGGCCTATGTGTATGATCCGCGACACTTTGAACCAGCTGTGTTCAATAATCTTGTGGATCAAGTCAACACTGACTTTTTAGTAGCCAGAGACCTATTGGCCTTGGCAGATCATCCTCTCAGTGAAGAAGTTGTTAATGGTGTAAAGTTTAATCAGGGTACCTGGGCTATTGTGTTTGTGCAGCCACTTGCCAAGCTCAATGAATTTGCAAAACTACTTGCTGGCCAAGGTTATTACAAGAACTGGCCTGAAGACTATCTACAAGGACTGTTTCAACATCGTGTTGATCCTCGCATATGAACTATCAATTTGCACGCATTAGGCTTGACGCCACAGACTACAAACCCACTGTGTTTTGGGCATACCTTGACAAAACTGACTACAACATCGCAGCCTGTCAGGAAATCTACAAAAGCTACTGTAGATACAAAAAGTTTTCATCTGTGATGCCTATGTTTAACAGTAGATTTCAAGATCCCATGGCCGACATCATAGGATACTGGGATCAAACTCATTTGGTGGCCTTTAGCCTCATACGCAGATTTGACGACAAAAATGCCTTGTGTGACCAGTTTGCTTGGACCTATCACGATCCAGAACTTCGCCTTGGCATAGAAACACTCAAGACCGAATGTGCTGTGTACAAACAACGTGGCTTTGATTATCTTTATCTTGAACAAGCACATCTTTATAAAAAACAGCTAGACGGATTTGAAATACTAGGACCAATTGAATGAGCGACTTATACACAATCTGGGCAGACAAACAAGGTGACATTTCTGATCTTGAATGGGTCAACAACATGCGAGGCTTTTTTGATCATTTGGTCAGTGAAGGCAAAATGTTGACCTATCGTATCACACGCTGCAAGATGGGATTCCGCAGCATTGCAGACATGCCAGAATGGATGATAATCATGGAATTTCGTGACATGGCGCAGATGGACGAGGCTTTTCGTCGTGTGGCACCACTACAGGGCGAACTAGAAGACAAACACCGTAGTTTCAATCAATTTGTAGCGGGCAACATACAACATGCGTTGTTTCGCGATTGGCCAGATCAACTATGACACGCATTGTTTGCCTCACTGGCACACACAACATTGGCATCAGTTTCATGGATTGGAGCATACACTGGCTAGCTGGCCATGATCAAGTGTATCATTGGCAACAGGGCTGGCAACCAATCACTGTAAATCCATTAACTAGACTAAATGCGCATGGACACACACGCAATCATGTGTCTGGCATACACAACACACGACATGTGTTGGACAAACTAATCAATGTGCCCGCAGACTTTCATGTGATCTATCCTGTGGGACCTGCTGTGGACACCATGGCACAGGAACTTGGTCACACTAGTTCAGTATTGCATGACAATCAAGAATGGACTCGTCTGATTGATCTTTGCGACCAAGAATATGCTCAGGTCTGGCGCTGGTGTGATTACATGGGCTGTGACTGTGTGTTTGTGGCCACAGATCATCACAATCAAGTGTATCACGCTGGCACTCTAGATCGTGCGCAGCACGCAGTGATGTTTGAAGAAACACCAGTGGCCAATACCTTTTTACACATGAATGAAGTGTTTTTCAACAGCACCTTGAGTTCGGCCACAACTGTTTGGGATCGTAGAGAACTACTGGCACTGAATCTACAGTGGACAGCATCAAGACTAGGACACGAACACCTGGACTTCACACTCCCACATCATTGGATCAACTGTCAGGAATTTTGGTATCACGGACAACAGGTGCTCTCACGTCTGTGCAAAGATCTTGATATCACAACAGATTCATCACGGTGGGAATCATGGCAGCAGGTGTATCAAAAATGGCAGCAGATCAACTACCAACTCTTGAAGTTTCAATACGAACTTGATCACATTGTTGATGCTGTGGTCAATAACTGGTACTATCCACTGCGAGACCTTAGCTTTACTCAGGAAGTGATTATTCTACATCAATTGATGCACAAACATCAACTCAACGTCAAGAACTGGCAACTTGAACATTTTCCAGATAACACACAAAAACTACATCAGTTACTTGAGCCCAATCATCATGTACTTGGAAGATCTACTGCGTAGATCTATTGATTCGCTTGCGCTCATCAATGTGTTCGAGCAGAGCGAGAATCAAGTTATCATCTAGATTTTTTGGTCATACTTGCCCGTTTACCGGGCAAGTTGTCATCATCTGAGTTCGAACGATCACTTGTATAAAGAGATTGTGTTTCCACACGGAGGCGGTTGCGCTGTACCTCCTACTCTAGCCTTGACTCGCAACGGAACGCAGGCGACCCCATACAAGCAAAGTCCCTTGCGCCGCGGTTGTATCTTGTTCACATAGCCGCGATCATTTAGCCTAAGTTAGCCTATTCTTTGACACCCAAGATCTGCTGGCAACGAGCCTTACCTCGGCTAGCTCAATGGGGCTAAGTCACAACACTTAGCACAGAGTCTGTTTGTGGTTTTAAAATTGAGTAACAAAAATTTGCGAATGCTTGATGCTGTAGTGGGCCTGGATGCGAGTCGTCTGTGCCTAAATCAAGCCAGTGTTGACGTATTTGCCTGTCTTTGCCTATACGAATTGGATGTTGATAGTAGTAGAAATGTGGTATTTGCCTGAGTGTTGTTATATATGCGTCTGAGAAGTTTGCGTTGAAAATCACTAATCTAGCACCAATTTTGTCACAAAAATTGGCTACTGCTTTCATACAGTGCATTGATGCGTACAGTGTGGTGTCGCTGGCCAAAGCACGCAGTGGCCAGTTGATTTCTAGATTGGGATCCTCAACATGACTATGCATGTTAAGGTGTCGCATCTCACCATTTTGGATTATCCATTGCCTATACAGGCCGGTAATACCCCAGACCACTGTGTCGCGCCAGCGTATGTCCGATCTAAGTATTTGATCAGCTTGCCATGTGTTGCTGGCGCCAAGTTCGGCCAGCGTTGAGCATGGTATGTTCAGCAGACTAGATAGATGATGACTCCAGGTTTGAGTAGAATCAACACCAATGCCAGCAGTGATGCTGCACCCTGCGGTCCACAGTTGAGGTCCAGAAGTCTTGCGAGTGTCAACCAAGGGCAACAGTTCTTGTGGTTGGTTGACACTTTCTAGGTTTCCAAGTTGTTTGCGATCAATGTGTCTCTGTACAAGATATTCAGTAAGCCCACGAATACTGTCAAAGGGATCTAGTTCATTGATAATTTTGCGATCGCTCCACTGATGATTTGGTGGCGGACAATATTCAATCACATCTGACAGATCCAACAGAGCACAAAAATTATCCACAGCTAGGTCTCCTAGCGATGTATAAACAGCAACATCATCATGGTCACTGTCTATAAACTGCTGCCAATTGGCATTGCTGACCAAAAAAGCCAGAGGATGAGTTTGACGTGCTGCTGCTCTTAGATAAGCATTGACATCTCCTACATAAGTGGTTAAGCGTCCTTTGATCATGCGCAGAGTTCTTTCACACTGTCTGCATTGATCTCCCAGAAGAGATCATAGTCCATGATCATCCAATGACCGTTTAATCCACTGGTGTAATTGAAATTTCTTGTGAATATCAGTTGTGAGGTATTGGGCTGTGCTTGTACTGCCACAAAAGTTCCTTTGCGATTGAACTTCATGCAAAGTATATTAAAGTCACCATCGTCGGCCACGTCCATGCACTGTTGTATCCAGGTGTCTAGAGTTTTGCAAGCGCCTTGAAACAACTGATGAAACGGAAAGTCTTTGTAGCTTTTGCATTCGCAGTTAAATCTAGGAAAACTTTCACCAGGTATGATGTCGCCTTTGAAGCTGCGTATCTGCCCTTCGTGTAACACCTGTTTGCGATGCTGATTAGCACCACCTATGTAGGCACCAGAATGAGGCACACGTATAAAGGTTTCTCCATAGATCTGTGTAAGATGCTTTGCAACTGTGTTTTCCCAGGCGTTGCCCTTGACTTTTTGTGGACTGGTCATGTGCGATAGTTATCAGGCTACCATTCAGTAGCGTATTCTTGTGTCACGCGGCCAGCAACACATTTGGTTTGACATTCGTTCCAACGATAGCTTTGGAACTCCGATTGCCAAAAAGCATCCTGTAGTACAGATTCAAGACTGCGTTGCTTGAGATCAAACTGTTTGCCTAGTTCCTGCCATTCTTGATTGTGTGCATAACGATTGGCCACCCAACAGCAAGGAAACAGTTGCCCCTGCGCACTAATGTATAGGCCTTTGTTGCCTATCGAGCACAAGGGTTTCACGCCATTGATTTCTAGACTTTGTTGATATCTCTCTAGATTAATAGGCCATGATTGGGGTTTGCGATCAGTGAAGTCATAGACTTCACGTTCAAATCTGTGTGTTTGGCTTACAAGATCCGGTATGGGCTCTAGTATGTCTTTGTCGCCATAGTGAGGATACACACTGCCAAACTTGGTGCTCTTGGTAAGTTGAAATCTATCAAAGCCCAGATCAAATGCCTGAGCTTTCATGCGCTGTATATACTTTTGATTGAATTTAAACGCAATAGCAGCCCAGATTATTTGACAACGACTATGAGCACGCAGAGTCTTAACACCTTCAATGATACTGTTCCAGTCGCTGTTCACACGATATTGATTGTTGCTGGCGTTGTCCCAACCGTCTATACTAAAATGCACACTGTCGTTGGGACCAAGCTGTATGGCAAGACTTTGCCACCAAGACTCTGACTTATAGCTGCCGTTGGTCACAATCACTATCTCTATGTCAGACTTGATGCTTTTGAAATAGGCAATCACTGGAATAAGATCATGAGCATAGATTGGATCACCGTCGTCACCACAAAAAGTTATCTTGCGTACATGTTGTTTTATAAAGTCAGGTGGGAAATTGCGTTGAAAGAAATCAAAATCTAGTTCAGTGTTTACAAGTCCGTTAGGAACCTCCTGTCGTGCGCATCTTGGACAGCGCAGCGTACACTTGCTGGAAATTTCTATGTGCCAGTGCCACGTGGCTAGGCTATTAGTCAATGGCATAAGATGTGAATCCATTTTCTTTGACCACTTTCATGATATTTTCCACACGCCCTGCTAGTTCATCACGATGGCTCACAAGCCATATGCTCTTGTGACGTTCTCGTCCCATTTTCTTTAGAATAGCTAGAGCGTTTTCAACGCCCTGTGTGTCAAGACCCGAATCAATCATTTCATCCACAAACAATAGATTCACAGGACGATACAGACTTTCCCAGACATCACGGAAGGCCCAGCTCATGCTGAGTATCAATCGATTGCGCTCACCACGGCTTAGATTATCAAAGTCCAAATCTCTACCCAGTTCTGTGATTTCCACGGAAAGATCGTTTTGGAACATCACCTGATGTGGTAATCCAATGCGATCAAGATAGTGTACAAGTCTGCTGTTAAGATAGCTGAGATTTTGATCTATGATCTTTTTACGTATGAAAGAATCTTTGTTTGTGAGCAGCTTGAGCAAGAAGTCCTGATGATCCTGCAGTTTGGTCAGTTCATTGAGATGATCATATGACACGTCTTGTAGAGCTTGACCACGCATGTCCTGTATCTGTTCAGTATAAGGATCAGTTTCACTGCTGCGATTTTGCAGATTGGTTTGCAGTGTTTCAAGGCTGTTGCGATGGTTCAATGCTTGTTCTAGGTTATCATAGAACACCGTGGGTGCTACACCAAGTTCACCAAGATCATCAAGTTCGTTTTGATGTTCGCTTTTTTGTGTGTCATTGGTCAGCAGTTGCAGTGCCAGTTCCTGTAGTTCTTTTTGTTTTTTGTCTTTTACACTGTCAAGACTGTTGTCGTGTATCTCAGTACCGCAGGCAAAACAACGATGTGCCTGCATGGCATCCAGATCCTTTTGCAACTGACTTTTTTGTTTGTTGATTTTGACATTGTCTTGATCAATTGATCGTATCCAACGATTGTGCTCATCAATTTGTTTTTTCTTGGAATGATAGGATTCAAGATCACGATGAGATTGTATTTCTGTTTCAATGTCTATGTGTTCGAGTGCAGCAATGGCTTCCTGTAGTTTGTCACAGTCTTCCTGTTGTTTCTTGGTCCACAGATCGCGACGTTTTTCCAAGCTTGTGATCTGTTCTTCAATGCGCTTGTTGGCTTCTTGAACCGCGCGAATGCGCATTTCTTCTTGACTGATTTCTTCTTTGGTCGCACGATTGAGTTCGCGTATACGATCAGCACGCTCACTGAGCTGAGTAATACCCAGCAGTTGTTCAATGATCTCGCGCTGGTCGTTGGCACGCAGATTCAAAAAAGGTTCTGTATAGGTATTCAAGGCCACGATGTGACGAAACATGTTGTGACTCATGCCCAGCAAACGTTCTATGGCTTCTTGGGTTTCACGAGAGTCACCCTGTGCATCATCAGTGGCAATCTTTTCTTCGTTGTTCACAAAGAATTTCAATACATTGGGACGACGCCCACGCTCAATTCTATAGCCTTGTCCGTCTACTACAAAGTCCAGGCTAACAACCATTTGTTTGCCGTTGGTCTTGTTGATTAGGTTGTCTTTTTTGATGTTGGTAAGAGCTTGACCAAACAGTGCAAAGCTTAGAGCATTTATAATCGTGGTCTTGCCTGTGCCATTTCGCGATCCGTCACCACCAAGATCTAGATTCTCTCCCAGCACTAGAGTAAGATCGCGACGATCAAAGTCCAGTGCCTGTGTGGCATTGCCCACACTCATGAAGTTGCGCACAGTGAGTTTATTGATTGTTATCATAGGTATTGCGATTGTAGCATGTATAGCCGGTGAAGATCAACTAAGTCGGTACGATACCTCTGCCATAATCGGTTTCGTACTTCAGGATTATACCAGTCAAGCACCGTGTCTCCCATGTCCATGCAGCTATGCAGCAGACTACCTAGGTAACTTTGTTCTAGTATGGTAAGATTGCCAAGATTTTTAATCAACCCAAGTTTGGTATGAAATTTCCCACTTTGGTCAAGATATTGACTATTGCCAGATTGAAGCAACATATACATATGATCAAACCATGCTGAATCTGGTATCACAGGGTCCAGGACCTGATGCAGTCTATCCAGGCTGTTAAAAGCCATGTACTCAAGATTGATAGCGTTTGAAATACGTGAACACAGCATGCGTTGCCAATCATGCGTTTGCACCAGCCAGTAATAAAAGTATTCAATTAGGCTGTTTGCATGCTGCTGGTGATCTAGATTATCTTTGATATTATAACTTTGGTACCAATGAACAAACATTTGTCCAAAGGCCTTGGTGTCCGCACCAAGAGCCTGTAGATCTTCCACTAGGTAGTTGGCTCTAATTCCAATGGCATCGGTTTTTTCTAGATAATTGTGTAGGTACCACACAAGATTGTGATACCCTACACACATATTGATCACACAGTCTGCAGGTGGTGGAGTTTGAGTTTCAATCTTGGCTAGCCAAGGAACTCTACTGTGATGAGTTAGAAAGTTAGCACCTTGCTGTTCAAATCTAGATTCAGGATCAAGAGCAGCACTCAGCCAGTTTTGATACATGCCTGGCAGACCCAGGATCACTGTGTTCATAGAGTATTATAGATGTGCAACAATAGTTTGCTGTCATATACATCAGATTGTATGTTCAAGATTTGATCAGTGATGATTTGATCCACACTTTCAAATCTTATTTCTCCAGGAGCAAGATCTTGAGTGTAAGCAGAATTTTTATTGGGTATCAAGGCCATTTCACGCAGTTGATAATCGCGTATGAATGTTTCTTTGATAAAGTTGGCCTCTTCATAGCTGATGTCAATGTCCAATTCCACTCTCACATGCATCTTGGGTCGCAGAATACTAGCAGCATGATCAATTAGGTGTGCAAGACTCAGCACACGATAGGTGGGTTGATCCGGCCAAGCATGAAACTCTGGCTCTTTGCCCCATTCCAAGATCATCACACCGCGTTCGTCATCTCCTGCGTCTGCAAAGTTGTGTGGGAAACAGTTACCAATGTATGTGACATTGTTTTTGGTCTGTCGTTTGTGAAAATGCCCGGTGTACACATGTTCAAACCCTGACAGGTCTTCTCTACGCACAGATCCATGATCAGGCATTTCAACCATGGCGTTCATTAGATAGCCAGGCAGTTCAAAATGTCCAAACAAATACCGGCCTGACATCTTGGCCAGGCGTTTGTGGTCATCTCCTACCAACCATGGAGCCACAACAACATCGTTAGAGTGTAGCCAGTCATTACAGATAACCAAATTAGGAAGATGCTTTGCCCACTCCACACTTTGTACATCACGTTTGTCCCGATAATATAAATCATGGTTGCCGGGAATAAAGTATACAGTAGAAAAGTTTGCGGAGAGGTGTTCCAGGGCCTGGAGACTATAGTTAAGAGTGACAATGTTAATGCTAGCCCTATGATTGTGCCAGTCACCAAGAAAAAACGCCGTTTCACATCCCTCCTCCTGAGCCTTGGCAGTGGCCCATTTCACAAAGTTCAAACAGTCATCATTGTGTAGTTGACTGTTGCTTTTCAAACCAAAATGTATGTCGGTGAATATCGCCGCACGTTTAAAAAGATTACTCATAGTCACACAGTTTAGTGGTCTTCTTGATTTTCTGCAACCGTAATGGTAGAAACAACACCTGGGTCACGTCCGGAGTTCTGACGTGTCCACGAAGGATTGAGTCCGTTCATTTCCAAAATGTCGTCACGTATGTTTTGCATTTTCTTTTCAATGTTGAGAATACGTGTGAACGAATTGGTAATGGCCGCAGTGTAGTAGGCAAAGGGATTTTGACTCTTGCTTTCATCAAACTGTAGGCCAATTTGACTGAGTTGTAGCAGTGCCTGTCCACGCATTTCCTCGTTATAGGTGTAGCCACGCCAGTTGCTGCGTGTGGCATAGCGTTCGCACAGTTTCATAAACATCTGTGCTAGTTTGCGTGTCATGTTGCCATGATCACGACTGTAATGGCCTGTGTCTAGAGCGCCCTGCCAGTGACTTTTGCCCACGATATAGGGCACTTTGTGTTCATTGATTCTGTAGTGGAAAAACGGAGGAAAGTTGACTCTAACATGCGTGGGGTCGCCTGCAGGCTCTTCTACCAGATCTTCTAGTTCCTCGTTCGGGATTTCCTCCATGCCCAGAATATCCTCTACTCTGCGCCGCTTGGCAGCGGCCTTGGGCGGCTTTTTTGGAGCCATGGGTATGTGTTCCCAGGTCATGATTCTAAACACCAAATCAGTGTTTGCAATCTTTTTAGGGTCAATGATCTCACCAGTTTCGCGTTTGATACGATCAGCGCGATTGCGTCGAGCTTCCGCAATGGTGCGTTGATTGATTTTGCTCACAGATGCAAGAATGATGTCGTATTGATGATCTGCGGCAGGATCACTGAATGCACAGTAGGTGTTTTTGCTTAGATGTATTTCTTTTAGTATGTCTCGATTGTTGAGATAGTTGACTCGGGGAGGTGTTGACGACAATGTGTTTCTCCTTGAAATGTATTTATTGTAACAGTTTTTGCCTGTTTGTCAACCTTTTTCCTTTATCATAGCCGTTAAAAAACACGGTAAATAATCAACAGGAACCATAAAATGCCCAAGATTCTTATAAATGGCCAGTTGGTAGAACTAACACAAGCAGAGTACGATGCCTTCACACGCCCAGGTCAAGGACTTGAAGCTCCTGCTGGCGGCAGCACCCTACAGCTTGACAGAAATCAAGCCATTCTAGAACCCAACACTGCTAACCCAATCCCTGGTCAAAATCTGAGTCTGCGAGAAGAAATCATGAATCGCAACCAACAGTTGGCCTCACAAGAACTGGGATACGGTGTACCACCAAGCACAGCAGTGCCCGTCACAGATGTGCAAAGACAGGCCACCAACGCCAACGGGTTGGGATATATTCCCGAAGATGACTTCATTGGCCGAGTGGCAGTGGGACAGCAACCCGGACAGTTCCCCTACCCCCCGCAGCCCTTGGTTAATCAACAAGCGCAGGATTTTGAACTACAGGTTAGAGAAATCAATCTGCTTGATTCTGATGCCAATAGACAACAGGGTTTTGTGCCCTATCGAGCTGAAACCGTTGAACAGTTTCCCTATGGAGGATCTGCTGCTGCGGCCCTGGCCGGACCAAGAATCACAGAACCCACAGGCGGTAGTAGTTACTATCCTGTGCAAGGACAAACTGGTAATCCTTTTGCAATAACACAACCAACCATAGACGATCAAGGTAGCAGTAGTTACTATCCGGTGCGTGGACAGACTGGTAATCCTTTTGCGACGCAAACTGCTCCTGAGGACACTGACCTTGGCAGCAGCAGTTACTATCCGGTGCGTGGACAGACTGGTAATCCTTTTGCTGTGCAGAATACATCTCCAACAGCAACCAATGCAAGTGATTATTATCCCACTGGTCAAGGACAACAAGGCAATCCGTTTGCTAATCCTAGATATGTTGATGACATAGCTGCCAAGGTCACACAACTCAAGCAACAGAACGCCATACGTTCGCAGAGATCCGCGTTCAATGAAAAGGATTGGCGTGTGCGTTTGGCCTTGGCACCACAGGCTCAATATCTTTACAACGTGGCAGCACCGGGAGACCTACTGTATCCTTTGGTAGGCAAAGGTGTGATTTTCCCTTACACACCCACGATCAGTACAGCATATCGTGCGAACTACAATACGTATGATCTAACACACAGCAATATTCGTGGTTACTTTTATCAAAACAGTAGTCCGCAAGAAATACAGCTTACAGGCACGTTCACAGCGCAAGATACCAATGAGGCCAACTACCTATTAGGAGTGATTCACTTTTTAAAATCTGCTACTAAGATGTTTTATGGACAGGACGCACAAGTAGGTGCTCCGCCCCCGCCGCTGTATCTCAGTGGATATGGTGTATATGGTTTCAACGAACACCCTGTGCTGTTGAGTTCTTTTAACTACAGTTTACCAAATGATGTAGACTATATTAGAGCACGTTCAGAAAATATCAATGGCACTGACCTTGTGGTGCGTAGACCTAGAGTACCAAGCCCACCCAATACCAGTCCTATATTTTCTGCTATATCAAGATTGAAAACAATATTCTTGCCCAAGGGTGCCGAGCCTAAACAAAAAGCAGCACAGCCATTCAATACCTCTGGTGAGAGTCTTGAACTAGGCGGAGAAACACCAACCTATGTTCCTACACAAATGGAAATACAATTGACATTGCTGCCTTTACAGAGCCGCAGCCAGATGAGCCAACAGTTTAGTCTTACACAGTTTGCTCAAGGATCATTATTAAGAGGAGGCTTCTGGTAATGGCAACTTATTCAGCTACCAGTCCATACTACAACACCGGATACACACAGTTTTATCTTGACGTCATGCGTGATCGTCCTATACCCAAGGAAGGTGACGATCTTGTGATGACAATCAACACTGTGTATGAATACAGACCGGATCTGCTGTCATATGATCTTTATGACACTCCAAGTCTTTGGTGGGTTTTTTATCAACGCAATCCTAACACTCTAACAGCTCCTCCGTTGGACTTCAAGGCTGGAGTGAATATCTACGTACCAAAAATTTCTACACTGCGCACTGCGCTGGGATTCTAAAATATGTCTCTTCAAGAGCAGCAAGCCAAGGTATCAGCAGCCGAACAAGAACTAGCCAATATTCGATCACAGTATGATGCTATTGAAAGTCAACAGAAAGCAGCTAGTGATGCAGCTGAAAGAGCTCGAGCCAATCTATTAGCTTCGGGTATTGATCCTGCCACAGATGAAAACTACCAACAGCTAGCGCAACAATCGTCCCAACTTTCAAGACAGGCTCAGGGTCTAGGCAATAGTTTGGCTCGAGCTAGACAAAATCTAGCCATAGCCAACGAGTCGCTGCGACGAGAGCAGCAGAATCAAACCATAAAAAACAATGCCACATCCTCTGGCGCTGTGGTAGCTGCTGGCGATGATGCAGGAGTAGTCAATCCAGCTAAAAAAGCAGAAAGAATCACACCTGAAGGTCGCATTGCTAACCCAAATCCAGCAGGTACCAATGCAGATGCTCCGGTGACCAATACCACAGAACAAGGAGCCACGGTGTCTGAGTCACAGGATCGCAAGATCAGTGAAACTCAATTGCCAATAAAAGCCCCTAATCAAGGCGAAGTTAAACGACTGGTTGACGAACCGCCCCCTGATCCATTAACACCACCTCCTGGAGCATACGGCTCAGGTGTAGGATCTGCTGGAGATGATGCCACTCCTACAAAAAATCTAACTCGTCAAGACATTGAATTAAACTTTAATGAAGACATTAGGCCACAGCCAAATATTCTTGACAAGTATGCGACCTACACCTATCAGATATCTTGGTATCTGCTAAATGAAGCAGATTATCGCAACGTGATCACAAGAGGCAGAACCAACGCAGAGGACACAGGCATACGTGGTGGTCAACTGTTGATGCAAAGTGGTGGAGAAAATCAACGCGGTGGCGAAGTAATCAGCCAAGGTACAAGCGAATTTCAACCTAGCCGTAATCCTTATTTTACTCTTGATTACTACATTGACAGCCTAACCATGTCCAATCTTTTTCCAGGTCACGCCACTGGATCAGCGCATGCCTATACAGATCTAAAAATGACAGTGGTTGAACCTCAAGGCATTAGTCTTATTGATAGACTCAAGTTGGCCGTGACTGAATACTGTGGTATACAGGCATTTCAAAGTGCTATCTACTGCTTGGTTATTCGCTGGATTGGCTATGATGAAAATGGAAATATTGTATATGCTGGTAACACCAACAGTGGTGGAGCACAAACTGATCCATATGCGATTGCTATCAAATACGTTCCTTTTGCTATAAAAGATATAAAGTTTTCAGTGGCCAACAGATTGACCACTTATGAAATTTCAGGTGTGCCTGTGATGTATAACTTTAGGCTACGCCAAACAGTGCCCTACAACACAGAAATAACTGGCAAAACTGTGCAAGAGATACTAGGCGGATCCGTGTCTCAAGGTGTAGCAGACACCGAAGGTAGAGCCAATACCTCATCCCCAACAGCTGGTAGAACAGTGGCTACAAATGCAGCGTCATTAAGAACAGCTATTGATGCCGCAGGCACAGTCTCGGCTTCTCCTACCACAGGCATAGGCGCACCAACATCCGTTAATACTTCTCCTGCAGGGTCAGGAAATGCCAATCGTGGTCTAATGAATGCCATGAATGAGTACAATCAACAGTTGGTAAAAGATCAAATATATGAGATAGCAGATGAGTTTTATATAGAATTTGCCAATCCCAGTATCGCCAATGCTGTGGTGAAAAAACCAGGAGATCTAGCCATAGATAAAACTCCCATGGGAGACAATGCACCAAGAAATCTTTTACCTGACACCGGCAAAGTATTCAACATGTACAGAAACTTTGGTATCACAGCAGGACAGAGCGTGATACAGGCCATAGAAATGGTGATAAGAAACAGCAGTTATATTGTTGATCAACAGCTCAAGATCATTGACGAAGAAACACAAGAGGAAAAGCCCAATGGCACTCCTATTGAAACTTTTGCTTGGTTCAAGGTCAATCTCAAAGCCGAACCCAAGGGATATGATCGCAAGCGCAACGACTATGCATATAAATTTTATTTTGTAATCAGCATCTATGAAGTTAAAAGTTCCAACAGTGTATGGTTTCCTAGAACTAGATTCCGAGGAGTCCACAAGAGTTATCCATACTGGTTCACAGGCAAAAACACTTCAATTTTGGATTATCAACAGTCCTTTGACAATCTCTATGTCACTGTGATCAGCGGCGCAGGCGATACTATACAAGGCGACTATACCAGTGCCTTGACTGATATTCCAAGATTTGTTTATCAACCACGCAGTGGTCAGAGCAGTCAAGGCGCCGATCAAGCCACCAATGAACCAGCGGCCAATGCAGCTGATTATCTGTATAGCCCCACTGATCTTGGCACAGTTAAGGTAAAAATTCTTGGAGATCCTGCGTGGATTCAACAAGGCGAAATTTATCAAGGCAGTGACCCACGTACATTCAGCTTTTCTCCCTTCAACGCCGACGGCGGCATAAATTTTGACAGTCAGGAAGTTTTGTTTGAAATCGTGTGGCAAAGGCCAGTTGACTACGACATCAACGGTGACGGACTGCAAGATCCCAACAGATATGCACCAATCAACAGCACTGGTGCCAATCCACGCAGTTTGACTGGTGTGCAAAGCTATGTTTTTTATGCTACCAAGTGTCAACACGAATTTAGGCAAGGAAGATTTGAACAAACCTTGGATGGTGGACTTTATATTTTCCCACGCAGCAAACAAACACAGATTAATGCAGGAGCAGCCAACACTGGCACAGGAGCATCCGGATTTCCTTTGGCAAGCAATCCTAACTCTTCAGGATCGGGTGCCAGTGGAACAGGTGCATCTGGGTTTCCGATATCAGTTGGGCAGAGCAGCACTTCACAGCAAGGCAAGCGTGTTGGTAGAGTAAAACAACAAGTGAAAACCGGCACAGGGGCTTCAGGGTTTCCAGTGCAGGATTCAAGAGTTACTCTGCCAGCCAAGCCAGTGAATACAGGCACGGACTTTGCCACTGCCTATGCACTACGCAATAGGCCAGGCGGTCCACCCAAGGTACAAACAACCACACCACCCATACGCGGTGGTAGAGAGTTTTAAAGGTAAAAAATGGCAGATAATGTATTTTCCAGCACAGGTCGTCCCAAAGGCTACAAACTAGATCGTGGAGGTGTACCTGCGGAAAGCGGACCGTTCATTGGTGAAGTAATGAACAATGTTGACACCATAAGATCAGGTCGCTTGCAGGTATACATTGAAGCCTTTGGTGGCGGTGACAAATACAACACAAAACTATGGCGCACAGTGAAATACCTACCGCCTTTTTATGGAACCACACAAAAGCCGCCCGGCGGAGTAGCAGGTGTTGGTTCTTACACAGGAAATCCTCACAGCTATGGTATGTGGTTTACACCGCCTGACATCGGAGTCAAGGTTCTATGTTTTTTTGTTGAAGGCGATCCGTTGCAAGGATACTATGTGGGCTGCGTGCCTGATGCTGGTGTGAATCACATGATCCCAGCCATTGGCAGCTCGCCCAAAGGTGAATATGTACCTGGAAATCAAACACAGGCGACCTATTTGTCAGATTCGCCTGCGCAGCCTGTTACAGAAATTAATGCCAAAGACAATGAAGTATTAAAAAACCCACAATTTTTCAACTCACCCAAGCCCGTGCATTCGGTGGTAGCGGCCACTATGTTTCAACAGGGACTAAGCAATGATCTTGAACGTGGACCTATTACTTCTAGCTCACAACGAGAAAGTCCCAGCTATGTTTATGGAATCAGCACTCCAGGTAGACCAGTGTACCAAAGCGGAGCGCAACCAAATCAAATACGTCGTGAATTACTAGAAGGCAAGCTGTCACCTTTGGATGTGGCTGTGATTGCACGTCAAGGCGGTCATACATTTGTCATGGACGATGGTGATCTAGAAAATTCTAATTCACACATTAGATTGCGAACCAGCAAAGGTCATCAAATAACCATGAGTGATGATGGTAATTTCTTCTACATTATTCATGCCAATGGCCAGACCTGGATTGAACTAGGAGTTGAAGGCACAGTGGATGTTTTCAGTACCAACTCTGTGAATGTGCGTACCAACGGTGATATCAATCTACACGCTGATCAAGATGTAAACATATTTGCTGGACGCAATCTACAGCTAAAGGCCAAGAAAAATCTAGCACTGGAAAGCGAAGCCACTATCACCACCTACAGTGCTGGCAACACCAATATGTATAGCAAAGCCACTATTGGTGTGCTAGCAGATGGCAATTTGGCCTTGAAAAGTGCCAACGGTAGCTGGGATGGTGGCGGCGCTCTCAAGTTCAAAGCAGGACGCATTGATCTCAATGGCGGTGGCGCTGAAAGTGTAAGTGCTACCAAACAGATTGTGAAATACAAGTTAGATGACACCAAGTTTGATGCCAGCAAGGGCTGGCAAGTTGAGTCAGGAAAACTAGACAGCATAGTGACTCGAGCACCAACACACGAGCCTTGGCCATATCACAACCAGGGTGTGAATGTCAGTGTAACACTTGGACAAGGTGGTGTACCTACTCCCACTGCGCAGCCAGTGCCACAGGGTTTTAACATAACTAGGAAAAAATGAGTAAGTTTACTTTCACAAGAGCCGGTGAAATATTTGAGGTTATTGCGCCTCCTGGAACCACTGAAGCAGCGGCTAGAGCTGTGTTTGAACAGCAGGCCAAGACCGGAGCCTTGACCAACCTAGCACCAGGTCAATCTGTTAATGCGCTCAATCAACTGCAACAAGGCCTAGTGTCTGCTGCTAGTCAACTAAAAGGTGCAGTGTCATCGGTTGTGGGCGGAGCACAAAAAGTTGTGTCGCAACTGGTTGGAGGACAGGTTCCCAAGACCATGAATGTGGCTGACTTTGTTAATGTTGGTGGACAAGTGGGCAGCATTGGGCCCTTGAACGGAAAACAAGTGCAAGGCCTACTGGCACAGTCAGCAGCATCAGTATCACAGGCCGCAGGTGCTTTTTCAGTAGACAAAGGCATAGGAAAATTTGGAATCAATCCTGCGTTGTTAGAAAGTTCAGGATTTTTGAAACCAGGTACTATTTCACAGTATGGCAGAGCCAACACTGTGTCGCAAGCAGACATCGCCGAAGCCACTAGAATAAACAGTCAGGGCGGCAGTATTACACCTGAACAAGTGGCTCAAAGTCGAGCACTGCAACAAGCATTGGCATCGCCCACAGTGTGGACAGGCAAAGGTGGAGTGACCAATCTAAACACCATGTTGGCTGATCCTGCAAAACAGCTTGCAGCTCAGACTGACATCATGAACAATCAATTTTCGGCCTTGACTAAGTCTGGAGCCCTGCCTGTTGATCTTCCTGTGGCAGAAGCAGGTGCGTTGATACAAGCCGCAGGCAAAGCCGGCGCTGCACTCACTGCTGTCTGGGCCAAGGGTGGGTCGCCAGCTGGACTCACACAAAATATCAGCAACTTGGCCAAGTCAGGTCAATTGGCTGTGAATTTTACTGATCTCAAGGTGCCTAATAATTTAGCCGGTGAAAGATCAGCTCCCAAGGCCACTAACACAGTGAATAGACAGGTGCTTAATCAGGCTTTCACACAGTTTATTGGCAATGAAAAAGTTCCTGTGGTAGAGTATGGACAAGATCAGCCCGAGTCAGCCACACAAAGCCGGGCTCCAAGTGCTGCTGCTACTCCTGCGCCTAGACCTAGATCACCAGAAGCAGCTATCTTAGAAGGTCAAATTGAAGGCAAAGAAAATGGACAGCGATCTCGACGAGAGCAGTTGGCCAGAGCCGAAGCACAAGGCGACGCCAGTGCCATTGCCTACTGGCAACAAAAAATTGCAGAAGCTGACAGGGAAATCGCACAGTTGCGAGCTCAGCTGGCTCGCCTAGGGTAAATACTAGACCATGGCTACATTTATTGGATTCAGCACTCAAGGACAGCGCAAAAAATTCACTTTGGTTGATGAAGAACTCATCAAGCAAGATCTTATCAATGCGTTTAACATTCGTCAAGGCGAATTAGTTGGGCGTCCTGATGTGGGCACTGCTGTATGGGACTTTCTATTTGAATCGCAGAGCATTGAAACTGAAAATGCTATTGTTCAAGAAATACAGCGAGTAGCAGGCGGAGATCCAAGACTCAAAATATCTGCTGTGGAAATTTTCCCTCAGCTCAATGGCATCCTTGTACAGGTTCAAATACAGTTTGTGCCCAGTACCACAGTAGAACGTTTATCCTTGTTTTTTGACCAAGAAACCCGAAGAGCCAGCTTCATTTAACCGCGTGGTTTATACGCCAATAAATACCAAAATTGAAAAATTATGGCTATAACCACTAGACAAACTGCTATTTTTGGCGTAGAAGACTGGAAGCAACTTTACCAGACCTATCGCGAGGCCGACTTTCAAAGTTATGACTTTGAGACTCTGCGCAAGAGCTTTGTTGATTATCTAAGGCTCTACTATCCAGAGACATTCAACGATTACATTGAAAGTTCAGAGTTCATTGCGCTCTTGGACGTCATGGCATTCATGGGCCAGAGTCTGGCGTTCCGTGCTGATCTAAACGCTCGCGAAAACTACATTGACACTGCTGAACGTAGAGACAGTGTGGTGCGACTGGCCAACTTGGTTAGCTACACCGCCAAGCGCAACTCGCCTGCTGAGGGTCTGCTCAAAGTCACTTCAGTGACTACCACTGAAAATGTGCTGGATTACAACGGTGTGAATCTCAGCAACATCACTGTGAACTGGAATGATCCTACCAATGGTGATTGGTTTGAGCAGTTTATCACCATTGTGAATTCTGCCTTGGTTGACACACAGCGTTTTGGTCGTCCTGGTGCTGATCAAAATCTGCTAGGCATTGACACTCAAGAATACACACTAAACATCACCCCAGGTTATCTGCCAGTGATTCCTTTCACTGCCACTGTTGATGGCATCAACATGCCATTTGAAGCAGTGAGTGTGACCAGCGCAGGACGTGAATATCTATACGAACCTAGCCCACGCCCCAACGGTGCATTTAACATGCTGTACCGTAATGATCAATTGGGATTTGGTTCACAAAATTCAGGATTTTTCTTTTACTTCAAGCAAGGAAATCTATTATCAGCTGATTTCAACTTGCCAGAGCGTGTGACCAATCGTGTGGTCAATGTCAACATCGAAGGTATCAATAACGAAGATCGTTGGCTGTATCAACTTGATGATATTGGCAGCGTGTCTGAAGAGTGGCAGTATGTAGAATCAGTTTACACCGCTGCTGCCGAACAAGATGTAGGCACACTACGCAAGATCTATTCCACAGTCAGCAGAGTCAACGATCAGATTTCATTGACCTTTGGTGATGGTGTGTTTTCAGCCATACCAGTTGGTACATTCAGAGCCTATGTACGTTCATCCAACGGACTTGAATATGTGATCAATCCCAGTGAAATGGCCACGATTGCATTGCCTATTAACTACGTGAGTCGCACTGGACGCATTGAAACAATCACTTTCACAGTGGGCCTTACTGCGCCTGTGAGTAATTCTCAAAGCCGCGAACTACTGGACGAAATCAAACAACGAGCTCCTGCTAGATACTACACTCAAAACCGCATGGTCAACGGGGAAGACTACAACCTGTTTCCGTTTACCTTGTACAATAGCATTATCAAGAGCAAGGCTGTAAATCGTAGTGCAATTGGTACTTCACGATACCTAGAACTAGTAGACAACACCAACAAGTATGCTAGTACTAATGTGTTTGGCAGTGACGGTGGTCTTTACAAAGAAAACACCTTGCCTACATTCCAGTTTTCTTGGTTCACAGTCAACGACATTGCGGACGCTATCACAAACAAAGTACAACCAGGACTTAAAACGCCTGGAGTTTTACAGTTTTACTATGCAAACTTTATTAGACCGTCGCTGTCTGCACTGTCATTGTCTTGGAATCAAAGCACTGCGTTGACTAACCAGTGTACAGGTTTTTTTGTTGACAACAACAATGACCCTGTGTCAATTGGCTCATTCAGCAGCAGCAACGCCAAATACATTGTGCCTGCTTCGTTGGTAAAATTTGAAGCCCCAGATGGATTTTATTTCAATCAATACAACAGACTTATATCTGGTCTGCCTACAGTTGACACAGACAAAACTGTGATCTGGACCACTGTGACTGCGGTGGTACTTGATGGTACCAACCAAGGGCGAGGAAATCTTGACGATGGCACTGGCCCTGTGGCCTTTAACACATTTGTACCAACTGGTGCAGTGGCCACACAAGTGATTCCGATTTTCATCACTGATCTGCCCACTGCGCTGGTTGTGAATGTAATTGAACAGATTCGACTTTATCGCAACTTTGGTCTTGGTTTCAACAACCTTACAGGCGAATGGTATTTGATCGGGCAAAGCAATCTTGATGCAGACAGTGCATTTAGTTTGGTTAATCAACAAAATACATCAGGCGCTAATCTTGACTCAAGTTGGCTGGTAAGATTTACCACAGATGGCACACAGTACAATGTAAGTACTCGCGAATTATCATACTTTTTTGCGTCGGTGTTGCAAACAAGATTCTTTTTTGAATCTGGATCAGCAATCTACGACAGCAGACTTGGTACAGTGATCAAAGATTTTATCAAGGTCTTGAAATCTAACAGTTTGCCTGACAGTAACTCTCCACTGCCGTCTGATGTTGAAATGCAGATTATTGGACAGCCAGAAGAAAGTGATGGCTTTGTTAATGATTTCCAAGTGATAGTTAGTTTTACTGACAGCGATCAAGATGGATCTGCCGACAATCCTGATTTCTTTGAAGAGATTGTAGGACCTGATCCTGCACCAACTCAAGCAGGCAATCTTGTGTTTTTAGAAGCCACAGTGGACTTTAACGATCTACAACGATACCTGCTGGTAGAAGAAGGCAGAGTGAACTATCAGTATGGCACCTACGCTGAAGTAGAAACCTACAAGTCACAGTATCTTGACGGGCAAGTGTTTTACACTTATCTAGAAAAAGAATTTTGGAGACTGGTCATTGACGTAACTGGCACTCGCACCTTGGTGCAGAGCAATGAATTCTTGGCACGAATTGGCCGACAGAATCTTTACTATCAGTATCGTCATAACAGTCTGCTGAGCAATAGAATTGATCCTTCTATAACCAACATCATTGATGTGTATGTTGTGACTCAGGACTATTACATTGCATATCAGAATTATATCAAGGACAGTACTGGTACTGTGCCCGAACCTGCTCAGCCCACAATCAATGAATTGACCACTCAGTTTCAGCGACTGCAAGACTACAAGATGTTGAGCGACAATGTTATCTTGAACAGTGTGACATTCAAGCCATTGTTTGGTAACAAGGCCACAACTGACCTAAGAGCAACCATAAAAGTGATCAAGGCCGCTAACTCCACTGCCAGTGTGAGTGAGATCAAAAATGCAGTGGTACAAAGTCTAAATGATTATTTTACAATTGACAAATGGAACTTTGGCGACACCTTTTACTTTTCTGAATTGTCAGCTTACATTCACAAAGAAATTGGCACCTTGGTAAGTTCAGTGGTGCTGGTTCCTGTGAACCCACAAAAAGCCTTTGGTGACCTATACGAAATACGTTCAGCACCAAACGAAATCTTTGTCAACGCTGCTACTGTAGCAGACGTCGAGGTAATCGATGCGTTGACCAGTACGAATCTTCGTACAGCGCCTGGTAGTGGAGTAATTTAATGGCTCAAGTTCGTTCGGTTGACTTTTTACCGGAAATTTTTCAGACCAAGACCAATAGACAGTTTCTTGGAGCAACACTGGATCAGCTGATTCAGGAACCTGCACTGAAAAAAACACAGGGTTTTATTGGTAGAAAAATTGGACCAGGCATCAATCCAACTGCTGCTAGGTATGTGGTTGAACCTACCAAGGACCGTGTTAACTATCAACTTGAACCAGCTATCACTATCAAGGTTCCCGACACTGACACAGTTATAGACGCAATTACCTACCCAGGTATTCAAGATGCGCTGGACCTTGCAGGTGCTAGTACTGATCGCAGTGACCGACTGTACAAAAGTCAGTACTATGCATTTGATCCCCTGGTTGACTATGACAAGCTGGTCAACTACAGTGAATATTACTGGTTACCAACTGGTCCACTAGAGGTAGATGTCACCGGTGGTAACGCAGCTATCACAAACACAGTTGAAGTTTCTCGTAACAATAATTTCTATAGTTTCAGCGGACAGCTAGGACAAAACCCAACTCTAACTTTGATCAGAGGCGGTAGCTATCAGTTTCAAGTTGCGCAGAATCAAACCAGCACTGTAAATCTACGTGTGACCAATCAAGGTAACCGAGCCTATGTGATTGACTATGTTATCAATCCTGAGCTGACCTTGATCAGAGGCAACACCTACATCTTCACATTGAGTATTGAAGGCAGTTTTCCATTTTGGATTAAAACCTTGCCTAGCACAGGCTTGGTGAATATCTATAGTCAAGGTATTACCAACAACGGCGCCAGTGAAGGTACTATTGTGTTCACAGTGCCTCAAAGTGCGCCTGACACACTATACTACAATGCTGAAAACAGCTCTCAGATGGCTGGCAAATTCAAAATCATTGATGGTGTGCCTGGCACTGGTCCTCAGTTTTATATTCAAGCACAACCTGGTATTGACGGCAAAATGCCTACCACACCCAACATCAGTAGCCGTGATGTTTTGGGCGTAATCAACAATGGTGAAGACCTAGGCACAGTGACTTTCAATGTGCCACTTAAGAGCGCACAGAATTTTTATTATACGTTGACCGAACTTGATCCAGTCAACTTGGTCAGTGATATTCCTTATCGTGATATCAATCACGCTTATGTTGATGATTTCTTTGCAAGATATCCTGATGGTATTGATGGCATCACTGATCTTGATGGCAAATTTATCATATTCAACATTCCTAGTATTCAAGAGCAGTTTCCTTTTATCAATGATTCTATCGCCGGCGGCTGGCTAAGAGCTAGTTTTTATAGTCCCACACCTGAGGATGACGAGCAGCCAGGTTACAATGAACGTCCTTTCAGCGAAGTTGAAGAAATCATTGACTTTGATGAACGCTACAGTATTTGGCAGATTCAATACATAACTGATCAAACTGGACGTCAATATCTTAATGTGACGTCGGCTCGAGCCGTGGCTGAATTACAGAAATTTAGAATTCTTGAAGGCAGTCAATACAGCAGCACTCAATGGTATCGCAGCGACGATGGCTATTTTGAACAGATTCCTTTGCTCACAGCAGTGCTGGATACTCTTTACTATCAAGACAGTGTGGATCCACAATTGGTTGGCGAAATACGTTTGATTGATGTTGAAGATGCCAGTGTATTGAATGTCAACAATATCATTGGTGCAAAACAGTATACCAGTCCCAATGGCGTGACTTTTAGCAACGGACTTGCTGTGACTTTCCGAGGAGATGTAACTCCTGTTGAGTATCGCGATAACACTTATTATGTAGAAGGTGTTGGAGAAAGCATTGTATTGGTTCCAGTGGTAGACATGGTCACGCCTGAACCTTACACAGAAAGTGTGAGTGTGTCGTTTGACAGCACACCATATGATATTGGCAACTATGACGTTAGTAATAATCAGCCGTTGACTCCGGACTACATCACTATCAATCGTGCAAGTCCAGACAGAAATGCATGGAGTAGAAGTAATCGTTGGTTCCATAGACAGGTGTTAGAAACTTCTGCTGAATTCAACAACAACTCGGCTTTGCTAGATCTGCAGACCAGAGCTCGTAGACCCATCATTGAGTTCAAGTCCGGACTCAAGTTGTACAACTTTGGTACGTTTGGCAAAAAAGCCATTGACGTAATTGACTTTACCACTCGCGACGCATTCAGTGATGTAAATGGCACGCCTGTGGGCTTTATTGTTGATGGATATAATTTGGTCAACGGCAGTAGAATTATCTTTGCTGCTGATACTGATCTAAACGTAAGAAATAAAATTTACAAGGTTGAATTAATTACGCCAGACACAGTGGCACCTGTGATCAAGCAGCCTATTATTAATCTGGTTCCTGATTCAGATGGCGCTATTTTACCCAACGATGTTGTGGTATGTTTAAACGGGGTTGGAAGAAAAGGCCAAAGTTTTACCTTTGATGGTGCACAATGGATTCTAAGCCAACAAAAAGTCAGCGTAAACAATCCACCACAGTTTGATATTTTTGTTGACGATGTAAGTATTGGCAATCTAGAACGTTATGGAAGTAGCACGTTTAACGGAACCAAGCTTTTCTCCTATGGAATTGGCAGCGGTGCTAATGATTCAGTGCTGGGCTTTCCTGTGCAGTATGTGACCATTAACAACGTTGGTGATATTGTTTTCATCAATAACTATTACACTGATACATTTTCTTATGTAAGAGACCGTCAAAGTATCACCGAGTCTGTGGGCATTGGTTTTGCACGTCGTTACACCTCTCGCACCGATTTTACTGATCAAATTGGTTGGGCCACTGCACCTTATCCAAGTGAAACATATCAACAGTTTGAATTCACATATCAGTCACAACCATTATTACTTGATGTCAAAGTCAATGAGGTAGTACTTAATTCTGCATTGCCTAATCCTTATCCTGTGATCAAGATCTATATTGGTTCACAGTTCCAGGATCCAGGAACTTATTCGTACACCACTACCAGCAACACAACCACAATCAATCTTAATGACAACATCCCTGTGGGTGAAAAAATCATTGTGTTGGTATTGAGTGATCAGATCAGTAACAATGCGTTTTTCCAAGTACCAATCAATTTACAGAACAACGCTAACAATGCAGAAGTCAGCCAAGTAACTCTTGGTACCATGCGCAGTCACTATGAAAGTATCTGCGAAAATCTAATTGACCTACAGGGCAGTATCAACGGCTCAAACAACAGTCGCGATCTTGGTTACATTGCTCGTTATGGTTTGAATATCTTGCAGCAAAGTGCGCCATTGACCATGGCTGGTTACTTCATGCGAGATCCAAACTATGATTTCTTTAGAGCACTACAATGGAACAGCGCAGAATACATCAAGTTTAAAACTCAACTATTAGACATAGTTGCATCACGAGATTGGGGCGACGCCACTGCTCCAGAAATCTTGGTGGCCGCAGTTAACGATATCAATCTTGGACGCACACAGCAAAATCCGTTTTACTGGAGCGATATGCTGCCATCGCGTTCGGTATATGACTCTAACACCTATACCTTTACACCAATCAGTCAAACCACTTTTAACACCTTGAGAGTGTATGACTTCACGCAGAGCAACTATCTGGCTCTGTTAGTATACGTTAATGGACATCTATTGACCATTAACAAAGATTACACAGTTAGCGCGGACACACCTCAGGTCACAATTACCTACCCTCTACAGGTAGGCGATACCATTGAAATTCAAGAATATGCTAGCACAGTAGGTAACTTTGTGCCCAACACCCCAACTAAAATGGGACTGTATCCTGCATACCAACCTAGAATCTTTGTTGATACAACCTATTCACAACCTACACCTGTGATTGTTGGGCATGATGGCAGTATCACTGTGGCCTTTGACGACATTCGCGACCAAGTTTTATTGGATTTTGAAACACGAATCTACAACAATTTAAAAATTCGCTCGGCGATTCCTATTCGTGAAAATGACATAGTACCAGGTCAATTTAGAACCACAGATTGGTCATTAACCGAAGTAAATGACATCCTTAGTGTAGACTTTTTGACATGGGTAGGCACCAACAAGATTGATTATACTATTCAGGCCTATGATGTCAACAACGATTTTAGTTACAACTACAGTCGCAGCCAAAACAGATTAAACAATCAAGCCCTACCTGTTGGTGCATGGCGCGGATTGTACCTATATTTTTATGATACAATCAGGCCACATCAAGCCCCATGGGAGATGTTGGGATTCAGCGAACAACCTAGTTGGTGGGAAAGCAGATATGGTGCAGCTCCTTACACCAGTGAAAACTTGGTGTTATGGGAAGATCTGTCGCAGGGTCTGGTTGCTGATCCAAATGGTTTCTATGTGATACCCAAATATGTGCGCCCAGGACTGTTAGATGTTCTTCCAGTTGATGCACAGGGTAATCTGTTACCACCACTAGATTCTGTGGTTGGCTTGTATGATAAACAGACTTTCCAACGCAGTTGGCGCATGGGCGACGTTGGACCAGTTGAATACGTATGGCGTACCAGCAGCAGCTATCCTTTTGCTATCATGCGTTTGCTGGCGCTAACTCGTCCTGCTGAATTTTTCTCTTTGTTTGTTGATAGAGATCTATACAAGTTCAATCTTGATCTTGGACAATACCTATATCAAGACCGTAGCAGATTAAGTCCTAGCAATCTTGAAATATATGGCGATGGCATCAGCAAGGCCAGTTACATCAACTGGATTGTGGATTACAACACACATCTAGGTAACAGCAACACAGCCACTGCCTTGGCAGCTAACCTTGACAACATTGATGTACAATTAGCATATCGCATGGCATCATTCAGTGACAAAGCCTACATCAAGGTGTTTCTTGAAAAGCCCAGTCCTAACAGTCTAAACACCAGTTTGCTACTGCCTGATGAAAGTTACGAACTGTTCTTGTACAAAAATGTACCATTTGCCGCTGTGAATTACAGCAGTGTAATGATTCAAAGAGTTGAGGATGGATATCAAGTTTTTGGTTACGATGTTGTGAATCCCTACTTTGAGATTCTAGTAAGCAAGGTAGCTGGACCAAAAATTACTCTGTCAGCAGGCGGAAAAACCGTTGCAGTACCCACTACCTACAGTGACATCGTAACACAGATTCCTTATGGCTATACCTTTAGCAATGACAATGCTGTATGTGACTTCTTGTTCAGCTACGGTGCACTGTTAGAATCTCAAGGCATGATCTTTGACAGTGTGGAAAATGGTTTGACCTTGAACTGGCGTCAGATGGCGCAGGAATTTCTGTATTGGAGTGGACAAGGCTGGGGACCAGGTAGTGTTATCAACTTAAATCCTGCTAGCACTTCGCTCATGGTCAGTAGGCCCGGGGCAATTGTTGACAGTATCATAGAACGAGATACTACAACCAGCATACAAGATCAAAACAAACGCAAGATTCTTATCAACGATCTAATTGTTGAACGTATTGATAACGATTTCAAGATCACATCATTAACAGAGCAAACCATCAACTATGCTGATCTAAGATTCACTGCATATGAACATATCATGGTGTTTAAAAATGCCAGCGTGTTTGGTGACTTGATATATGACCCAATCACTGCTGCACGTCAGGGACGCATGCAACTAATAGCAGGCACCAGCACTGACTGGAATGGTCAGTTGGATGCACGTGGTTTCATTCTAAATCAAGACAACATTGTTGATTGGCAACCAAACGTAACCTATACCAAGGGTCAAATTGTAAAGTTTAAGAATCAGTACTACAGTGCGCTGACTATTGTACAGCCCAAACAAGAATTTGACTATGTTGACTGGACCCTAAGCGATTATAATCAAATCAAAAAAGGTCTATTGCCTAATCTTGCCAACAAAGCAGATTTGATTCAGCAGACCTATAACACGGTGGGAGCCAACCTTGAACGTGATCAGGATCTATTGGCCTACGGTCTGATTGGTTTTAGACCCAGAGAGTACATGGCCAATCTAAATCTTGATGATGTAAGTCAAGTGAACGTGTACAAACAGTTCTTGAGTACCAAAGGTACAAAGTTCAGTGTGGACTTGTTTGGCACTGCAAGTTTTGACAAAGAAGTTGCTGACTACAGTATATTTGAAAACTGGGCAGTTCTCAAAGGAATCTATGGAGCGCAGGCTAATCGTAGATTCTTTGACATAAGAATAAATCAAGCACTGCTAACTTCAAATCCAAGCACGGTACAGGTGATAGTGCCTTTTGAACAGTCTTTTGCAGATCAAACTGTGCAGATTGGTGATCTATGGCGCAGCAGTTGGAACGTTACTTCCCCAGAAATATTGCCTGTGGCAGTGACACCAAGGCGAGATTTGGATCTACCTACTGCTGGTTATGTAAATCTTGATGATGTTGATATCACAGAATTTGAAATCATTGATCCTACAAATATCAATGCTAACATAGACAGTGTTGGAGTAGGTACCACAGTGTGGATTGCCAAGGTCAACAGTCATGATTGGAATGTTTACAGATGTTCAGCAGTTCCAGGTAACATTCAAAGTATCACAGACAATTTCAATGGCACATCTTTAGCCGGATTCAGTCAGCAACACAACTTGTCTGTAAATGACATTATAGTAATTAAATCTTTCTCAACCGACGTCAACGGTGCTTATCGTGTGCTTGAAGTACCTTCATTGACATCAATTGTGATTGAGTTCGCGATTCCAAACGATCAGATTGAATTATTAGGACAAGGTGTATGTCTAGTTTTAGAAACTATTAGAGTAGACCAGCCCAGCGATATTGCCAATTTACCATATATCAACAATGTCACAGCTAAGAGCCTAGTTTGGGTTGACAACAATGGTTTTGATAGATGGCAAGTATTAGAAAGAACTGAACCGTTTGTTTACAATCAACGTCTTGAGCCTTTGCGGTCAGTGAACAGTTATTGGGCTAGTGCTGTGGCACAGACCGAAAACAACACACTGATGTTGGCATCAGCTCCCGGAGCCAGCACTGGCATTGTGTTCCAATATGGAGTAAATCCTGCCGGCACATTACAAGATGGTGGTTCAATCAGCCTGAATGCAGCCCAAGTCAGTAATTTTGGTGCAACAATGACTGTGGGCAACAATCTTTGGGGTGCAGTGGGTGCTCCTAATAGTCTGTCAGACGTTGGTTATACCGCAATCATTAATTACAACGGCGACTTTGAGGCTTTCACTGTAAGCCAATTGTTATTGGGACTAGATCAGCCTGGTCCTGCAAAATTTGGTAGCAGTCTGGCCATGAGTGGCGATGAACGTTGGTTGTATGTTGGCGCACCTGAGTTGAACCGAGTGTATGCATATGGTCAAGTGCCAGTGCCCACGCAGTCTATATCATATCCTACCACTGGTACCACACGTAGATTCTCTACTGTTACCATACAGTATGATAATGTACAACAACTTGAAGTGGTGGTATCTGGATTACCTCAAAGACTGAATATTGATTATTCTGCTACTGGTAGTTTTATTGAGTTCTTTACAGCACCAAGTAAAAATCAAACTGTGGTAATATCAAGACGTCAGTCAGTGCAGTTGGATTTCCAGGAATATTATAATATCACTGCCAGCACCACAACTGGTCTTGGCACTAGTGCTTTGTGGGACGTTGAAGTTGTGCGTGGTCTTTATTCTGTTGATCTATTAAACGCTGGCACAAACTACAGTATTGGTGAAGTGTTGACCATTAAAGGCACTCAAATTGGTGGCTCAAGTCCTGCTGAAGACTGTGTTATCACTGTAACTGATGTTAGCTTTGCTGGTGCTATTTTAGACTACACAGTGTCAGGAGGACGCCTGTCAGTCACTGATCGATTTGCAGTTAGAGAATCATTGTTTACTGCCACAAATATCAATTCAGTACGAGTAGAAGTCAATGGCACTGTTCAACGTCCTAAGATTGATTACGAATGGCTTAAGAGCGATAGCTCATTGCCTGACAGCACACTAAATGATTATGATTTGGTATTTGTAAACTCACCTGCTATTGGTGCTACCATAATGGCGTATGCTCCAACATACTATCAACTATGCCAAGTTCTAACTAGACCAGGGCTGGCATCAGACGCTAAATTTGGTGCTTCAGTTGCGACAAGTCATGATGGCAGACAACTGGCCATTGGATGTCCTAACGAAAATATCAACGGGACGTTTAGAGCTGGTTCTGTATATTACTTTAACCGAGATGTAGAAAGTCGTATTATTACCACAGCTACCACAGCACCTACAACCTTTACCACAGCAGCTCCATTGACTCTGCCGGTGTCGGTTAAGGTCAACGGTGAATTCCTTAATAACACTGCACAGTATGGCACACTAAGAAACAATACCTATACCGTGAACTATTCAGTGAGTCCTGAAGCTCCAATTAGTGTGACCGTTAATCAACCGTTGAATATTGGTGATGTTGTTGAAATTGAAGCAAACTTCTTTAGACCTGTACACAAACTTGAAAGCGACATTCCACAAGAACGTGCAGAATTTGGTCATAGTGTGCAGTTTGTGTTGAGTGATAGTCAACTAGCAGTTGGCAGTCCTTATGATAGCCAAGCAAGCCAAGTACCACAGGCTGGTTCGGTAAAGATGTTTGTGAATCAACCTTTAACCTATGGCACAATAACCAGCACCGTGGCAAACCCTGTGTTGACTGCTGGCCATACTCTACAGATAAACTATCAAGAAATCGCTGTACCTGCGGCACCAAACAACACAGTTGCAGGACTAGCCAATGCTATTGTCAACAGTGGTATACCCAATGTAACTGCGGCAGTAACATCTAGTGGTCTGTTGGTGATTGACGTAATTAACGAGGCTGCTACAACACCTTACAACAGATTGTCTGTGTTACCAGGTGCCATTGGCACAGCATATGGTGACCTAGGATTCAACAGCTTTGAGTTTAGTCAAACTTTAAGCAGTCCTTATCCCACCGATGGTGCTAACTTTGGATGGTCACTAACATCAGCACAAGAAGACGTGATAATAGGTGCTCCTGGTGGTACAGCGCATTTGAACGTTACTTTTGACAATGGCACCACTTTCTTTGATTCGGGAAGCACCACTTTTTATACTGATCTACATCAATCTGGTGTGGTGTATGAATTTGACTACTTGCCATCAGTAAATCCTTCTTCGTTGAATCCAGGACTGTTTAACTTTGGCCAACAACTGTATTCGCCTGAAAGTACCACAGCTGAACGATTTGGAGAAAGCGTGAGTCAGGCCTGGGCATATACTCTAGTAGGATCACCAAACGCCACAGTAAGTACCACTACAAACAATGGTGCGATGTCAGCATTTATCAATGCTGATCGAACTCCTAGCTGGGTAGCCAAACGTGAACAAGTGCCTGCTGTTGATATCTATAGTATCAACAATGCACTGCTGTATGATAGATTACAAAGTCCTAGAACACAGTTTCTTGACTTCTTCAATCCGCAACAGGGCAAAGTCCTAGGCGCCGCAAGACAAAATATTGATTATGTTTCAACAAACGATCCGGCTTTCTACAACACTGGACTTACCAGTGTGCAGGGCAATAGTTGGGGCAAAAATCATGTGGGGCAAATCTGGTGGGATACCAGCAGTGTCAGATATCTTGACGTCACTCAAGATGAGCTTGCGTATGCAAGTCGTAAGTGGGGACAGATATTTCCTGGCAGTCGTGTTGATATCTATCAGTGGGTAGAAAGCACAGTACCACCAGCCAACTACACTGGTCCTGGTACGCCCTTGAACTTTATTGACTACACAGTAACAACCGCACTAACACAAAACAATGTGTTTGTGTCAAATTATTATTTCTGGGTCAGAGGCATAGACACATTACCAACCACAGGTAATAAAACTCTAAGCACAGTGGCAATCGCGCAATATTTGGCCAATCCAATTGCCAGTGGTATTCCATTCATGGCACCACTGAACTCTAGCACTGTGGCCTTGTACAACTGTAGCAGTTATATCAAGGCGTTTGACACTATCATTCATATTGAATTTGATCAAACTCCCAATACTGATAATATCCACACTGAGTTCCAGCTGCTGGCCCAGGGCAAAGCAGATGCGTTCTTAACTCCACCGCTGTATCGCAAACTACAGGATAGCTTTGCTGGTGAAGATCAAAGTGGTCTCTCCGTGCCAGATCCTAGTTTGACCGTGGCAGAGAAATATGGTGTTCAATTCCGTCCACGCCAAAGCATGTTCGTGGATAGATTCCGTGCGCTGCAAAACTACATTGACAGAACCAATAGTGTGTTGGCACTGTATCCTATTGCAGAAAGTCGTAACTTGACCTTGCTCAACAGCGAAGAGCCTGTGCCATTGCAACAGACCACAGTGGGCAATATTCTAGTTACGAATTGGAATCAAGAAGTTGCTAACCTTGAAGAACTCAGCTGGCAAAATATTCTTATTGTACCAGTGGGCTACAGGTATCTTGTGCTCAGCGACAGCAACAACAATGGTAGATGGACCATCTATGAAACCATATTTGAAAACAACATCTACAGTCTGCGACTGATCAGAGTACAAAATTATCGTACCAATGAATACTGGGATTATATCAACTGGTATGCGCCTGGGTTCAATCCAGACACAACTCCTGCAATTGAAGTCCCATCATATGCTGCATTGATAGCACAACAGGTAGCAGTGGGCACAGTGGCATTGGTCACTGCTAATAGCCAGGGCAAGTTTGAAGTATATCAGCTGTTGGATTCAGGATGGAATCGTGTGGGTCTGCAGGATGGTACTATCAAAATATCACCTGCCATCTATGATTATCAATTGGGTAGATTAGGCTTTGACGGTGAAGTGTTTGATGCTCAATACTTTGATCAAGCACCTCAAGCCGAAACACGCAAAATTATTCAAGGTATCAATCAAGAACTTTTCATTGATGAATTGTTGATTGAAAGAAACAATCTGCTGATTCTAATGTTTAACTACATCTTGACCGAGCAGTTAACACCGGACTGGTTGATGAAAACCAGTCTGATTGATGTGCAACACAACATTCGTGAACTGTTGCCATATCAAACCTACAGACGAGATAACCAAGACTTTGTGCTAGACTACCTGTCTGAGGTCAAGCCTTATCATGTACAGATTAGAGAATTTAACCTAAAGTATGCTGGACAAGATCTGTTCAATGGTGATATAGCCGACTTTGATATCCCTGCTTACTACAATGCAAGTTTGCAAGAATACATCAGTCCAATACTTACAGATGTTGAAAATTCGCCCAGTGATGCTGCCAGCAACAATATCATATGGCAAACACAGCCCTATGACCAGTGGTTTGACAACTACAAATTAGAACTGCAGGAGTTGATTCTAGTTACTGGTGGCACAGGTTACACCACTGCACCCACAGTGACCATATCTGGCGTGGCTGTACGCAATGCCACAGCCATTGCAGTTATCAACAGTGCTGGACAGGTGAATAGCCTAGTGGTAACAGATCCTGGTGAGGGATACTTGACCACTCCAAGTGTGACTATAACCGGCGGTAACGGTACTGGTGCCAAGGCCATTGCTATATTAAACAATGGTCTAGTGCGTAGTATTAAGACCACATTGAAATATGACAGATACCAGTACGAAAGCAATATTGAAGAATGGCAACCAAACATAACATTTGACAATGGTCAATTGGTACGCTTTGGAGGACGCATCTGGGAAGCTGACAGTCCTGATAGCACCGGCGTCAACACAGCAGAATTCATTCCTGAGGACTGGATTTTAGTGCCGGTTGGCGAGCTTAGTGGTGTTGATCGTACCATGGGTTACTATGTGGCATTGGCAGATCAACCAGGACGTGAGCTTCCACTGCTTATCACTGGTACTGATTATCCAGGTGTACAAGTCAAAGGTCTGAATTTCAATCAAGACACTGGCTTTGACCGCGGGCCATTTGACATGACTCCATGGGATAATCTAGACTTTGATGCCAGCGGTCTCCCAACCTACAGTGAAACACTGATTGACAGTGTATATGAAAGTGAATTCATAGACCAATATCTTGGCACTGGTGTGAATGATGTTGTGGTTGATGGTGGTGCATTTGTTGATACCTATTCAAGTCATGCACCAGAAGAGCTAGTGCCTGGCAGTGAATTTGATACCATGGACTTTCGTGTGTATGTCCGACCAGGATCAGATTGGAATGGACTAGGACACGGCTTTGATATCTTGTCACTGCGTGCGACTTACAACAGTGCTGATTCTACAATCAGTTGGGCACAGATTGCACAGTATCAAACGCATGAAATTTATCCTGCCGCGATACGTGTAAGCAATGCAGGACCAAATGGCAGTAGCCTGTTGTCTAGTGATCTTGCACCTAGTCAATACACCGTGGATTGGGTAAATCAAACTATCACAGTTCTAAGTGGAGTCAATGATGATGATCTATTGGTAATCAATATCTATGAAGTTGGGGGCGGTAATCAACTGCTACGAGCCAACTACAATGGAGCAGACATCGGTACTCAGCTTGAGATTCCAGTCAAGTTCAGCGACATTTATGAACTGGTAATCTTTGTCAACGGCACACGTTTGCTACCAACCACAGATTACACTTTTGAATCCATAGCTCCAACTATAACACGAATCAATTTTTCCGTGATATTAACCAGCTTGGATGCTGTTAATCTAACTGTAATGGGCTTCCAGACTCCACAATATTCCTGGAGTTTGCCCACAGTTCAGACCTTTACGATTGCAGAACTATCACCAAGTTCCACAGCACAGCTGACCTATACACTAACCAACAGCCTACAGGGATCTAACCCCAACAACGCTTACGTTACAGTAAATGGTTTTAGAGCTAGACCAAGCCAAGGTATTGAATGGTATGGTGATGGTAGCAGTGCAGAATTCTTGTTTCCAGAGCGTGGTGGATACAGTCAGGGTCTTGTAGCTGATAATGAAGTTAATGTATACGTGAATGATGTACCGCAGGTACTAGGCAGCGATTTCACTGTGGTTCCATGGGATGGATTCAGCAGACGATCAATTATTCTTAGCTATGTGCCCAACATCGGTGATAGAGTGCTGATTTGTGTAAACACTCGCGCTGATTACATTATTTCTGGTAATCAAATCACATTTAGACCTAGTGGATCGTTTGGTGTGTTCCCAGGAGATGTGGTTTCAGTCACAACATACAACGATACCAGTCAACAGAATATTGTGCAGATTGTCTGGGTTGGACCTATCACCAAGGGAGCCATAGCCAGCGATGGTTTTGATTTTCTGCCATTTGACTCGGGGTCAGTGAACAATGAACCAGGAAGTTTTGACTTCAGCGAGGGTATCACTGTTCAAGAAAACGACTTTGATCTACGTAGACCAGTGCAAGAATCTGAAAGAATGATAGTAAGCCTGAATGGACGACTGTTGTTCCCGGGACTTGATTACACAGTGGTTTCTGACGTTGAATCAGGCGACCCAACCACTTATCTAGAACTGCTGTCTGGTCCTATTGCAGTCACTGATGTTGTTGTGGCCACGCTGTATACCAATCAAATAGTTCCCAATGCCATGGCTTTCCGTATTTTCCAAGACATGCGCGGCGTGCAGCTTACATATCGTATCACTGATAACACTACCACAAGGTTGTTAAGTGATCTTTCAGTGGACGATGACATAATTTATGTTGAAAATGTATTGGCCTGCGGTGAACCAAATATACCAGCAAACTATCTTGGTGTGGTAACTATCAATGGTGAGCGTATTGCGTTTAGATATCGCGATCTAGAAAACAACACTCTATCCGGACTGCTACGAGGTACTGCTGGCACTGCCATAGCCAATCATTTTGCAGGAGATTTGGTGTACAACATAGGTAGAGAGAATCTATTGTCAGGTGGTGGTTATCAAGACTATGTGGTACAAACCAGTGTCAAAGCCAATGGATCTCAGGTACAGTTCACAGCACCAAATATTAACTTGACTGGAATAGACAGCACTGAATGGCTCGAGGCCTTGATTGTGAGTGTGGGCGGTATAATACAGCCTCCAACTGCTTATCAGTTCCTAAATGCTAATCCAGCCACAGTGCGCTTCTATGATGCACCAGCTGCTGGACGCTTGGTGACTCTAGCAGTTAAGCGTGCTCAAAGCTGGTATCAGCCTGGTGCATTTGAGCCAAGCGACGGTGTGCCTTTGCAGTTGCAAAACACGTCAGCTGCTAAGTTCTTAAGGAATGACGAGTAAGCAAAGCCACTGGATTTAACATAGCTAAATATACGATCATGGAAACACAGACAAACAATACCGGCGCAGCGCCTGATCCCAAAGAGGTTGAAAAACGTCCCAATGACAGCGGCAAGGTGCATGTGGACGAATTCGTGAGAATTCATGATCCCAACACCAAGCAGGTATATCACGAGGGCAGAGCATGACCAACGGACAGTTCAAAATTGACGGGTTTCTCAAGATTTTTGACCCCAGAACACAAGAAGTGTTTGTAGACAAACACAACGCTATTCACTACGAAAATATCTCAGTAGGCATGGCGCAAACACTAGCTGATAGAAACACTGGATATATCTATCAAATGGCTTTTGGTAACGGCGGTAGTTCAGTGGATCCCACTGGAGTGATTACCTATTTGCCTCCAAACACCGTGGGCCAAAACGCCAGCTTGTACAATCAAACTTACCAGAAAATTGTGGATGATGCCAGTGCAGACAACACTGATCCTGTGAACAATCGCATGACAGTGCTTCATACTCCGGGTAAGTTTTACACTGATATTTTAGTAACCTGTTTGCTTGACTACGGTGAACCCGCGGGACAACAGGCTTTTGACAATTCCACTAACTTTAGTGGAGAATTTGTATTTGACGAACTTGGACTCAAGACCTGGAATGGCAGTGCCACAGATCTGCGTTTGATTACTCATGTGATCTTCCACCCGGTACAAAAGAGTCTCAACAGACAGATACAAATTGATTACACGCTAAGGATTCAAACTCTAACTAACCTTAGCAGCAACGCATAAATATTAGCAGATTAAAGGTGCTAAATACTAAAAGGACTGTAGACTAACATGGCTTATCAGATTAATCTAACCGACGGTACTCCATTTGCAACTATCGCAGATGGTACAATTAACACGTCAAGCAGCATGGTTTTGGTTGGTAAAAACTATGCAGGTTACGGGGAATTCCTCGACACTAACTTTGTACACTTGCTGGAGAATTCGGCTGCTATCAGTCCTCCTGGCAATCCGCTGACTGGTCAGCTTTGGTGGGACAAATCCAATAATTTGCTCAAAGTCTACAACGGCACCACATTTAAAACCATCAGTGCAGCCACAGCGTCTACCACTCAGCCATCAAGTAATGTCACTGGTGACCTTTGGTATGATATCACCAATCAGCAGCTCAAAGTCTACAACGGCTCGGCCTTTATTCTAGTTGGTCCTCAAAGCACAGGCGGCGGTGGTACAACAGGCGCTGTGCCTGCTACTATCACTGACACTCCTGCTGGTATCACTCACACTGTGATTGAACTCACAATCTCTGACGCTGTGGTTGGCATTATCAGCGCAGACGCAGAATTTACACCTGCTGGTGCTGGGGTACCTGGATTTGCTACTATTAAACCTGGTTTAAATTTGGCCAGTACAGTAAACGGTCAGACTCCACTGTTCCAAGGCACCGCTGCCAACGCAGTGTTGCTGAATGGTGTGGCCAGCACAGGATTTATACGCAATAGTGGTACAGGTCAAACCATGAGCACCACTTTGGGCGTTCTAACTGATTCAGGATTCACAGTTGGTAGCGACAGCGACTTCAGAGTCAGTGTAAGTGGCACCACTGTACAAGTTGACAACCAAACACAAGATGGTAACATTGTGTTTAGAGTAAATGATGGTGGTGTGACTACCACAGTGCTTACACTTGATGGTGCTAATGCTGCTGCTGTGTTTGCAAACTTTTCAGTGTCTTCAATCACAAAGTCTGGAACCAACGCGGTTGGTAATATTGGCTCAGCCAGCAACTATTTTAACCGAGTGTTTGCAACTGCTACCACAGCACTTTATGCTGACGTTGCAGAACGTTTTGCTGCTGATGAAGTGTTGGAACCTGGTACAGTTGTAGAACTAGGTGGCACCAAAGAAATCACTATTGCTAAATTAGAGCTATCAGAAAATGTTTTTGGAGTCATAAGTACTCGTGCAGCCTTCCTAATGAACGGCGGCGCAGGCGATGACGACACTCACCCCCCAGTGGCAGTCACAGGTCGTGTGCCAGTACGCTGCGTTGGCACTATCAACAAAGGCGATCGCCTTGTTTCAGCAGGCAGCGGACTTGCTAGAGCTGCACTTCCAGGTGAAGCCACAGCATTTAACACAATTGGTCGCGCTCTTGCAGACAAAAAATCCCCCGATGAAGGCATTGTTGAAGCAATTGTAATGATCAAGTAAAAAGGAATAACAAATGACGTATTCTAGCGGTAGTTTAATTGAAGCCACTGACTATAATGGCTTTGTATCTGGCACTGCCAATGCTAACATCAATGACATCTGGAGTGTGGGATCAGGTGACAAAGGTTACGGTGAATCAGCAGTTGCCAACGTAAGTGTGGCTTCTACTGTGACCGCTACCAACTGGGCCACTTTGGTAAACCGTTTGAGTTCTCTAGGTAGTCACACAGGCACTACTATAACATCAAGATCAGCACCAACTTCAGGCGATCTAATTTCTGTTTTGGCTAATGTTAATACTGATCTAACCAACCTTACTACTAACCGTGGAAACGCAGTGGCATCTGGATCACAGTTTACTGGATGGACCGGCACTTCAGGTAAAACTACCAACACCAGCGGTGCTGGATCCACCATTGTGTTCACTCACACAATTACTTTTGCCAATGCTAATGCAGCTAGATATTTTTTCAATGCTGGTGGCATCATAAGATGGCAAGTGGGTAAAAGCTCCACTGGCAATGATGGTGATCCAGAATGGAACGACTTGGCCGGCACACTAAGCGGCACAATATCAATCACAGGCAGAGTCAACGGTCAAACAGCTAATATTGCAGGTACAAGTTACACAGGCACAACCAAAACAGGCGGCACAGGTACTCCTACTACTTTGGCAACTACCACAGGCTGGTATCAGCTCACAACTAGTAATACAACTTTGTACGAACAAGCAGCAGATACTTCACCTTATACAGGCAACTATATTCGTCTACAGGCCAAAACTGGCAACACAGGCACCACGCTGGACCTCACTACCACTTGGTACAATGCTGAAGGTGATATTATCAGTGGCGGCACATCGCCTTCGGGTGCTTCGTTTGGCACAGCCCCAGCCACAATCGTTACATACTTCCCACCAAGTTCTACTTTTCTAACATCTGCCGCGTGGGGTACACCCACTGTGGCAGCAACAACCACTTAACTTTGTTGACATAAGTCAGGTAAAGGGCCAATTGGCCCTTTACTTTTATCAATTTTTATGTTATATTATCAGCATGGATTCTAACGACCTAGTTGCCTACGCTCGATCAAGATTTGATCACGAATCGGCTAAAAAATTATTGAGAGAAAAGTACGAAGCCAAGATGCTGTTTGCTCATGCAGGCGGTATGTGGCGTGCTGGACCCGAACTGTTAAGCACCTTGAACTGTTGCGTAATGGACAAGCCAGTTGTACTTTTAGACTTGTACCATAATCCGGTACAGATCAATACCAAGGAACTCTGGAACATGGCAGCACAACGCTGGCAAGAGTGCATGAATGCGTGGTTGTTGGAACATCAGGAACTTGGTCAAAAACGATGACACAAGGTGTTCTTCTAGTAGCGTTCAACAATCAGCAAGTTGACTATGTAAACATTGCTGCGTGGAACGCACAACGTATAAAACACTATCTTGACTTGCCTGTGGCAGTGGTCACAGACTGTGTTGATCATCCCAAAATTCACTGTTTTGATCAGGTAATACATCGCAGCAAGCCACAGTCGGGTTCAAGATACTTTCATGATCTAGACCAAGTGGTTGATTGGCACAATCATGATCGAAGTCATTCTGCACTGTTGTCGCCGTTTGATCAAACACTACTGCTGGATGTTGATTACATAGTCAACAGCAATCAACTGCGTGATTTGTTGGCTATAGATCAAGATTTTGTGTGTCATAGATATGCTGTGAATGCCAGAACAGGTGATAAGTTCAATACCACATTTGGCAAGTATCATATGCCGATGTATTGGGCCACTGTGATATGTTACCGTGCTAGTCTCAAGAGCCAGGTCATATTCAATACCATGCAAATGGTACAGCAGCATTGGTCACACTATAGAAATCTCTATGGTATCAATCGAGCAGCGTTTAGAAATGATCATGCTTTGAGCATTGCTTTGACATTGGAATCAGGCAACACACTACAAACCACTGATATACCTTGGAACCTTGTGAGTGTGTTACCAGAAGATCAGTTGACCTTTGATCATGATAAGTTTGTGTTAGAATGGCAAGACGGAAAACGCCAACGATATATCACAATCAAAAATCAAGATTTTCACGCCATGGGAAAAAGTTATTTGGAGAAGATAATTGCCAATCAAATCTGAACGTGGATTTGTTATTCCCGCATTTAACACTCAAGATGTTGATTATGAAGCCTGCGCACGTAGGCTTGCTCAAAGCATTTTGTATTATCATCCCTCGGCCGAAGTCACTGTTTTAACCAATCAGGATTTACCTCAGACTGAACTACAAGGACAAGCACTGGACTACTTTGCCTACAAACTAAGTCCTTATCGCCAGACCATTAAACTAGAAGCTGATATGTTAATGGCTGGTCCATGTATGCATTGGTTTGACATCATGCAACATCGTGATCTTTGTATTTCCACAGGATGCCGAGACTTCTATGGCAACATCGCCAATTCAAGATATTATCGCAAGTTTCTTGACAACAATCGTCTTGCTGATGTGTACAATGCCATCACCTATTGGAGAGCCAGTCAACTAGCACATGATTTCTTCACTTGGTGTCGCAGGATTTTTACTCAGTGGCAAGAGTACAAAAAACTAGTAGCATTTGCAGATCCAGAGCCCAGTACTGATTTTGTATATGCTATGGCAGCTCAAATCGTTGGGCCAGAAAATGTCACAATGCCCTGGTCCACATTTCCCAAAATCTCGCATTTCAAGCAACACATCCTGGGCACTCACACACCAGACTGGACCAAAGAACTAGTTTGGGAAACGGATCCCTTACGTATCAATACTGTGGCTCAATGGGGTGCGGTGCACTATCATAAAAAAACATGGACCTATTAGAATTTTGGCGTGAAGTAGAAAAACATCTTGAACCGGAAGTTGTTTCTAAGATTTCCTATCGAGTGTACTACGACGATCACGGGCAGGTGCTATTTTATAGCATGGAGGATCGGCCTGGTAACTATTTAGAGATTGACAGAGAGACCTACGAACGTTCTAATACTCGTGTGCGTGTGGTCAATAGCGAGTTGGTACCAATTAAGACACCAGTTAGTTCTAAGCTAGCGCCAGCAGAAGCTGGACAGGCATGCCATGCTAACAACGTGATTGTGATCACTGACATTGAACCGCATCAAAAATGGAATTTAAAATACTATGACTGAGATAGTTGATATTGCTGATTTAGACTGTATATTTCTAACCTATGATGAACCAAATGCTGAGGAAAATTGGGTACGTGTTCGGAACATGGTACCCTGGGCAAGACGAGTGGATGGTATTAAAGGGTCAGACGCCGCCCACAAGGCAGCAGCGATGGCTTCGACCACTGATCGTTTTGTGTTACTTGATGGCGATAATATCCCTGATATTAGCTTCTTTTCAAGTCAGCTGGTATTGGATAGCACTAACTCTGATTGTGTATTTCGCTGGCGGGCTAGGAATAATGTTAATGGCTTGATGTATGGCAACGGAGGTATAAGTTGCTGGACCAAAGAGTATGTGATGAACATGCGTACACATGAAGCCAGTGATGGCACAGATGAAACCACTGTAGAATTTTGTTTCCATCCACAATATTGGGCCATGCATGACTGTTACTCAACAACCTATATCAATGCCACAGACTTTCAAGCCTGGCGTGCTGGGTTCCGCGAAGGTGTAAAGATGTGCCTGGATCGCGGACGTAGACCAAGTCTAAGTGAGTTTCAACAGAGAGTGGCACAGCGTAATCTTGATAATCTTACTATTTGGCACAATGTAGGCGCCGACGTTGACAATGGGCTGTGGGCCATGGCAGGCTCTAGAATGGGCACCTACATGACCATGCTGACTAATTGGGACTATAGACAAGTTCAAGACTTTGATGAATTAGTAAAACTCTGGGACACTATCAAGGATACACATCCAGACATTGTTTCTGGTCGTGTGAGTAATGATTTGCACACACAGTTGTCTTTGCCAATATGCACACTAACCGCCGAGGGCAGTGCATTTTTCAAACATCATTATCGTGCCAACTGGAACAACAAAGGCATTATGGAACGCGAGTAATGTCTCTACGTATGTATATTGATGGATGTAGTCTTACATACGGTCATGGATTGCCACGTGAGCAAAGTCTAGGGTCAATGTTTGCTAGTCAGGGGGGATACACAGTCACCGATGGATCCCGTCCTGGTAAAAGTAACATGGCCATTGCTTATGATGTGTACCAAAATGTCAGTGGTCACGATGTATTTGTTCTAGGATGGACGTATTCATCAAGGTTTGGTATCAAGTATCAAGATCATGACATAGATTTTTTTGCTGGTTGGCACGGTCAGGGGCTTGGTATCAGCAATCAACAGCTGGATACGGCGAGCCAGGAAGTTTACAAATACTTTTACACTGTGTTTGGTCCTCCCTACAGTGATAATTTAAGCAACATGTTAATTGACACCACAATGAGCTTTTTACAAAACAAAATTGCTGTGGGCTTTACGTGGGAAAACCGTGACACTCAACATCGGTTATTGATGCCTTTTATTGGTCCCAATCATAGATTGCCTGATGGGCATCTATCTGCGCAAGGCACTGCGGTTTTGTACAATCTTTTACAACAGGAACTAGATGTCTAAAAGTGTTTTTCTAAACAACGCAGAAGAGATGCGCGACAAGCTAGGTCCTGCACGTTGCTACGCTAAATGGAAGCAGGTAAGTCTGCACCTGACCACGGGCATGACCAATAGTTGTTACCATCCGCCATTGCACGAAATAGATGTATCGCTTTTGGCTGACAATCCCAGTGCCTTGCACAACACGCCTTATAAAAAAACACAGCGCAAAATCATGCTGCGTAATGAGCGACCTAGTGAATGTCAGTACTGCTGGAACATGGAGGATCTTGGCGAACTTAGTGATCGTCACTATCGATCTGGCGAACCCTGGGCTGAGATTGATTTGGACGCATTGTCTGGCGACGAAGATATAATACCCAGTTACGTTGAAGTTAATTTTAGCAATGTTTGTAATCTAGCCTGTAGCTATTGCAGTCCACAGTTTAGTTCTACCTGGATGGAAGATGCGCAGAGGCATGGTGCCTTTCCTACTCGAATACCTCACAACGATCCTGCGCACTTCAAAGGACGCAAAAGACCTATACCTGTGCGAGAACACAATCCTTATCTAGATGCGTTTTGGCGGTGGTGGCCACAACTTTATCCACGTCTGCGTCATTTCCGTATGACTGGTGGTGAGCCAATACTAGACAAAAACACCTACAAGGTTTTTGATTACATACTGGCATCGCCACATCCTGAATTGCACATAGATGTCACTAGTAATTTCAGTGTGCCAACAGAGATTTTTCTAGGGTACCTAGAGTATATAAAAAAGCTATGTGCGACCAAGATTGAACACTTCATGCAGTATGTTAGTATTGACACAGGAGACTGGACACAGGCAGCATACATCAGACGTGGCATGCATTCAACTCAGTTCTTGGCCAATGTCAACAGTTACCTTGACAATGTTCAAGAAAAAAACAGCCTGACTTTTATTGTGACCTTGAACAACTTGAGTATAGTAGGCATAGATGCACTGCTAGATTATATCTTGGAACTCAGATCCAGATATTCAAAAACCTATCAAAAAGTTTGGTTTGATACTCCGGTGTTGCGTAATCCTCGTTGGCAGAGCTTACAGATATTACCTGAATCCTATCAACGCAGAATGCGTCAGGCCATTGACTTTATGCGTGATAACATGATGGAAGACAACAGTTTTGTGGGATTCAAAGACTATGAAGTACAGCGCATGGAGCGAGCCTTGGCCTGGATGAGTGAGCCACAAAACACAGATGAAATCACCATGGCTAGAGCTGACTTCTACAGATTTTTCAGCGAGTACAGCAGAAGGATGTTCAATGATTCAAATGCGTTTCAACAGGTATTTCCTGAAATGACCAGCTTTTGGTTAGAGTGTGAATCACATGCCAACGCTCAATCTATCACTTGACGAAGGCTGTGAGACCACAGAATTACTACGTCCTTGGGCAACAGAAACATTTCACGACTTTGCCACAGTGTTACCAACACCCAACCGGGTATATGTGTTTGGCCGCAAACAATTCGCCAAGTACAATAGATTGATCAGACAGTTGGTTGATTCCAACATTCGAGTGGTATACAGTAATCCGTTTGAAGGCAGTGAAACTCTGCATTACATCATACGCAAACTGCGTTTTGAAGATCTACTGCTTTCAAAGAAGATACTTTTGATCAGCGGTGGTGACATACGTGTTGATTGTGATTATCTTAGACATGATCATTTTATTAGCAAAGTTCATCATTTTCCAGAAAACTTAGAAGTAATACAACACAGTGATCAGATCTATACCAAAATCAATAAGCCATATAAATTTTTGTTTTTGAACGGCAGGGCCAGGCCACATCGCAAGTGGATGGTTGAACAGTTAGACTATCTTGGACTGCTTGATCAAGCACTATGGACTTGGTTGGATCCAAATTTCATTGATGATGGATCTTTGTGTCTAGAACAACATGGTATAGATTTGATGAACAGGCCAAGGTCTATCAAACTATTACCCAGTAAGTATGAAGTGCAACGTTATCAAAACAGAGTTGACATGCAGTTTAGTGATCAAAAGTATGCTATGCCTACTCTGTTCAATGAAGAATGGGGAGCCATTTACCTAAATCTGGATACCTATGTTGATACCTATTTTAGCATTGTAACCGAAACAGTACACGACAAGCCTTTTAGTTTTAGAACAGAAAAAATCTGGAAACCAATAGCCATTGGGCATCCTTGGGTATGTGTAGCCAATGCCGGATTCAATCGTGATCTTCGAAACATGGGATTTAGAACCTTTCATGGCATTATAGATGAAAGTTTTGACAACATTGAAGATAATCATGCAAGACTTCGAGGAGTGATCAATGTTATAATAGATATCTGTAAATCACCGCGTGAATTCCTCGAAGCTGCTAGAGACATCTGTAAATATAATCAAGATCACATGATACACCTTAGGGAACAGATCAACAAAGACTTTCCTGATAAGTTTTTCAAATTACTAAACAACAATCAATGGATGATTTAGAATTCAAACCGTGAATACGAATCCAGAGATGATGTTCTGGCAGGAATACAAAAGGCACACCAAATGATTGGTAGAAAAAAACTATTTGTTGATATTTACTCAGAGATTACAGATTTGATCAAAGAGTATACTGATGGAACATTCTGGGATTTTGGCAAAGAGACACTGATTGAAAATGCGATCTATGTACTTGGGCGAGCACAGACAAATCATAACATTGACAAAGTTAGAGAAACAATTGAAAGCGGTAAGTCCTTTATCATAGTCAGTAATCCCACTGAAGGCGCAGATACACTTAAATGGCAAGTCACTGAGTTGGGGCTGAAAGAATACAATGTTCAAGGTCGGATGCTGTTAATAGGTGGCGGCGATATAGAATCGCAATTTAATCATTTGCAATATGAAAGTTTTTTGCCTCAAATTTTTGACGTGCCAAAAAATAAAAATGTGTACGAGTACACCGATGACATTTACAATACAACAGACAAACCTTATAAATTTTTGTTTTTGAATGGACGGAGTAGACCTCATAGAAAATATTTGTTGCAAAGTTTTAAATTATCCGGGCTGTTGGATCAAAGCTTGTGGACTAACTTGGATACATTCGCAGGGAGAACACAAGACCTTAAACTTATTCATAATGGAGTAGATTTAGTAGCAGAAACAATACCAGTTCAATTGCTACCAGAGCAATATGAAGTTGACAGGTATCGTAAAAATTTAAAATCTGATCTAGTACCTGGTTTTGTAAAAGATCAACTTTTTGATTTTAACAACAAATTAGAGTGGGGCGAGATTTATATAGAGCCTAAGCCTTATATTGATACTTACTTTAGTCTGGTAACTGAAACTGTGTTTAGCTATCCATATAGTTTTAGAACTGAAAAAATTTGGAAACCAATTGCCATTGGGCACCCATGGATAGCGGTCGCCAATGTTGGTTATTACAGAGATATGCGTAGCTTGGGTTTTCGCACATTTGATCATATCATTGATGAAACATTTGACACTATTGACAATGACATGGATCGAATCACACGAATAAGAGATATTGTTGTAGATCTTTGCAAGAGTACAGCGAATCTCAAAGACTTTTTAGCAGCAGCAAGACCTGTTTGCGAGTATAATCAAAAACACCTATGGAACATGCGAGAAAAAGTTCGACAAGAGTTTCCTGAAAGATTTATACAGTTTATAAGAGACAACAAACTGACAAGATGAATGATTTAGAATTCAAGAATAGGATACTTGATCCTATTTCTCAAAGTTTTTGTGCAGCAAAGTGGTACAATGCAACCATTTGGCTGGGTTCAGGCATGACCACATCATGTCACCACCCGCCTGCTCATTTAGTGGACACTGATAATGTCCGTGCTAACCCTAAGTTACTGCACAATACGCCACAGAAAAAACAAGACCGCGAGAAGATGCAACGTGGCCAACGTCCAGCAGGATGCGAATATTGTTGGAAAATAGAGGACATGGGACGCGATGCTGTAAGTGATCGTGTATACAAGTCCAAAATTTACACCATAGAGGACATAACCTATGCACAGCACGCACCAATCACGGAAGATATCAATCTCCGAACTCTGGAGATTAGTTTTGATCGTACTTGTCAATTTGCTTGTAGTTATTGCAATCCCGCCTTTAGCAGCACATGGGTACGCGACATACATCAAAATGGGCCCTATGTGGGACTGGCAAGCGACGGTCGCAATCATTTCACTCATGATCACGCTGGCGCTCAACTTTATAGATTCGGTGAAAGCAATCCTTACGTGGACGCCTTTTTCTCCTGGTGGGAATCTGACCTACACCTAACACTTGACGAACTACGTATCACCGGCGGTGAGCCTTTGATGTCTGGGTATACCTGGAAGTTATTAGATTGGTTCAAACACAATAAAGGTCGGAGCAAGACCAGACTGGCAATCAACAGCAACCTAGGCAGTCAGGTTGACATAGATAGGCTGTTTGCTAGTATTGATGCTCCTATAGATCTTTATACCAGTAACGAAAGCATGGGCGCACACGCTGAATACATTCGTGACGGTCTTGAATGGAATGATTGGGTTACTAAAGTAGAACATATTATTCAAAATCATCATGATCAACTACGTGGACTGCACATGATGTGTACAGTCAATGCATTGTGTTTAGAAAGTTTGCCAGAGTTCCTTACACTGATGTTGACTTGGAAAAGTCAATACGGCGCAGACTTTCCTAATTTCACACTAAACATACTGCGTTTTCCAAGTTTTCAAAGTCCCTTGGTACTACCTGATTATCTACGCACCAAGTACCGCGATCAGTTGCAGTCATGGTTAAATACATTTGATCGTCACGTTTTCCTACAGCCACATGAACGCAATCATGTGCAACGTTTGATTGATTACCTTGACGTAGTTAAAACTCCACACAGCGAAGCTTTTGATTTGCCTGTATTAAGGCAAGATTTCAAACGTTTCTATCAACAGTATGATACAAGACGAGGAAAAAACTTTGCAGAAACTTTTAAAGAAATAGGACAATGGTATGACCAAATCTGACTACAACGATCCTCGCCCTGTCAAGATAAATTTTGATTCTCTAACAGATCGTCAAAAGTTCCTGCTAACCGAGAGTAAAACTTTTTGTATCTATCCATGGATACATTTGCATACCTATCCAACTGGTGAAGCGCATCCGTGCTGTCACAGCACCATGTGGCAATCAGTAGGACACTGTAAAAAGAACACATTAAAAGAAATTTGGAATCAAGCTCCAATGCGCAATCTGCGCCAGAACATGTTAGAAGAACGTGAAAGCGCAGGGTGTGTAAGATGCTATGAACAGGAAAAAACCGGTTTCATGAGCGGACGACAAGCAGCCAACAAGCATCATGGTCATCATATCAATCGTGTTGATGAAACAGATTCAACTGGCCGGCTTGACAGATTTGAAATGACATACTGGGATATACGTTTTAGTAATCTCTGTAATTTAAGATGTCGTAGCTGCGGTTTTATATTTTCCAGTAGTTGGTATGCTGATCAAGTCAAGCTAGCAGGACCTGAGTGGGGCAAACTATTTCCAGCTATGAACTATGCGGGACGTACTGAAACCGACATGTGGGAACAATTGTTACCGCATCTTGACTATGTAGAACAAATTTACTTTGCTGGCGGTGAGCCACTCATGATGGAGGAGCATTATAACATTCTTGAAGAGTTGGAGCGCAGAGGTAGGTTTGATGTAAGACTGATCTACAACACTAACTTTACGCAGACCAAACTCAAATCAAGATCAGTTTTTGACTATTGGCGACGTTTTGATTCAGTGAGTGTGGGTGCTAGCCTTGATGCCATGGGCGAACGAGCAGAATACATTCGCAAAGGCACAGACTGGGACACAGTTGAACGCAATCGTGAACGCATGCTAGAGATATGCCCCAATGTTGACTTTTACATAAGTCCTACTCTAAGTTTAATGAATGCCTGGCATCTGCCAGACTTTCACCGTGATTGGGTAAGTCGAGGGTTGATCAGAGCTCAAGACCTAAACGTAAACATTCTGCAAGATCCTCCGCACTATAGAATAGATGTGGCCAGTGCGCGATATAAAGATCAGCTGCGTGCCAAGTTTCGTGAACACATCGAATGGTTACAGCCTTTGGATCCCTTTAAACGTGCAAGTCAAGGATTTGAAAGTGCTATAACTTTTATGGACAGTAGAGACAACAGCGAAAAATTGCCTGAGTTTTGGGCTAAGTCTCAACAACTAGACGAGATTCGTGGAGAGAGCATGTTATCCGTGTTACCCGAACTGCAAGATCTATGACACTGCCCAATAAAACTTTTTGTATACTGCCATGGGTAAGTTTGGAAACCAGCCCAATTGGTACTGTACGCCCATGTTGTTTGGCCAAGGATGAAATAGTAGATGAACACAATGACAAATACCAACTTACCTCTGCGACCTTCGATCAAATACGAGATAGCAGTCACATGCGCGAACTCCGACGTGCATTCATTGCAGGTGAACTTCCGGCCACGTGTGAGCGTTGTTGGTCAGTTGAAGCCAGTGGAGGAACCTCCAAACGACAACACACACTGGAGCGATTAAAACACTTAATCACAGACATGACATGGACAGAAGATGCCAATGATCTAATTTTTTTAGATCTTAAACTAGGCAACATCTGTAATCTCAAGTGTAGAATATGTGGGCCATGGAGTAGTAGTACATTTGCCAGTGAAGAGGTTGGTCAAATAATGACCTTGGACCGTAAGCAAACCTATGCGTACAAAATGTTGAGAGAAGGTCGATGGCCCAAAGAAAGCACTGTGTTCTGGCAGCAGTTAGATGAATTTGCTGAACAGATACGGTATCTTGAATTCACGGGCGGTGAGCCATTTATGATTCAAGAACACTTTGACTTTTTGCAGACTCTTGTAGATCGTGGTTTGGCACACAATATTGAAATACACTACAACACCAATGGCACACACTATCCAGAACAAGGCGTAGAACTCTGGCCCCATTTTAAATTAGTAGAAATTGCACTCAGCATTGATGACATAGGTCAACGATTTGAATATCAGCGCACAGGTGCCAAGTGGCCAGAGGTAATGAACAACCTAGAAAAGTTTAGACAACTAAGAGAAGCCAGCTCTAATATTCAGTTGCAACTCTGCTGTACCATTAGCATTTGGAACGTTCTATACTTTAATACCATAGCTCAGTGGGCAGCATCCTTTCCTTGGGACTTTGTTTATTGGAATTATCTACACGATTCACCAGTATGGTGTGTGCAAAATGTTGTGGAAGCCATCAAAGAACGAATTATCAGTCAACTGTTAAGAGAACGTATAGATCATCCCTATGCAGAAGATCGTAAGAACATCATTGCGTTTATGCGAGCCAAAGAAGGTTGGATGGGTGTAGGTAAAGGCGGTACCTTGACCTACGAGATCAGCAGATTAGACACTGTACGACAACAGAATCTTGCAGACGCTTGTCCTGATCTAGCATATATCATAAACTACGATGGCCCAGTTGACTACTCCTAAGCCTGATACTTTGTGCATGGCACCTTGGACACACACGTATCTGTCACCGCAGACTGAACGTAGAATGTGTTGTGCCAGTCGTGAACCTGCACAGAATTTTCAACAGTATATTGACACAGCAGCAGGCACCGGTCGTTACATACCCATTACGCTTGAACAACACTGGAATGGAGACCACATGCGCAGTGTGCGTCGTCGCATGTTAGCAGGTGAAACACTGCCTGAATGTGAAGTGTGCAACAACAAATTATTGAACACTGATGTTTATCGTGACTATTTTAATCATTTGTTTGCGCACAAATGGCCTGAAGTACAGAGCTCCACTGACGAATCAGGTGCCACAACCATGCAGCCAGTTAGTTGGGACTATAGATTTACCAACCTATGCAATTTTAAATGCCGTATGTGTGGAGACATGTTGAGCAGTGCATGGGAAAGTGAGCGCAAACAGCATGATCTTGTGGACTGGACTGACAACCGTAACCACTGGATGCGTCCAGAAATCAAAAAACAAATCACTGCATTTCAAGACAGTGTAATAGAACAAGAATTCTCTGATGCAGTAGAACAACACCGTGTGGAAGAAGTCTATTGGGTAGGCGGCGAACCCTTGATGTACGAGCAACACTGGCGGTACATGCAGCGCATTATTGAACTAGGAGACGGTCCCAGTGTTTACGCAAGGTATAATACAAATCTTAGCAGGATTAATCATCTTGGCGTTGGTCTTTTCAAAGACATTTTGGCGAAGGTTAGAGACTGGCAAATCTGCGCTAGCCTCGACGGAACCGGCAGTGTCGGAGAATATATTAGATACGGTCTTGATTATCAAACATGGCTACAAAATTTCAAAGAAGGAATGAGTTATGCAAAGCATGCCAGACAGATGCGCATAGATTTCACTCTTACTCTACCTGGCTTGACTGAAGTCTTGGCTATTGAACAGTTGGCCAAGGAACTTGGCTGTGGCTTGCTTGCCAAAACCGTGTTTGCTTTTACACCAGATAACATCTGGAGTCCTTTGATTCTGCCTAGGCCTGCGCTTGATGCAATAGTACGGCCTTTGTTGGCTCAATGTCAAACCACAGTGATGCGTGATTTGCTGCAACAACTTCTTGAACGTCCAACTTTTGAAGAAACATGGCCCGACGTTTATCCAGATGCTGTGCAAAAAGGTCGGCAAACTGTGTTACAATTAGAGAAAATACGTAAAGATAAATTGATCATGGCAGACATAGTCAAACAGAATCCAGTGTTAGAGGCATGGTGGCATGACATCTCTAGTTAAAATGATTTTACGAAATCCAGTGCAAAAGAGCAGCACTGTGGAAGTGATCATCCGGGTCCATGACACACTCTTGGCACGTGACTGGATTGATGCACTCAAGATTTTGCTCAAAAACAATAAAATTGAAAAAAACTTTTGTTTCATGGGCTTCCCCAACGGAGCTCGTAGTCTTGATTATCTGTGCGATGAACTCAACTCAGCCGTGGACACGATTAATCACAGCGACCTCGACTATCATATCAGTGATCGTGTGAGTGCTTCAGAACTTATAGTTGACAAAACTATACTAAATCAAGTTCATAATCATTTTGAAATCTTACAAGGCACTGTTAATCATCTCAGTGATTACTATAGGCGTGCTGACTACGAAACCAAGTATGCTATACGTCAGCTGAACACAGTGTGCCATGAACTTGAGAGTCTTGTGCTCAGCAAATTAAGAGAACGCACAGCACCTGAATGGGTACGCCTGAGTCAGATCAATACCTGGCTCAACGCACCAAGATACCAACTACAAGAGCAGCATCGTAGACCCTGGAGCATAGATTGTTATGATCGACATCTAGGCGAGGTATATATGCATTGGGCACAGATTGGCAAAACACTGTTTGAAGTTTATCGTGATGAAGGTGCACCCGAACTAACACAAACAGTATGCGAAGCCATTACACATCTAGAATACTACAGCGGTGAGTTTGACATAGAATGGGGCAACGATATACGTTATGACTCTCATGATTGGTGGCGATTTGAAGTAGATGGCTTTTATGAGTGGTTAGAATCAAATGGTCTTGACTATCGTGATCCCAAACTCAGTCTTGGATACTTGCCAATAGCCAGCGTTGATCTGCAGGCAAGCTTTGGCAGCAAGGATTATCAGAAAATATGGCCAACTCTAAGTGACCATCTTGATGTGTTTAGAGTAGAAGTTGACGGGGTAGTTGGTGAGTATGATTATTGTTGGACCGACTCTGATTACAAGCAACAACAGATTGCACAACTACGTCCAGGTTACGATCATTCATCAAAGGGACAGGTATGAAGTGGATAGTCACTGCATGGAAAAGATTGCTGCTTGAAATTAGATATCGCAAAAAACTACGTGAACTAAGAAAACGTGATCCATTTATATACAAATGAACTTTTTCTTCCTTAACCTGTATTTTTACTTTGCGATCCTGGCTTCAATACGTCTAGGCGACTGGATAGGTTTTCTCATGGTGGTCGTAGCGTATTGGGGCATGCTTAGTTGGTTAAAACCAGAATGAAACACATACTAGGAGTAAGTGCAGGTTTTCACGACGGTGCTATTGCCGTAGTCGACGGTCAAGGCGACATAGTGTTTGCTGCTCACAGTGAACGCTTTAGCAAACTGAAAAATGATGCCGGCATAAGTCCTGACATGCTGCGTGATATCAAGGACTATGATATTCACACAGTGGCTTTCTATGAACGTCCATGGTTACACAATGTTCAACAGTTGATCAGCGGACAAAATAATCTCACTGCATGGACACTTCGAGGAAGACTACGTGAGTTGTTGCCACCAGGTTGGTTGAACAAACATTCACCTGTGCTTGTGAATTATCCACATCATCTTAGTCATGCAGCGGCAGCATTTCAAACGTCAAGCTTTGACAGTGCAGCCGTGGTTGTGATTGACGCTATTGGAGAACTAGACACAATTTCCATCTATCATGCCAGTTATGATCAGAATGGTCGGGCACAGTACCGACGTGTATGGCGTCACTTATATCCTCATTCAGTTGGCTTGTTTTATTCCGCAGTGACCAAACACATTGGTCTAAAACCCATGGAGGATGAATATGTGACCATGGGCATGAGCGCCTATGCTAGTCATAAGAAATATATTGTGGCACAACAAATGGAACAGCAACTGATTGAGGATGCCGCTACAGCAACTTTCTTAAGAAATCTGCACATAGGGCTTGATCCCAACGAGTACCCCTATGACCCAGAAGACATGGCAGGTGCTGTACAAACTCTCACACAACAAATGGTGCATTCTATTGCACTACTTGCCCGCAGTCTTACAGGCGAGAGTAATCTTTGTTACGGCGGCGGTGTAGCCTTAAACTGTGTGGCCAATCATCAACTGGGCTATATGTTTGACAAACTCTGGATCATGCCTAATCCTGGTGATGCTGGTGCTAGTCTTGGAGCCGCGGCCTTGAGTTATGGTCAAAGGCTTAACTGGAAAGATGCATATCTTGGACATTTTATCAACGGTGATTATCCTGTTAAAACACTGCTGGATGAATTGATTAAAAATCAAATTGTAGGTGTTGCATCAGGTCATGCAGAATTTGGCCCACGTGCGCTGGGCAATCGTAGTTTGTTGGCCGATCCAAGAGGCTCGGACATTAAGGATAGAGTCAATGCGATTAAACAACGACAAAAGTTTAGACCTTTCGCCCCTGTTATATTGGAAGAAGTGGCTGAAGAGTACTTTAATTTCAGCCCTGGGTGGCGTATTAGCCGTTATATGCAGTCAGTCGCTGAGTGTAGGTATCCTGACCGTTTTCCTGCTATCTGCCATGTTGATGGGACCAGTAGAGTACAAACGGTTCCGGCGGATGGGTCAGGGATCAGACAGTTATTAGAACAATGGTACTTGTTGACTGGATGCCCTATGTTGTTAAACACTTCATTAAACATAAGAGGCAAGCCCATGGTCAATGATAGATATGATGCTAGAGAGTTTTCACAACTTTACGGCGTACGAGTATGTACCTAGAGATAAGATTCTAAACCGCCTTCACGATTTATGTCTTGTGTGCAGCAACTGATACCACCATCCCAGAAGTAACTGTGTCTGAGCTCGCATATGATTGGATTGATATGATGCCGCTCGCAGAAGTCAAACACAGTTTTGTTGTATGCACTAAAGATAACATTTGATTCATCTAGTACCAAGCAGTTTACATCAAACACAGTTTCTGCAACATAGCCAGTCCATTTGTTTAGATAGGTATTAACATATTCAGTGAATTCTGGTGTGGGAGTTTGACCTTGTACATACCATGCTCCTGGTGACTCTTCATAACGGAACTTGCCAACTTCCATAGCTGCCCAAATACTACTATCCCATATTTTGCAAACTTCCCATCCAGGAAAGTCTCCAGCTAGATCCAGTTTGTCATCGTGTTTGCTACTGAGTATCACACCTGGTTTGAGTATGGCAAACACAGCATCACCGTGGCCATCTGTAACAGCTTCGTGAATACGATATTGATCTCCTAATACATTTTCCACAATCCAGCGAGTCTGTTCTGGACGTAGGAAATCACTGTTGTCAAAAAACACATCACGCCCTACTCTCACAATGCAACTTGCACTGGCACCATTTAGAACACAGTTTGGATCCCAGGTGGATCCATGTGGACTAATAACACTGTGTCCATATTGAGCACATATTGTGTTGAGTTCTGGCAAAGGCAGTATGCGTAGAAGTTTTTGTCCTAGAGTGATTTGCCAATCTCTTGGAGTTAATGGCGGTAATGGCACACCTTGATCGCTGATCTGATTACGCTGAAACCAGTCACGATCAGGCAGTTCTGGTCTATACACTTTGGCACCATAGCTTTCAATTGTTCGCTGTAGATTGTCAAGATCTTCTGCGGTTTCTTGTAATATCTGCTGGAGTTGATGTCTCACCTGAGCGTTGTCAATAAAGTCAAAGTAATCTGGATCATACGCACGACCAACAATGCATTCACGCAGTGGTTGCCAACTGGTATAAGAGTTAACTAATGGAGTCATACAGTAATTTAGCAAGGTTATTTAATCTGTCAAATTTTGATGACAAAAAGTGCTGTTGGTTAAACACAGCATCCTGTTTGCACTGTTGAGACCATCTAAAAAGGTCCTGTGACATCAAAACATGCACAGCAGCCTGTGCATGTAGATATCTCTGTGTATTGTCTTCCACAGAGTCATAGTAGTTCATGATAGCATGATCGTAGGTACGATATCCAAGTTCACGCAGTGTGACCAAACTGTTTTTAGGAGCAAAAAGCACAAATGGCTGTGCATGTTTGATAGGTTTGAAAGTTTTTTCTGTTAAAAAAGTTCCTCCACTTTGATCTGCATCAAACATGGTTTCTAACACAATGTTAAAGTAACTTTCTTGAAAATGTCCTGGTACCAAAGTGTGATGGCGGTTGTGTTGTTCTGCCGTGAGATCATCGCAGCGATATGGAGCGTTGGCTAAAAAATTTTCAATATAGCTTTCTAGTCCGGGGAACCAGGCAACCTCAATAGGATTGTCAGTAGGCTGATCACTTACATCCAGCAGATTGTAGCTCCAAAAACTTTGATCAAGATAACCTCTGCGATGCAGATCTGCCATTACAGTAGCTCGCCACCATTTGTGTATTCTACTCAACGCAGTGGAGTTTTTTAATCTAGGTGCATCATTCCATGTTAGTGCTGGTTGTTTTTTGTTGGCTCTCCAATAAAACAACTCATGATCAGGAAAGTAAACAAAGCGATCAATTGACTTTGCCGCAGTGTTGCCACTCACAAATCGATAGCAGTCCGGATCAAGGTTATGTGTGCTGCATAATTCATCAAGTCTAATTTGCTCCTGCTGAGGATTGTCTCCTTCGTGGTAATAAAAAAGTATTCTAACACTACGGTTTTTAACCAGATTCATTACTCTAGTTGGAACTAGATCAAAGTAGTCAATGTCAAAGTTAAAAAAGCCCAGAGCTATGGGATAGAAACAAGGCTGTGGTAACTCAGACTCAAGATCAAATGTATACAGAGGAAAACCATGATCAGCACTGTAATAAAACAATCGTAGCGGGACCACAAAGGGAAACTGTTGACCCAACTCTCCGTAGCCATTGCTTAGGTCGCCCATGGGCATCAGGTTAGGATAGGGTTTTTTGTCTTGCCAACGATCAAACAAAAAGTTTAGAGCGTATATCATCAAGCATCATCTCAAGTTCTTGCCACAAGATAGCTTCAAAGCCACCGTTGTAAAAATGATTGTAATTGTGTAGGACTATATCACGGCACTGTGCAAACACCTTGGTATGATCACTGTGTTCTAACCATGCTAATAAATCAGCCACAAGTTGCATGCGTTTTAGATCGTTAGTTTCTTGATCGTAACTTTCGTTCCACACACTGCTGAATGTTTCAAATCCATACTGACGAAGATAACTCAAACTGTGTGCAGTACTAGCCATTACAAATGGCATTTGCATACAAATTGGTTTGAAGGTTTTTTCTGTGAGGTGTTGCCTTTGTCCAGTGCCTACTGTTTCGTTTATAACATAAACTAGACTTTCACTGGCCTGCTCGTGTAGGTCTAATCTGGCACTTGCATAACTTGGAACTGCGGGCTCATCAAAAGCCAGAGGCAAGCCAGCGGATTCAAACACAGCATGAATGTCTGGATATACTGATAAAAGTTTTTCTGACGCAGTATACACTGAAACGTTTTCAGCAGGGCATATCAACGGAAAACTGATGTGGTTATGAGCGAGTTTGTGTTTTAGAATATGATACATCAGCACTAGCCTATGAGATCTTTCACCTGCAACGATACGATTAGGCGACAAGAATGTTTTGGTAATATTTCTGCTATCAAAAGGTTCAACCACAAAAGTTCTATTGTAACCTCTGAACCAATCCAGTGCTGCCCAGCCGTTGAAAAAATAGTAGAAACTTTGCCAACCAAGTAGTTGACAAAGTCTACGAACTGTGTTACTGTTGTACTCGCTGGTGATGATCCCGCCTACTCCTGGTCCCGTGAGCGTGTTGTTTTCAAAATCACAGATATGATTGGCTATAGGCATAATTCTTGACATTTCAAGAGGTTCTTGATCAAAAGCCAGCAGATAATTTAATTCTCCACCGGATGATGCATAACTCCTTAAATATTCAACTCCTACATGCCCCGGTGGATCTAGAAACCAAAGCCTTGTTCGTGGAACGTTCCGACGGAGATAGGACCAAAACGTATTGGCATATATCTCTTCAATTCTAATCATGTTTGATGTATTTTATTTTGACAAAAAACCTAATTTGTTTGCTCACGAGCGAGCTGCTCGAGATTTACAACATGCACAGGAAATGTGTAACACAAGATTTTTCTGGGTAGTGAACTACTTATCGGACTACACTGGTTTTGATTTTCTTTGGGAACCAGTACCATGGGAAAAAGATCAACGTCATGTGTGGCCCAGCCAATGGCAGGTTGATGGTGGTACCTGCTTGGTGCCCAAACAAGGTTTCAACGACACTAATTATCATTCCCAAGTTGTACCACGCAAGCCCATGAGTGACGTGATCATGATAAATCACGGCAACAATAACTCTGTTTCTGTTGAATATTCAAAACAAGTAAGATTCGCTAACAGCTACCTAGACACACTCAGACGAATCTGTAACACAGCAACTCAATCAAAACTCTGGATAGTTAGCAGTGTTTGTGATTACAAGAACTTTGACTTTAGTTGGCATCCTGAGCCATGGCAAGATAACATGATACATGTGTTTGCTAGCGATGAACAAAAGTTTGGTGACACTTTTTATCTAGATGTTGCCATGGCCAAAAAAAATCTAGCCACAGCAGAACTATTAGACTGGGCTCCAGTAAACTTTGTGTCTGATATATCAGTGCCAAGACATCATGTGCCTGTGAATTGGCATCAACAAGACAGTCATGTGCAGTCCGTAAAACAGCATGAATTTTCTGCACCTATTGAATTGTTTACCTGTGTGAATATTGATCAGGTGGACATACCCACTGTGAGTCTTTGGAGAGAACAGAGTCAAACCATCACACCTCTCAGTAAAGGCGCATCCAGCGTGCTGGTACCTCAACGTTCTATTCCTTACATCAAAACGCAGTTGTATGACTATCCATATATCAATAAAACCTATCAGGATCGTGTGATTGATCAACCACAGGACGTGGTGTTTATCAGCAATGGTGAGCCCATGGCCGAAGAAAATTGGCAGACTCTTGTGAAACTCTGTCCACGTGCCCGACGCAGTGAAGGTGTAACTGGAAGGGAAGCTGCATACAAAGCAGCAGCTAGGTCAAGCACAACTCCTTGGTTCTTTGCAGTGTTTGCCAAGACAGAAGTGTTGCCTGAATTTGCCTTTGACTTTCAACCTGATAGAATGCAACAGCCCAAGCACTACATCTTTCATAGTCGTAATCCTCTCAATGGCCTTGAATACGGTGCCATGAACATTAATTTGTACAATCGTCAGTTGGTGTTGGACACTGTGCCTGGACTAGATTTTACACTTAGTGCTGCTCACACAGTGGTGCCAATTGTTGCCAGTATATCTCGCTTTAACACTGATCCGTGGATCACTTGGCGTAGTGCTTTTAGAGAAACCATGAAACTCAGACGTGAAGTGGATCTTGGAGCAGACATTGAAATTGAACACAGACTAGAAGTATGGTGCACCAAGGCTCAAGGACAAAACGCAGAATACTGTTTACAAGGTGCCCAAGACGGTGTTGACTATTATCAAAGCGTGAATGGCGATCTAGAAATGCTCAAGCTCAGCTTTGATTGGCAATGGTGTCAAGATTACTATCGTGCCAAATATGGCCGCGAGCTCTGGTTAGAATCTTGATATGTATTTTTGCTCAAGAAACCAATCAAGATAGTTTTCAATACCTTGCTCGATGTCAACCTTTGGTTGCCAGCCTAGCTTGGTAAGTTTGGAACTATCTAGAGTGTCCCGGTTAGGATAAAAGTCGTCGGCTGGTTTGTATTCAATACGACTTAGAATTCTGCTTTGAATGATTTCTGCGGCTTCACCTATAGTACGTCCACGTCCGCGAGTACAATTATAGATCTGATTCACAGCATCATCGTGTAGAGCTGCTGTGACAAACGCAGCAGCCACATCAGTAACATAACTAAAATCCAGGCGGTTGTCTGCACCGTGAACTTCAATTACACGATCAGTCATTGCTGACACGGTCATTTTTGATATCACTCGCACTACCATGTCTCGTGGTCCGTACAATGCGCTGGGCCTGAGAATAGTGTAATTCAAGCCATATTCTTTGTGCCATATTTTGCACATGCGTTCTGTTTGAAGTTTATAACTGCCATAGAGTGTGAGAGGATCACAGAAGGACTCTTCGTTGGGCTGTCCATCAAACTTGTTGAAATCTCCGTACACCATGGAACTGCTGGCCAAAACGAATCTGTTGACTTTGTAACGCACACAAAGTTCAAGAGCAAGAGCAGTAGCAGCAATCATGTTCACTGTGGCATCAACTACATTCTTCTTGACCATCTTGGCATTGGGATAGGTAGCCAAGTCTATCACACGTTCGGGCTGCACTTCCATGAACACACGATTCATGAAATCTGCATTGGTTACATCACCAAACCATATAGCATGATCACCTATGAAATCTACTCGTTGATTCATTACAGAATCAAATTCCCACTTGGGATATTCACCATAGTCATGATGACAATCAACAACATGTACGTCATGTCCTTGATTAATTAACATTTTTGTGATATGGTGTCCTATGAAACCATGACCCCCAAGTACAAGTATTTTCATTTTAATGCCTTTGCAATTTGCTCAACTTCTTCATCAGTTAATGAATGTTGATTGGGAACTGTAAAAGATATTTCTTTTAACTGTGAACTCTGTGGCAACATCATACTACTATGATACAACGGTTCGTCGTTTACTAAATTGTTATAGTGTATGGCAGTAGCGATACCATGATCACTTAGATGCTGTAGATAGCCGTCGCGATCAAAACTTTGAAACACAAGTTTTTGATAACCATGTTTCATGATAGCTGGGTCAGTGGCTGTGGGTAGTTTTGCACTGCTAATCAACTGCTCGGCAATCTGTTGACGCCTATCACGCCACTGCTCTGATCTGTCTAATGCAGCCCAGATGCAGGCTGCTTCAAATCCACTCAACATCGAATTCATACCTGCGTGATGCGAAGTGTGTTGTTTGTTGTATCTACCGTGCAGTCTAAGTGATTTGGCTTTGATAGCCACATCAATGTCATCAGTGAATAGCGCACCACCGCTACCCCAACTGGATATGGGTTTACTAGGACTAAAACTCACACAACTGATATCGCCAAAGCTGGCACTGTATGCACCATGCCAACTTTCCATGCTCTGAGCCGCGTCATTGATGATAGGAATGTTGAGTTTTTGCAGCCGGCTCCAATCGCTCATGTTGCCAAACATGTCCGCAACAACCACAGCCTTGGCTTCTTGTGGTATTTGGTCGGCATCAATACAATAGTTTGACATAACATCCACTGGTTTGACTGTGTATCCTGCTCGGGAGATTGCATGAGCAGTGGCCACAAATGTATAGTTAGAAACCGCTACCACACTGCGAGGAGGCAGGTTCAGACATGTCAATGCAATTATCAATGCGTCTGTGCAACTAGCAGTGGTAACACAATATCTTCTATCATACTGTTCTGCTAGACGCTGTTCAAGTTTGATCACTAATTTTGTATTCTGTGCCTGGCCGGTAGCACTGTCTTGATCCACTAGATCAAATACCTGATTGCGTATTTGTTGCCAATTACGTTGATTTTGAAACAGTGTGATTTTATTCATGCCGGCTCACTAGGTCAAATGTTTCTGCGTATCTAAATCCATGTTTGACACCAGCTGCCATGTTGTCTCTGCGAATACTTTCAATATCGTCTGTATCTAGGTAACTGCTATAACACTCCAGCAGAGTCTGCTTAAAGTCCCATTGTTGACTTATTCCTACAGTGATACGCGGTCTAGAATCATGCCAAGCATTGTAAGGCCAATGACTCATGGTCCAGATTTCCTTGGCTCGGTTGCGTAACAAAGGCAACGCCAAGTGGTAGGTGTTTCTATGATCTTGATGACTGTCTTCTGGACTTGGTAAGATAGCAAGATCACATGTTGATATAAAATTTCCAAGTGCAGTCATTGTGACATTGTCACATACAAGATTAGGACGCCCATTGGCATGCAAGTCAGTGTTCATAACCAAACACTGCCAACCACTGATGTCGTAACTGGCATTGAGTTCACGCCATACCATTTCTTTTGTACGTCGACGATTGTCTTCAACACTGGGGCGCACTGTGATAATACTGACAATTTCTGCGCCTTCCTGCTGCCAGCGACGCAGAGAACCTGCGCAGCCTATTTCAAGGTCATCCGGGTGGGCTGATACAACTATGATTTTTCGGGCCATTTTAGATAGTATTCAGTTACTTTACGAGGATCGTTTAGTTTACCAAGGATACGAACTTTGTGTCCAAATGATTGAGGATCGTGTAGAGTGGTCCATACAAGATCTTGTGCGTTTTCCATGACCCATTGTCCATGGGCAGTATTCTGCCATTCATGTATGGCCGCACCAGCATAGATTTCTACGTCTGATACATCGCCTAGTGTAAATGTATGGAAAGTCAGTTTCAATTTGGATCTATTAAAGTTAAAAAAGTCTTGGCAAAAATTTCATGTTGTTTGGGACCTGGATGCATGCTATCGGTTCCAAGATCTTGCCATTGGTCTGGGCTAGAACAGGATGCACAGTAATCACGCACACCATATAGATCGCGAGCATTATCAAAATCATACAACACACTTTGCACAATCAACCTTGCACCAACCAGTTTACAAATATTTTCTGCACGGCGAACTGCTTGTATGTTATGATACACTAGAGTGGGATGGGTGAGCAAGTCAATTGGAAACTCCTGATTTATCTGTGGATCATGATGATATTCACCGGGCGTAAGATGAAATAGATCTTGATTGCGAATCACAGGCAGTCTCGGAGGAACTGTGATAGCCCAAAGAACCAAATCGCCAGATTGTATTTGACTCTGACAGATTTGATCGCTTTGCCATAATACGCTGCTACCAGAAGCACTTAGATCTGTATAGGGCAGGGCAAGTGTGTTACTGACCAAGTGTTTCCAGGTTTGTTCGGTAGCCACACCCACGCCATGTGTGATACTACAACCAACAGCCCAGAACTGCCTATCCGCTACTCTTGCGCCGCCAGACTTGATCTTGGCCAGCTGTTGATAGTCTTTCCACATACCAAAGTCGGGGTTTGGCATGTGTACACCTTAGGTTGTTTGTTGAATCAAAGGAAATATCTTGGCAATGACTTCTGCACAGGCCAGTGCGATTTCTTGATGTTCTTTTTGTGTGCCATGCGCTCTGCGTAGATCAATGTAGTGTACCCAAGATCTTAGAGTACCATTCATGTACAATCTACTTTCTGTTAGGCCTTCGGGCAACACTGCTCTAGCTTGTTCTTTAGCAATGCCATTTTCAATAGCCCAGGTATAGGCCTGACGTGCTGCTTCAATTACGAAACGTTGGCGTGCTGCCCAGTGTTCTTGTAAGTCAGTGTTGTCAGTTTCAATAGAGTTTTGGCGATTCTTGGGATCCTGTAATCGGGCTTCTCTGGTCACAAAGTTTAGATCCTTTGTGGGATCAGCATAACGTTGACTGAACTCTTGAAAGCTAAAACTGCGATGTCGTAGAATTTGTCGGGCTATGTCTCGGGTGGTTGTAATCTCAAGGCAAGCAGAAACCATTTCCAATGGACTCCAGTGTTGGTGCTTGATCAAGTAACCAATCAATTTTTCACTGGTCTCACTGTTGGTCTGGTTGCTAGGATTACTAACACGAGCACAAAAGGCAATGAGTTCCTGAGCATCTAGCACACCCGGTATTTCTACCGGCTGGCTATAGCTGATCAATTTTACTTTCATTTTAGTCCGTTAAGGATTTTGTTGGTATGAGGTTGAACCATTTCGGCAACTGCTGGAATGTCAAGTACAAATTCTACATCATGTACTTCATCTGACAGTTCAGCCAGTTGCCTTGTGATCAGTATTTCTATTTCTTCCAAAGCCAGACCCTGTTTTTTCAAGGTCTGAAAGTTTATGGTTTTTCGGCGACGTCCATCAAGTCTAATGATGACCTTCTTGATACATTCAAGTGGTATTGCTGTTTTTTCGTCAATACCAGATATGATGTGTTCCCACCTTTCAAAAAAGTCATCACTGAGATTCATGTGCCACTGCTACCTGTTTTTTAGGGCGTCCTACTGGACGTGGTTTGGTAACGGTGTCTTGCACGATCTCCTTGGGGAAAGCATTTGGATAAAGATTTTCAGCTTCTTTTTTCATGCGCTTGGCTTCTTGGATCATTGACTGTGCTTCCACCTCCATGCGTTTGGCCTGAGCTAACATGTTATTGGCCAGATCTTGATCTGACAAAGCAGAGCTAGCAGTGGCTTGCATAGGTGGCTGAGAGGCAGCACGACTGGCTTTGTAGTCCGCTTCAGCAGCACGTTTGGTTGGCGCATCTACTAGGCCGCGATTAGCGTCGGTGGCAGCTAGTTTTTTTCTAGCCTCTTCGCCTGTTTTCATTTCAGTCAATATCTTGTTTAGTTCATCTAGTCTAACAGTGCTAGTGGTACTTGGTGTCATAATGATTTGCTCAGTATTGACTTTTTTCAACATACCTTCTCGATGTAGAGTTTCAAGAATGTTGCGACCATCGGGCAGTAGATTACGATGCAGCGCATCTGCGAATTCCTCAGCCTGTTGCCCAACATCGCTTTCAAGCACTTTCATAATAGCATCATGCCAATGAGCTGGAAGCGTCTCTGGGTAGATAACCAAGCACATATGATCCATGCCTGGAATAGTGCGGAATACCACAGCAACCTTACGGTCGTTGTGTTTTCCAATATGTTTAACAAACATGTTATTCTCCTTGTGTGGGTTCAGTGGTACTGGCCGGCGCCTGTGCTTCTGATGGTTGTGCGTTTTCCACGTGTTTCAAAAATGAATCCAACCGGTTAAAGGCAGTACCTACTGTGAGCATTTCTTCTGCTCGATAAGCACCTCGTGTGCAAGCTATTTGAATGCACGATCTTAGTACTTGTAAGTCCTGTACGTTTACTGATGGTGGTTCTTGGTGTTCTTGAACTGTGGTGTCATTTGTTGCTTCAATAGTTGTTTGTTCCATGTTTATCTCCCTGTAGATATTTAACCAAGAAAAAACCGCAGATGTAAAATCTGCGGTGTTTTTGGCAAAACTGATCAGCTTTTGCCGGGCTGTTCGTAGTAAGCGTATTGTCCCCAGGGAGGCACAATTTCTTTGGTACCGTGTAAGATCCACAGTGTGTCGGCGTAGTTCTCATCGCCCCACGAACCAAACGGATAACCGTCTGTAAACACAATCAAACGTTTGGGCTCAATGTGCTCTTTCTTTAGGTACTCAAACACACAATCAAAATCAGTGCCGCCACCGCCTTCAATTTCATAGTCACAAATAGTATCCAGATTGTCCGAATTGTATGTAACAGGATTGTAGGCTTCGGTGTCAAAGGTTACCAAGTGAATGCGGAACGTTTGGAACTGATCCATGATACCTTGTACCTCACTTAGGAAGTCGCGCAGCATGAGTTCACTGATAGATCCAGATGCATCAATAGCAATTGCGATATCAATTTGTTCGTCGTTGCGCATGCCAGGCATGATAGCATCCATGTGCCAACCTCTGCGGCTGGCTCGCATCCAACTAAAGTCGCTCTTGATAGTGCTTTCTAGATTTAACCTCAACAGTTCACGCCAGTTCAGTGCAGGCTCAGTGAGATCCTTGATCAGGCGTCTTACTCCTAGCGGAATGTTGCCTGCTTCGGACGTACTGGCTGCGTTTAGAATTGCTTCTTTGATTTCGTCGCGTATCTTTGCACGTTCCTCGTCACTGATCTTGGGGCGTCCTTTACCTTCACTGTCTTCATTACCATCACCTTGGTCTTCCATGTGATCGTCTAACAAACGATCTACCAAGGTTTCGATATCAATCTTTTCAGCGTTTTCATACAAAAGGTCATACACCTCTTCTGAACTCATGCCGTCATATTTGCTGTCATACAAACAGGGCACAGTGGTAATGAACTGCCCAACATGATGTTTTTTCAAGTCGGAGTTTACACAATAGTCATTGGCCACGTTCCACAACTGTGGATTGCGAGAACCGCGACGTCCAAAGTGATCATAAACCACATGCAATACTTCGTGACCAAACAAAAACTCTAGCTCACGCGGTTGCAGCATCTTGATAAACTTAGAGTTGAAATAAAAGTTGCGACCGTCAGTGGCAGCAGTGGAGCACCATTCATCAGCAGGTACCAACTTTAGTCGAGTAGCAAGGTTGCCGAAAAAGCTACTTTTCAACAACAGGCCAATACGAGCAGTTCTTAGCAATTCAACAACACTTTCAAGCTCGCGTCCAGCAGGGCTGGGGCCGATAAGATTCTGGAACTTCTTAGCAATTTCTTTGGTGTTTTCTGTGGTCTGTGCCATGTTCTCTCCTAGTAACTATGCACACATTATAGCAAATAATGAATTATTGGTCAAGCTTGTGCGCCAAGCGGAAAAACGCCACTTCCTTTTCGCTGGCACAGTAGATTCTATGATCCTCGCCATCACGTCCGTTGGTCCAACTCCAGTGTTCGCTGATTATGTCCAATGGCATTTCTTCCTGTTGTACTGGTAGTTTTTTACGCCAAAGAGTACTAGCGGCCTGTGTAAAATTAAAGTAACCAACAATGTTGACCCAATCTCTAACCTCGGCACTGTGTCCATAGGTTTGTTCAAACCATTGTTTTACTCGATTAAATTCCACTGCTTTCAACGCTGAGTTACCTATACCTTGAACCTCAATCATGTATCCAAAGTATTTTTTGTAATTGTATCTAGCATCTAGCTTGGTACATTTCCATTTTGATTTATTCATTTGTTTCACCAAGATATTTAAGACAAAAGATCAAACTATCGTTCCTATCTCTAAAAAACAAGTCAATTTGCCATGCGTTGGCGCCATGTTCATCCAATGGAACTTTGAATATCCAACGTCTAGTAGGGCCAGGTGGTCCAAAAGTCTTACGCATGGCTTTCAACAGATCGGATACTTGATGATGACTGTAAGGTACGAATTGTCTACGAATGGTTATGGGAAATTCTGCGTTCATGTTTGTTGACTCTAAATAACATCATGTTTTCAGTAGACTCGCCATGGGATAGACTAACCACAGCAGTTGTTGGCTCATGTTGGAGTCCATCAAGATTTGACTGGGTTGACTATCATGTACGTCAGCATCTTGAAATTATAGCACAAGAAACACAGGAAGATCTAGATGCTCTAGCATCACTTTTGGTCACACTTGGTGTACAGGTTCTTAGACCCAATCTGGACTGTGTTCCAAACTCAGTGTTGCCACCTGTGGCACCACGAGACGATCTAATACTCTTGCACAATCGTTTGTGTGTACAGTCCAATTCACGAGCTCCTGGATATCAGCACATTGTGGACCTTGCACGTGGTCAGGATGTGATTATAACCAGACCCAGTGCACCGGACATACATGGTGCCAACGTTCTTGATCTTCCAGACTGTGTGTACTACAGCGTTGACCATATAGAAGATCTCCCCCAAGCCGAACACTGGTTTGAGCAATACGTAGCCAAGCCCAGACGCAGATACTATAACACCGGGCACCTTGATGGTTGGTGGTGCATACCCACACCTGGTGTAATCGCTGCCAGTAGAGATCATGCGCAGCATGCTCTTCAGAAATTTTTCTTCAAACAGCATTTTCCGGATCATACGGTGCTATATCTCAATGAAACCTTTGCAGGTACTCTGGATAGAAAATGGCATAGTGACCAACATCCGCCTCACAGTGAATTCGCACAGTGGGTCAATGCCACGATACCTTCTTGGGTAGGCTGCGCCGCTGAAACTGTGTTTGAAATCAATATCTTGATCATTGATCATACTCTGGTGATTACAGGTCAAGATCATCCTGAACTCAGAGACCTATTGAAACAAAAAGGGTGCCACCTTCTAGTAGCACCCCTGCGTCATCAAACATTCTGGGATCTGGGCATACACTGTGCCACCGCAGATCTAGCTAGAATTAGGAATTCGAACTAGCACTCAGAATGTACTTGCCATAACGCTCGTGGAACTCATCAAAGTTCTTGAGCTTGCTGGGCTGGAACGGTAGATCATATGTGGTCAGCGCAACACGAGCACCCATCACAACAATCTCAGTTTCAAAATTGTCCATCATGAAACGGAAGAAGTTGTCTGCCATGCCATTGAACACTTTTTCGTCTGCGCCATTTTCATGTGCGTCCTTGAGTTCATAACACATAGAAGTCACCAAGGAGTACATCGCTGAAACTTCTTTGACCTTGAGCTCTTTGACCTTGCCAGCAAGAATGTCTTCTGGCTTGGGCATCTTGGCTGCGACCTTGCGATGTGCTGCAAACTTTACTGCCAGACCTTCACCAACGGTACCAGCAATAAGATTTGTAGCAGTGTCCTCATCAAGATCTTCGTCCACAAGAATCTCGCTGACAAAGGTCCAGGAACGCGGTGTTGCAAAAGCTCGGCTAGCACTCTTTGCATCAAAGTCATATAGGTCTTGCTTGGCAAAGCTCAGATAACCAACAACATCTTGATGAATCTTGTTTTCAACAGCCCACTCGTGCCAACATGCAAAGTCCTGCTTGAGTTCTTGGTGAATAAACCGGTTAGCCAAAGGAGTAGGCATACGGTATGTAACGCCTTTGTCCGACTCACGGTTGCCTGCTGCAATCATTACAACATTATCAGGCAAGCGATACTTTCCTACACGTCTATTCAAAATCAGCTGATACGCTGCACTTTGTACAGCTGGTGCCGCAGAGTTAAGTTCGTCCAAGAACAACACAACCACAGGATACTGACTGGCCAATTCCTCATCAGGCAAATCAATAGGTGGAGCCCAATCCATCTTGCCAAGCTCTTTGTTGTAAAACGGGATACCACGAATGTCAGTGGGTTCCATTTGACCCAATCGCAGGTCGATCATAAAACCACCAAGCTCCTTGGTGATACCTTCAACTAACTCACTCTTGCCGATACCTGGAGGCCCCCACAGAAAGATCGGACGTTTCACAGCAAAGGCTTTGTTGATGCTGCGGCGTGCTTGCTTGATTGTTACGGTACGTGTCTCAGACATTTTGGCTCCTAGTTAACATTACATCTAGTATTATATAAAAAAGTGTTTTAATGGTCAATCACTTTCACACGATTCAATTGGGTACAGTCCGATCTGTGTTCTTTTACTGTGCCCAGTATGCTGTAGGTTCGCCCCAATTCCAATTTGGTCTTGTATCCAAACATCACTCGGTGACCGCAATTGGTACGCCCAGTTAGAAAATTCATATTGTATTTTTCGCTATACACAGCTCGAGCCACGGTTACCTGTCTTTGGATACGTTCTCCCACTGTGGCCAAGGGCGTGGCCACAGCGTCTTTGAGAATTTCCTGTTCGATGCAACTCGCACGCCATCTAGGAATTTGACTTGCAATTACTGAATACTCAGTGGACATACTAGGATAAAATTGTTCTATGCCTAGGGTCTTTGCCATGCGTTGTTCAAAGCCATTCAGATCTTGCCGCAGCACACGAAACGTGTATTGCTTTTGAAAAAACGCTCGAGCCTGTCTACCGTCTTCGTAATCTTGCGCTTCCAGCAGATCAAGATTAGTTAGACTTTCGTTAATCCAGTATCTATTGGCCTTGCGCCCTAGTTTGGCTTCTTCAGGATTCTGAGGATCTGGTACCCATTCGTCGTTGCGTAGATACTCGTCATTGTTTATACGGCTGGCTCTAACTGCGGCAGCCCAGACCTGATCCGCTGTCCATCCGTCGGTCAAGATTTTGTCCATTTGATCAGAACCTCTTGAGCAAGGTCAGTACTGTTAATTTCGTCAATAAAAGCCAGCTTCATCATTTCAATAAGGCTACGGCAGTCACGTTGATCCTGCGTAGGCAAGGTACTGATAAAACTTTCAACACCTTCTTGCGTTTCTATTGCCCACATAATATCACACAGTGCTGCCTGCTTGGCAGTAAGACCTGAAATTTCAAGTTTCATGACATTGCCTTTGCGGCTTCTGCTGCTATTTTTGCTATAGCACGACCTGCGGCTTCTTTGGCATTGGTATGAGCCCAATCATCACTAAGACTATTAAAGCCGTGATACAGTTCCCATTTACCGTTTACCACCCATTCCACTTTTATATCATAGGCTGTATCAAATGGCGAACCATCGTGTACGATACGTACTAGACCAAAATCATGTGCTACTCTCATGCTACCTCCATTACAATATTTAAAAACTAACAAGGACCGTCGTTAGTTGAGTTTAGGGTCCGCCATTCCCATCCTGCGCTTTTCTTGCCGGGATGCCATGGTCAAGCTACGGCTCATTCTCGCTGGTGGCTTGCTTGCTACCACTGCTCACTGTCGCTAGTGTCACAGGGCACTATAGAGTCAGCCTGTGCTCTGACTTTGGTACTCCATTTTGTTCAATTTATCGGCGTGAACCCAGACATACCAACCCAGTCCTAATACACCAACTTTGACATAGTTCAATCTCTTACGAAGCACTTCACCGACTAAGTTGCCATGAGTTTTTGTTTTAAACCAAACATGTTCACCTTTTCTCCAAATACGCATGATCTCCTCTTTATGCTAGTTCAAGTTCTTTCGCTGGGTAAGTTATCTTACCGTCAAACGCAAGTTGGTTTTGTTCATGCTCAGTAAGGTAGTCATCTTCAACTACAGCCCAATCCACAATGTGTTCACGCATGTAATCATTATCGGATTCAATGCGACCACGCACTTGTTCTACAATGATACCTGGAGCATAACGGGTAGGATCAAAATTACGAATAACATAATCATCGCCGCCCTTGGCTTTCCAGTAGGCCGCATCGCCGGTACCTATAGAACCATCTTCCATCCAGGCGTAGTTTTCGTAAACTTGGGTAATTATTACTAATTTCATGCTATGCTCCGTGTTGTTTACTATTCTATTATTATACGAAAATGGATATTTTTGGTCAAGAAAAAAGCGGCCCTGGGGCCGCTTGTTTATGCTGCTTTTTTAGCAAGTTTTGCTGCCTTGTCAGCAAACCATTCTTCTACAAACTCCGCGGGATCTTGACCCTTGCGCGGTTTGTCGCCCACACGACGGCTCTTGGTTACAGGAACAGCAACCGTTGTGGTTTTTGCAACTTTTGCTGGCTTTGCAACTTTTGCAACACGCGGTGCCTTGCCAGCGGTGATGCCCTGCGCAGCAAGCCATTCAACAGCAGCTTCTTTGCCCATGGTAAACGGCAGCTTGAGCATGTTTACGTCGGTCGCACCCAGTTTGGCTAGCACCGCTGCACGACCCTCGTCGTTAGCAAATTTGTAAACAGTTGCACCATTAACAACACAAGTACCCGCATAAGCAAAAAGTTTTGACATTTACAACTCCTTCTTAGTTAATGTACCACTATTGTACAGAAATGGAAAATATTGGTCAACCAAAAAGTTGGTTGTTATGCAACTGTTAACATATTCATAGGAACTTTCCAAGTGCCCTGCGGGGTAGTCACTGTGGCATATTTTAGTGCAATTTTAGCAACTTTTCCACGAATAGTGCTGTTGCGTTTTTCGCTATAGAATTGCACATCCGTGCCGGGCTTGATAGAGTAACGAGCTTGTTTTACAAGATTAGCACGAGCATATTTCACAGCGTCAACAATGCTGTTCAGCTGCTCGTTAGTGAATGAACCGCCAATAATGGCAGCATTGATATCTTGGATTGTGAGTTGCGACATAGTTAACCTCCAAAAAGTCTCAATATCGTGATTGTAGACTTTTTGGATTTAATGGTCAACCGTGGGAAGTTGCTGATTTAATAACGATATGTGTCAGGCTTGAATGGCCCTTGCACTGGCACACCAATATAGGCGGCCTGGTCTGCGCTGAGTTCGGTTAGTTTGGCACCAACATGAGCAAGATGAAGTCTGGCAACTTCTTCGTCTATGTGTTTGGGCAGTAGATAGATTTCTCCAGCTGCATACTTTTTGTCATCGCGATGCTGCCATAGTTCAATCTGTGCTAACACCTGATTGGTAAAACTGTTGCTCATTACATAACTGGGATGACCCGTGGCACAACCAAGATTCACCAAGCGTCCCTTGGCCAATACAATCAGTCGTTTGCCATTGGGGAAGATCACATGATCAACCAAGGGCTTGATCTCGCGCCATTCAAGATCTTGTATGCCAGCGATGTCTATTTCACTGTCAAAATGACCAATGTTGCACACAATAGCATTGTTCTTCATGCGTTCCATGTGTTCGCGGGTGATCACATTAATATTGCCTGTGGCAGTTACATAGATATCAGCTTTGTCAGCTGCATACTTCATTGTGGTAACTTTGTAGCCTTCCATGGCAGCTTGGAGAGCGCAGATTGGATCTATTTCAGTGACCCATACAATAGCACCCAGAGCTCGCAGTGCCTGTGCTGATCCTTTGCCTACATCACCATAGCCACAGACCACAGCGGTTTTACCAGCAATCATTACATCAGTGGCACGCTTGATGGCATCAACCAGGCTTTCACGACAACCATAAAGATTGTCAAATTTTGCCTTGGTCACACTATCATTTACATTGATAGCAGGCAAACGCAGAGTGCCAGCTCGCACACGTTCCACTAGTTTGTGAATACCTGTGGTGGTCTCCTCGCTGACGCCCACAATGCCGTCAAGTAAGTCTGGTCTGTGATCGTGTACGAATCCAGTAAGGTCATGCCCATCATCCAACAGCATGTTGGGTCGCCAATCATTGGGTCCTGTAAGAGTCTGCTCTATGCACCACCAATATTCTTCTTCGGTCTCACCTTTCCAGGCAAACACAGGAATACCTCGAGCTGCTAAAGCAGCCGCAGCATGATCTTGTGTGCTGAAAATATTACAGCTACTCCAGCGTACCTCTGCGCCTAGGTCTACCAAGGTTTCAACCAGTACAGCAGTTTGAATAGTCATGTGTAGACTACCAGCAATTCTAGCGCCTGTCAGTGGCTTGCTGTCGCGATATTTTTCTCGTATAGACATCAAACCTGGCATCTCGTGCTCGGCAATTTCAATCTCTGCTCTGCCCCAGTCTGCTAGACTGATATCGGCTACTTTATAGTCTGTCATGAGTGTGATTCCTTACGTTCATTTTTGTTCATCCTAGGTGGTGCCATTCTGCTGACAATTTCTGCTTGCACCATTGAGCGTAGGAAGTGATTGCGACGCTCGGCATTTAGAATAGTTGCTGCCATCATTTTACTGCTCTTGCTGAGTTTGAAATGTTTGTTGGCTTTCATTTGTGGTATTTCCTTCTGGAGTTGTTTTCGGGAGGTTCGCGGTTTAACCACGATCTTGTGACTTTGCCTGCGGCTATTTCATGCATAGCAGTGCTCAAGGGCGACGTGCCTTGATTTACCATGGCAGCATGTCCGCACTTGATTTCTCTAATACGCTGGCTTAAAACTAAAACAGTGTCAAATAGGTTGCCAATTTTAGCAGCAGTATCTTGGCTGCTAAGACTGATTTCGTCTCTGGTGTGTTTGTGCTGCATATGACCTCCAATTTCATAGTTATCAATTGTAGCAGCAAAACACAGATTTCACAACTCAACTGATAAACAAAACCCGCCTAGGGCGGGCTTTGTTTTACATCATGCCCATGTCAGGGTGCATGTTTTGCGCTGGTTTGTCTTCGGGAATGGTGTTGATTGCACATTCTGTGGTCAGCAACATTCCAGCAATACTTGCCGCATTGGTAAGAGCTGTACGAGTAACCTTGGTTGGGTCAATCACACCAGCATCAACCAAATCAACATAGCTGTCGCTAGCAGCGTTGTATCCATGATTACCTGATGCAGCAGTAACAGCATTTACCACCACACTGGGCTCGGCGCCTGCATTGTAGGCAATAGCACGTAGAGGTTCTTCACATGCACGCCATACAATCTTGATGCCAGCTTCTTGATCTGCATTGGCACCTTTGAGTGTGTCAAGAGCCTTTCTAGCACGCAGCAGAGCAACACCACCACCGGCCACGATGCCTTCTTCAACAGCAGCACGAGTAGCATGCAGTGCGTCATCAATGCGGTCACGCTTTTCTTTCATTTCAACTTCAGTGGCAGCACCAGCACGAATCACAGCAACACCGCCTGACAACTTGGCCACACGCTCCTGCAGTTTTTCGCGATCGTAGTCACTAGTAGCTTCTTCGATCTGCACACGGATAGTTGAAATGCGTTCTTGGATCTTGGCCTTTTCGCCAGCACCATCAATGATAATGGTGTTGTCTTTGGCAACCTCCACTGTCTTGGCACGACCAAGTTGATCCAGTGTGGTTTTTTCCAAGCTCAGTCCCAGTTCATCTGCAATTACTTCACCACCGGTGAGAATCGCAATGTCTTCCAGCATGCTCTTGCGACGATCACCGAAACCAGGTGCTTTCACAGCACAGCTCTTGATAATACCACGCATGGAGTTCACGACCAAGGTTGCCAGTGCTTCACCTTCAACATCTTCTGCAATGATCAACAAAGGCTTGCCTGCCTTGGCCACTTGTTCTAACACAGGTAGAAGATCGCGAATGCTGGAAATCTTTTTATCAAACAGCAGGATAAAAGGATTGTCAAGAATCACACGCTGTTTTTCTTGGTTGGTGATAAAGAAAGGACTGAGATAGCCTCGGTCAAACTGCATGCCTTCAACAACTTCTAGTTCGTTGTCTAGACTCTTGCCATCTTCCACAGTGATAACACCGTCCTTGCCTACTTTGCTCATGGCCTCGGCAATGATGTCACCAATGCTGGTGTCTGAATTGGCACTGAGTGCAGCTACCTGTGCGATTTCTTTGTTGGTACTGCAGGGTTTGGAAATACGCTCTAGTTCAGCAACAATCGCTGAAGCAGCCTGGTCAATACCACGCTTGATATCCATGGGATTCATACCAGCAGCCACATGCTTTACGCCTTCGCGCACAATGGCTTGGGCCAGCACTGTGGCAGTGGTTGTACCATCGCCTGCTTTGTCAGCGGTCTTGGAAGCCACTTCTTTGACCATCTGTGCGCCCATGTTTTCCACGGGATCTTTTAGTTCAATTTCTTTGGCCACTGTGACACCGTCTTTGGTCACGTGTGGACTGCCAAAGCTTTTTTGAATTACCACATTGCGTCCTTTAGGACCCAGGGTAACTTTTACTGCGTCGGCCAAGATGTTAACACCATTGACCAATTTAGAACGGCTGTCTTCGCCAAAGCGAATAGATTTAGCTGTCATTGTTTTTTCTCCTTAAGCTAAGATTGCAAGAATGTCTTCTTCACGAAGAATAGTGTATTCCTCGTTCTCCACTTTGACTTTTTGTCCAGCGAACTGACCAAACAAAATACGTGCACCTTCGGTTACTGTGGTAGCAACAAAAGCACCGTTGTCATAGCGACCAGGGCCAACAGCAAGAACTTCGCCTGTGGTTGGTTTTTCTTTAGCGTTGTCGGGAATAACAATGCCACTTTGGGTGCGTGTTTCGGAGTCTTGCACTCTTACTATCACGCGATCATGTAGAGGTTTCAATTTCATGATTTGCCTTCTCCTTTAAATTTAAGCAAGAAAGTATGCACAGTCTCACCTGAGCACTGTGCAAAGGTTATTTATAACATAAAAATTGAAGATTGTTAAGAATTTTGAACAAAAAAACTCCCTTAAAGGGAGTTTCTCCATTCTGCTGACTTAAAAGTTGAATTGACTTCTAAACATCAAAGCACGATCGCCATTTACACGACTTCCTGAGCTGCCAACTAGACTGTCAAACTTAGTGTCTACGTAGTTTATCATAAAGCGTAGGTTTTCGGTGGTAAACCAGGTTAGACCATAGGTCATGGCTGTTGCACGATTTGATTTACCTGTGGCCACAGCGATATCACTGGCATCAAACTCGCTTAAACGCACGCCCACTTGCCAAGCACCACGGCCACCTTTGTCTACTGGATTGTTTGGTTTGATTGAACCAAAGACACCGTCACGGTAGTTATAGCTTTCACCGGTAAGATTATACACTGCCAACACATAATAACCCCGAATGTCTTGATCATTACCAGTGGTAGGATCATACTTGAAGTTAAATTGCTCCGCTTGTACTTTCAAGGCATTATAGGCAAACGCTGCTTCAAGTCCTTGACGTGTTCTTGAAGTTATACCTCCTAATGCTGGGCCAGTGAACCAGGCATTTGCACTGCGTGCTTCGGTACGACCACTGGCAGGTGCGACACCACCTTTGATCTCACCTGTGCTATATGCCGCGCCTAGGTGTGCTACATAGGCCTTGCTGCCTTGCAGGTCTGCAATGTTAGTAGTCACTCGACCAATATAATCAAGTCCGTCATTCACTGCATCTTTGTTGGCACGGCCACGACTTACTGCCACAGCATAGGTAAGACCAGTCTTTGGCACACCATGCAACATAAATCCTGTTTCTTTGGCAGGAATGAATTCGCCTTCGGTTTGACCAATCAAACTACGCTCCATCATATCAATGTTGTTGGAGCTGGTAAGTTGCTCTAAGCTGAAAGGCATCTTGAATAAACCAAATTGAAACTGAGCCTCTGGATTAGCAGCGTAGTTGACCCAGGCTACATCCATAGTGGTACTGGAACTTGCTGCACCTATGTCATTGCCTAGATTCCCCACGATCTCATATTTGAAATCCTTCTGGAATTGGCCACGCACACCAAATCGAGCACGACGAACTTCAGCTAGGTCCTGATACGAATCCGTGGTTTGACCTGCACCGTAATCTGGTGAGTATTGTCTATAGTCCATGTGTAATCGACCTGTAAGTTGGATGGTATTGTTTCCATCTTTGCTTTTGAGTCCGATTCCATTTTCTGTGACTGATCCGTCGTTGGCTCTGGCTTGTCTGTATTTGACTGAGTCACTAACATCTTTGTCAATTCGCTGTTCTGCAAACTTTTTGTTTTCCGCTTTGTCTTCGTAGGCTTTGACCTTGGCATCATATTCCTTTTGTGTCAATATGCCTTTGTCTCGTAGAATATTTAGAGTATCCAAATATTCATCTGCGTATGCAGGCACACTGAATATCAAACTTATTGACAAGGCTAGTTTTGTAAATGTCTTCATAATAGATCCTTATTTCCAGATTGTGTTACCATCAGGACCTTTGAGATCCTTACGCCAGTTATCTTGAATCAGTTTAATAACTGATTGAGGCATGTGTACATATTCTAGTTCTTCGCTCATTTTTGCACCGTTCTTGTAGCTCCAGTCAAAGAATTTAAGAATAGCACGTCCGGTAAGCGGATCAGCTTGTTGCTTGTGCATTAGAATAAAACTTGCACCTGTTGCAGGCCAAGCCTCTTTACCAGTTTGCCATGTCAACAACAGATACATTCCTGGTGCATTAGCCCAATCTGCATTGGCTGCTGCTGCTTTGAATGTGTCGTCGCTTGGTTGAACAAAGTTACCATCGCGATTTTTCAATTGTGCGTGAGCAATTTTGTTTTTCTTTGCATAAGCATATTCTACATAACCAAAGGCACCTTTGATACGTTGTACTTGTGCTGCTACACCTTCGTTGCCTTTGCCGCCTATACCAACTGGCCATTTAACTGCTGTGCCTTCGCCCACTGTCTTTTGGAAGTCAGCATTGGCCTTGCCAAGGTAGTTGGTCCACACGAATGTTGTACCAGAGCCATCTGCACGATGAATTACAGTGATATTAATGGCAGGTAGATTTACACCGGGATTCAAATCAGTGATTGCTTTGTCGTTCCACTTGGTAATTTTGCCTAGGTGAATGTTAGCTACTACATCACTAGTTAGTTTTAACTGTCCAGCTGCGATACCATCTAGATTAACAACAGGCACAACTCCGCCAATTATAGCAGGAAACTGCATTAGACCTTCTTTGTCTAATTCTTCAGGCTTTAGTGGCATGTCACTAGCACCAAAGTCAACTGTCTTGGCTTTGATTTGACGAATTCCACCACCAGAACCAATTGATTGATAATTTAGACCAATACCTGTGGCTGCTTTATATGCTTCAGCCCATTTGGCATAGATAGGATAAGGAAAAGTAGCACCTGCGCCTGTTAGATCAGCAGACCAGGCATTAAATGACAGCACCGTCAATGCCGCGTACAAAAGTTTTTTCATGTGTAATCTCCATTTTGTGTGCAATGCACAAAGAATATTTAAACACAATGGTATTACAACTGTGTTACAAAATGGCAGTTTGGAGAAATTAAATTACATGCCGCGGGAGTTATAGTGTTTGACGTAGACGCAGCGAGGGCTAACCTTGTATCCCTCTGTATACCAAGTGGCTCTTATACGGTCACGTTCACGTATACAGCTTTCATAGTCAGGTTGTGGTGCTTGAATAATGCCTTTGCTTTGGGTCTGTCCCAAAGGTTGTGCCAAATACATGCTGATGATCAATATCCACATACTGATATTTATTCATGAAAAAGCCCGCCGAAGCGGGCTTGCTATTTTGGGTTACAAGGCATAACTGCCCCGGAGGTTACGCTGCGAGAGCGAATACCTCGTCGTTAGCTGCGTTTGCAGTTACTATGTTTCGCTGATTACGTCAGTCGACTCTCGTGTTGTCTGCTTGCCTACTCTTGACCCTGTCGAAACCATGTCTGGCCCATCATAAAGAGACTGACGATTAAGTATGTTGCGTTCTGGAGGCAGTGGGCCGCAGCCCAATCTGTTCCATTCGCTTTCGGTATAGTAGTACATGTCTACTGGCATACAATCTCCTTATGGTGGACCAGGCGGGAGTCGAACCCGCGTCCAGAACCCTTTTCAGTTTGCTTCATACAACAATTCTTTTAGCTGTTCGCAGTATTGCTGACACTGTCCACAGTTGTGATCCAATTCCATGATGCGTTTAACCAATTCTTCTTTGGTTTGAAAATCTGATTCACGGATATTTCTACATACACAGACTATCATATTTAATACACTTTACAATGATTGACCAATCTTGTCAAGTATGATGTTGACCACTTGGTTACTCAACACCACTTCGTAGTGATTAAGAGGCATCTCAATAAGTTCAAAGTCCTGTCTACTGCGCATGCTCTTGATAGTCACAACACCATCATTGGGCTCTTTGATCCAAGGACTTTGTCCTTTGGTAGTAACAATTTGAGTCCAATTTGGAGGCGCTGCGATTTTTTGGCTATCCATCATTGGTGCACTCATTGTTCCAATGTCTTTCATAAGTCTACTGAAAGGCAAAAAATACTTGGCAAAGTCAGCTTGCTCGCTACCACCATAAGGTGTGCTTAGACTCACGCCACCGCGAGTGGTCTCGCGATAATGATCAGCCAGATACAAGCTGTAGATACCACCAAGGCTATGACTGACAAAAAACAGTCTTTCAGCATCATCAAGTGTGCCCATCATGGTCTGTAAGTTATGATCAAACCCATCTTCACTTCGATATTCCAGCATGATGTCTGGTTCTTCGAATTGATCTCTTACAAACTGTCTGATATGTGTGAAGCTTTCAGCAGTGGCACTAGCCCCGTGTATATAGACGATCATACATTATTTTGCCTTGGCTTCTTGCTCTTTTGCCGCACGAACTTTTTCAGCGTCTTCTTTGGTTATATAACGCACATTTGTGTCGTCAAATGGGACTATTTTCCATCCCCATGATTTCCAATATTTTGCAACTAGGTTGTTGATTATCAATATAGCCCCTGCAAGCACAATAGAGGTAATTGAAATTAATATACTCGAGGCCAGAAAAAAGGCCGCTTGATCCATGTTCATATGTTGTTCCTGTAAACTGCTGTGTATTTAAGTAAAATCTATCATTGATACTTGACATCCTGCATGCTGTACAGCAAAAAGTTGTGTGCAACACTGTCAAATCTTATTTTGAACATGCACACTCCGGGCTCGTCAAGATACCCATAACTGCGTTTGATGCCACCCTTGCGTAATCGGTATACACAAAAGTGATCTAGATCTCTAAGTGGTTCTCCTCCCAGTTCTATCAGTTCAACTACGACTGCGCTTTCTGTGTCTGTTCTTTCTATGACTTCTATGCCTATGCTAGATATTGATTGGGTATTGTGTTCAAAGTCAAATCTTGTTAGGCCGGGTTCAATCACAACTGAAAGCATGGGATCTCCCAGCACTCGCCATTGAATAGCATCTGGATTGCCTTTAGATCTTGCGTATAGCGAAAGTTTTTTTAGATTTTTTGGCTTCAAGATATTGTTCATATACTTCCTGCTGTTCTCTTAACATACGATCTGCTTCTTGCCCGTCACGGTCTCCAAAACCCAGTTCCTGTTGCAGTTCTAGAAATCTTCTATAACGGTGAAAACGTGTTTCATATGTGTTGTCTGGATTGGTTGGTGTGTGCCAAAAAATATGACTCCAACCTTTGACCACTTGCTCACGTTCAAAGTGATAGTAGTTGCGTAGTCGGTCATCATTGGTCAATGGCACTTGATCACCCAGCGTAAATGGCGATGAAATTGCCACACGCAAACTACCATCTCGGGCCCAATGGCGATATTTGCGCAGTAGGTTAAGCGTTTGTTCAAAGTCTTCTTCGGTTTCCATGGGGTAGCCAGCCATGAATAACCATACCTGGTTGATACCATTGTCGTGTAGTTGATTGGCAGTGTAGTCTATGTCTGCGTTACTGAACTTCTTGCGCATGTCATATCGTATGCGTTCACTGCCACTTTCAACACCAATGATCCATTCAAGGCAACCTGCACGTCCTGCTAGTTCAAAATCTTTAGGTGGCTGATTTTCTCTGCCACGAAATATAGCGTAACCACTGTAGCGTAGAGTACGAGGCAAGTGATCAGCTAGATACTGATTCATTTTGCGATAGTTTGGTATACTACCGTTTATCAAGTTACCACTGAATCTAAAAAAGTCAATACCAGTGCGATGATAACTTTCAATCATTTCTTTTGCCAAGAGCTCGCCATCTTTAAAAATATACCGGGGCCATAGATGCTCAACATCACAGAATGTGCATCGACGCACACAACCTTTGCTGTCTGTGATCAGTAGATAACGATCTGATGGATTAAATCTTTGATATAGATCAAAATCATAATTGTCCCAGTCTGGTATAGGAACCTGATTTAAATCAGCAGATGTCTGCGGCGGTGAATCTACAACTCCATATAAGTCTTGTTTGATTACGTCGATTATAAAGCTTTCTGCATCTCCAGTAACAGCACAGTCAATCATGCCTTGTTCAACAAGCCAACGTGCTCTGCTGCCAGTGGCATGTGTATCACCGGTGTATTCTCCCTGTGTGAGAATTTCTAGACCTCGACCACCTGCTAGTATTTTTACGCCCGGCAACCACCTTCTAATACTGTAGCACATCAAGGTAAGATAGGTTTCACTCATCACACTGAACACACTCAAACCCATGATGTCTGGATCATAGTCGCGTTTGATCTGCAAGAGTTTGCGTCTATTCCATTTTAGTATATCAATAAACACACGTCTTGGCAGTTTGCGATCTGGATTAGGACCCTGACTAATATAGAACAGTAGTTCTGGCCAGTAGCATTTGTCCACAAAGTCAGCCACAAATTCAGCTGCCAGGTCCACTGGCACTGCACTGATTCCTGCTTTGTTGAGACAGGCACTGAGCAACGCAGGAGCCGTGGCAGGCCATCCCGGAGTTTGATAGGGCAAGCTGGCTATCACAATGGTTCGTTTATTTGAGCTCATACACCAAGGTCATGAATTCAAATTGATGCTGTGACAGCGCAGCAAAAGGACTGGAGATGTCGGTCAGGGTGTACTTGCTTAACTGATAACCAAAATCACCCAGTATGGTATCAAACCAAGCTTTGTTTGGGCATCCCACTCGAGTTTCCATGTCAGTGGGATGAAAGCCTTTCCAGGCCACAGTGGCATCTTCCAACCACCAATAAACCAGTGGCACTGGATGGGCGGCAATCACAGGAGGATTCCAGTTTTGTATGATAATTGTTTTGGGTCTAGACCGAGTGATAGCACGCATGATACCAAAGTGATCAGTAACAATGTTCATGATCGCTGCTAATATCACTGTGTCGCGATCATAACACAAGGCTTCGGTTTCTCCTAGATCGTTTATGTTACTCAGCACTGCACGAAAACGATGGCGCAGTGGATTGTTCAGTGCCAGCATTTCATCAGCGATGCTTAGACAATCACTTTTGATGTTGGTGACTATCACGTGCTCGGCATCATTGTGCAAACACACAGTGCCTAGCAAGCCAATATGTGTGCCAAAGTCTATGATTTTTCTGTGTTTGATTGAGTCAAGGTTATCCACCAATGCGAGCTTGAGTCTCACTATATCAAATGCATCAAGTTGCCAGGTTGGGTCTCTTTGGAATTTTTCAAAAGGTATATTGGGATCTAACCAGATGTCGGCGCTGAAGCCGTGTTGGGTGATACATTCCTGTTGAATGTGTAGTGGAAGGTTTGCAAAGTGATCTGGGGTCGCGCAGTCAGGCCAGCTGGGATCTTTGATGTTTTCATAGCTACGTTGCCATGCTTGTTGATTGCGAATATCGTAGCCTGGATCACGATTGGGATTGGTTCGTTCTGCTAGATAGGCTTTTCTACTTGCGTACTCATAGATGTCAAGTGGGAACATATGATCTAGTACCTGTTGATACATAGATTGGTTTATGCCATAGGAAGTTAGCAGATCTTGGTTATGCATGCAATGAGTATACACTAAATTTGGGCTAATGTCAACCCTAGGTATTTGAAGTGTTATTTAGAATAGGTGTGCATGTTCACGCCCGATTGCACCACACAAAACAGTTCATCGTTCCAGCGTTCTACCACAGTAAAACTACCTGAGTCTGGGTTGACAAAAATAATGGTTTCAAATTGAACTAGTTCGTTATTGATTCCACGATTTGATACGCCGCGTAACAACGGCCGTTCAGCACTGTTGTTAATAACTTCTCTGACCACTGGCCAGCTCTCGCAGATCAAGATTGATTGTACTGTTTCAGCGTGAGATACCACTGCTGTCAACAGGGCAATGCAAGCCACAATGGTTCTCATATAGTGTCCTAAAACACTATTTACCATTGTGGCTGTGTTTAACTCACGCCGTGGTTACCATTACGAAAGCCAATAGTGCCACCTTCTGCTGTGATGCGCTTGATAACATCTTCAAACAGTATGGGTGCAAAGTCTGTATGCTCCACACACACGCAGTGATACCTAGCATCAATCTCGTTGTTCTTCATGACTCGATTGGCATGCAGGTGTCCGTGTATGTTGGTACCAAATCTTGCCAGGCTTTCTTCGTGAATTGGAATATGGCTAAGGATCATTCCGTTCATCACATGATAAGCACGTAGTTCACGAAAGTATTCACGGTATTCGTCATCACGAAAGATATCATGATTTCCACGAATAAGAACCTTGTCACCATTAAGGCGTGCCATGGTCTTAAGAGCCTTGCGATTAATCACAACATCACCCAGGTGATACACTTTGTCGTTGGGTCTCACACGTTCGTTCCAGCGGCGTACCATTTCATCGTCCATTTCTTCTGCACTGGTAAATGGTCTCAGTGGCGAGCCATCTGCTCGCTTGAACACCGTGCAGGTTTTTTCGTGACCAAAATGTGTGTCACTCACTAACCAAACAGCAGGCATTAGGCCCTCCTTTCTTTAATTGTGTAGTATAACAGCAACGGACTATTTGGTCAACCTACGTTGCTTTTTGGCATCTGCCAAAATAAAAACCTTTTCATTGTCCGTGGTCCAATCCTCTGCTAAAGCCACGCCATTGATGCTGTGCTTTTCCTCAGGATCATATCCCAGGCCAAGACTTTCCATCATTAGATGCTTGACCAAGAGATTGGGACTGCGAAAGTCTTCGGTATCCTGGAAACCCATGAGTACTCCAACTTCTGCAACAGCACCGCTACGACACACTCCAGCATGGCAATGCACAACCACGTTCATGGAATTAGCCAAGGCGTGTTGCAGGCACTCTACTAGTTGCTTGGCCTGCTCAGGACTACAACGCCAGGATTCATCTATGCTACGATCCGTAGCTTCAATGTCTAGAAAAAAGAACTGATGCCGCTCCTTGAATGTGTATTTGGGCTCAGGAAACTCTACACCGGGATCCACTATCTGTATCAGCATGGAATTTACACCTGGATCGTAGTGGTGTCCCCTAATTACTTCACTCAATGAAATGTTTTGAATCCAAGGCATACTGGTTCCTTAAAGTTTAATGAAAATCACTATACATAATTGTGCAGATTACGCAAGATTCAGCATGACCTGTGCCATATAATAGAGCTACATACTAATGCAGTATGTTAATTTTATCAAAGGAGAACTAACATGGCATGGACTACACCTTCAGCACAAGATATGCGTTTTGGTTTTGAAATCACCATGTATATCGCTAATCGCTAATAGTTGTTAGTGATCAAGACAGCCCGCTTCGGCGGGTTTTTCTTTGGTACCCCCACTCCGATTCGAACGGAGAACAACTGCTCCTTTTGAGAGAGCCGACTTTGCCAATTTGTCCATGGGGGCATTTGGTCTCCCTGGCTGGATTCGAACCAGCGATCTCTGGTCCCCCAGACCAGCACTCTAGACCAGACTGAGCCACAGGGAGTTTATTTTACAGCTTGTGCTCGGGCTTGAATCAGTTTGTCAACATTGCCCTTGACAATGACATTTTGATAGGTGTCAGTCAAGCCCGAAGCATGATCATACACTCGATTGTCTACTTCATGATATGTGCGTACACGTTCATTGGAAGCACGATAACGTTCGGTATCCTTGTGAAAATGTCGTTGTACTCTAGCACGACACACTGCTAGAGCATTCTTGCGATTGTCTTCTCTGCTGCGACTTGAAGTGCCATTGGCCTGTATGCCAGTGGGCACATGGATACAACGACAACAGTTCTGATGTTTGTTGCGATGTTGTCCACCGCCACCAGTGGAACTAAACCATTCAAATCTAAAATCTTGATCTAGAATTTTCATGTTGACTCCTTGGTACGGATGGAGGGACTCGAACCCTCAAAACTCGGATTTTAAGTCCGATACGTATACCTGTTCCGTCACATCCGCAGAATTATGGTGCCCCAGGCGAGACTCGAACTCGCACCCGAAGACTAGTTCCTAAGACTAGCGTGTCTACCATTCCACCACCGGGGCTTTGTTTTTAAATTGTTGAAATTAAGCAGCGCAGATATAGATCTGCCTGGCGTTGACGATAATCAATAACTGCGCTTATGATACGATGCCACATATCAAAGAGTCCTATTAGAACCGTAGGTGAATTCTCTTTCAAACTTTTCAATGTCCGAAGCAGTCTTTGGATCTCTACTGATGATGTAGTTTTCCAGACGACTCTGATAGCTTTCTTCGGGAAACATTTCACTCAAACGTTCTAATATATGTGTTATAAGCTGCGACATGGTCATTTCCTTTTTGTATATAGGATATTTATTGCACTGCAACATTTATTCTATATTTTGCCAAGGAAATGGTGCCGACTCCTGGTTACGCTCCAGGCTCTCGTGTTCTTCAGACACATGCTTTCACTAGATTAGCTTAGTCGGCCTTGGTAGCCCGTGACAGAATCGAACTGCCGTAACCGCCGTGTAAAGACGGAGTTCTACCATTAAACTAACGGGCCCAGGTTAATACAAAAATTGATCTATCTTGATCCCACTTGAATGCCACACCTAGTTGATATGAGGATTTACTGTCATTCCAGGCCCAGGTCACATAGTGTTTGCCAACATGAGTCTGCAGCCAGGACTCCACAAGTTCAACGCCTTGAATCCAGTCCAGCTGTGGTACGATTCCAGCGGGCCACGGCACAGTGGCCGTGTACACAAAAGCATGACGATCAACCAACATGCTTGTATTTAATTGGTCTCGGTGGAGAGATTCGAACTCCCGACCCTCTGCTCCCAAAGCAGATGCGCTACCCAGACTGCGCTACACCGAGGTTACTGCCGGTCTATTACATAAATCAATGCTACCATCATAACTATCACAACGATTGCCCCATGATTGGTCTCCTGGTTATATGGTAGGGGATGAGGGACTCGAACCCCCGCATGGCGGAATCAAAATCCGCTGCCTTACCAACTTGGCGAATCCCCAATAGTACTAACTTGGTATGATCTTGGGAATATAAGGCACATTCCTTGGACCATGACGCTGTTCAAACAGTTGCCGTGCTTCTTGTAAATCTTTTGCCCATACACGATCTTTGGTTTCTCCCTGCGGAGTCTTCACAGTGGTTTCATACATTGGCATAATATTTCCTTTATACTGGCCCGACCGGCAGGAATCGAACCCACATTCTGGAGGTAGAAGCTCCATGTCCTATCCATTGAACGACGGTCGGTAATACTGGAGCGGGCGAAGAGGTTCGAACTCTCGACATTTTGCTTGGAAGGCAAATGCTCTACCAACTGAGCTACGCCCGCAACTACTGGAGCGGCTAACCGGGTACGATCCGGTGACTTATGCTTGGCAAGCACATGCGTTACCAACTACGCCATAGCCGCTTAGATCTATAATGCTCCATTGGCAATTCTGTCTGCTGCATAGCTTGCTGCAAATGCCTTTGGCTTTACCAAAGGAATCACATTACAAGTACCGCGAATGTAGCCAATGGCCTGACCAACTACACAACTACTACCGTGTGCTTCATTGGGATTGATATCCAGATGTACTTCAACTGGAAAGTCACCCATTACTGGTGCTAGCCTCTGAAACATCTCACTAACACGATATACTTCATTCATTAACCGCATGGCAGGTTTGCTGAGCTTGTGGTCATAGTCACGTTCTCTTGTGATCTCGCCAAAGATCTTGCAACCGTTGTTGCCATTGATGTGTATCACAACCGCAACAGTGTATTCAGCGTACCATATGTTTTTTTCTCTATATCTAATACTATCAGCACCGAGATATACACGAGTACCTGGGCCACAGTTGTCTACAAATTGTTTTATTTCATCTACGTCGATACGTGGCACAATAAATCCTTTTAAGTTGGCCGGTCCGGAGAGATTCGAACTCCCGACAGCTGGTTTCGAAGACCAGAACTCTTCCGCTGAGCTACGGACCGATTATATGGCGGGCCTTGACAGGAATTGAACCTGCTACTCTATCCGTTGGAAGGATTAAAGGTCGCCAGAGTCAGCCCGTTGTTTGTATTCACGCCATGCATCCATGGCCACTATGCCCCAGCCAAACATCGCAGTGACATTTGCATACACTGCTGCCATGTTGTTGGCACCGTAACCGGTAATCATACCAGCCACACAAAACAATAGTACGATCAGTGGAAGAACTAGATTCAAAGTTTTCATGTTAGACCTCAAAAAAAAAATGGCGGAGCGTATTAGATTCGAACTAATGGTACTGATTTCTCAATACGACGGTTTAGCAAACCGCTGCCTTCGACCACTCGGCCAACGCTCCATGTTAGTAGTATACTGCAAATAGTATTTTAGATCAAGTGAAAACTGGTGCCCCGTGACAGAATCGAACTGCCGATCCATGATTACAAATCAAGTGTTATACCGTTTAACTAACGGGGCCGGTTGTCGTCTTCTTCTTGATCTGGCATGGGTGGCACACGTCGAGCTAGCCACATCCAGTACCAGACCAAAGGAATACAACAGATAAAAAATAAAAGCGGGCGCATTGTTTAGTTAGTATGCACTATGCTTTTAGAAAATATTTGGCGGAAGTGGTGGGATTCGAACTCACGGTACCTTGCGATACGACAGTTTTCAAGACTGCTCCAATAGACCTCTCTGGCACACTTCCTTTTTGGTGCTGATAACCAGAATCGAACTGGTCACCTCCGCCTTACCAAGGCGGTGCTCTACCTAATGAGCTATATCAGCATGGTAGCGATGGAGGGATTCGAGCCCCCGATCTTCCGCGTATGAAGCGGCTGCATTGACCAACTATGCTACATCGCCATCATGGTAGTCAGTACTGGTAACGATCCAGTGTCTCACGGTTATCAGCCGTGTGCTCTACCTTTGAGCTAACTGACCAATTTGGCTCCGGTGGAGGGAATCGAACCCCCACTAACGGTTTTGGAGACCGCCGCGCTGCCATTACACCACACCGGAATAACTTTATGGTACCGCCTGAGGGACTCGAACCCCCGACCCTTGGCTTCGTAGGCCAATGCTCTAATCCAACTGAGCTAAAGCGGTATATGTTTGGAGCATCGGGCTGGATTTGAACCAGCGAATCGAGAGTTTTGCAGACTCCGCCATTAGGCCGCTCTGGTACCGATGCATTGGGGTATCCGATCGGGATTGAACCGACGCTGAGTGTTCCACAGACACCCGTGCAGACCACTACACTACGGACACCATTAAATCCTATCTAGTGGTATTTCTTCCACTGGATGAGTAATCTTGCTTTCTACTACAAAAACATCAAACACAGAGTCATCTTCAGGATGACGTATTTCTTCAAGAAACCTATCGCCAAACTTCGAACGCCAATGCACAAAGCATTGTTTATTACTATCCCAACGAGCTACGCTGGCATTACGGCAACTACCTGTGTAATATGCACCATGTTCAAGATCAGCCTTGGCTATCTTGGGTGTGTAATCTCTCAACATTATTTTCTCCTTGTTTGGTGGACCGACGGGGAGTCAAACCCCGACCTCTCGGGTGCAAACCGAGTGTGCTCTCGCTATCACTATCAGCCCTTGATTGGCTCCAGCGGTTGGGATCGAACCAACGACAAACGGATTAACAGTCCGCTGCTTCTACCTCTGAGCTACGCTGGAATAACACTGGTGGGTGTCCACGGATTCGAACCGCGAATGTTTACCACGAGGGACCGGATTTACAGTCCGGTGTAGCACACGCCATAGCTACAAGACACCCTGAAATTTATTTTAGATCTTTGGCATCCACGCAGGTGCCACCTTTGAATACATAGACATCACTGTCCACACGCAGTTGCTCAAACACATGGTTGTTTACACACACATATGGATCTTTTTTATTTTCCACAGCATAGTAAACACCAAACCCAATACCAGCCAGCAACATAATCACAGGCAGATATTTCAAATATTTTACGATTTCAGGCAGGGCACTGAGAATCTGCGGTAGATTTTTCAGTAGTTCTTTCATGCCTGTATTTACTGTTTTTGGCGGTCCCAAGGGGTAACGATCCCCTTCTTTAGGCGTGACAGGCCTACGTGCGTCCATGAACACTTTGAGACCAAGATCATAATAGCAAGTGCTGAGATAATGCCAATTTAGACGTCTTGCGCTAACAAGGTCAAAGCCGAGGCCAGTTATGTCAGGACCCGTCCCCGGCCGGGAGAGCCCGCATAGTGACAGCGTCCTGTCACGCTACCTGTATCAGCACTTGCTGTTATAATCTAAAAATGCTCTGCGTCCCGCGGCGGTAATTATACTGCATCAAGCACCAAGTAGTCCTAGCACCATCACACACAGCCTCCACCCGCTCCACGACCGGGACCGTTCTCGCATTGCCAGCGCACTTTAGGCTAGAAGTGTACCGCCCGTGTGTGTCACCACACTTCTCATCCTCCGGGACCAGAGTATCCAGTGACGCTGGAACGTTTGGTACACGGTACGGGAATCGAACCCGTCTTCCAGCCTTGAAAGGGCTGTGTCCTAACCGATAGACGAACCGTGCATAAAATCGAGAACTAACAAGGAATCGCTGTTACAGATGCCGAAGCTGTGATACCGCATCAACCCTTGCTAAACTCTTTTCAGAGACAGATCGCTCACTTCTGTTTTATTTTAAATCTTGGTTAGGCCACGCTTTTCCACAGTCGCCCCTATCCTGGAGTGGTTACCCTGTCCACATTTGTTTCAGCGTCTCGTGCTAGCGGTTTTGTCCGCATATCTAGGTGCTCTGCTCTGCATTGCGCTAACGGTAGCCTAGCCAACCGGCCTAACTATGGTGTGGCGCCCCCTACTTTCAGGAAAGTAGTAACCGGAACTGGTTGCGGAGAACAGGAATCGAACCTGATGTCTTTGGCTTATGAGACCAACGAGTAAACCGTTTCTCCCCTCCGCCGCTGTATTGTATTTTGTCTAGTATAACAAAAAGAATTTAATTGGTCAACCATATAGAAACACATTCCAGGAACTCCGTAAAGATTTCCCTAGCGCCGGCCGCCTATATGTGTTCGAATGTGTTTTTATATGGTGGAGCCACAGGGATTCGAACCCTGACCTGACGGATTAAAAGTCCGCTGTCTTAACCGTTTGACTATAGCTCCTTCATCTTACCACTCTTGTCACTGTCCATAATGGACTCTCCTTGTAGTTAGGTGTCAGGCCACTTGATCCCTCAAGCCCCTGACTGAGCTGTTACTCTGTCCATCACACTTACTTCTGGCTAGGCGTGATACCCACCTACGATTTTTCTGGCACCCATGTCTGCGGGTTCTGAGGCTTTCATCGTATGAGCCCTGGCATTGTGGTGACGCCAACCACCCCCTTTAATAACGCAGAAGGGACTGCGGGATTCAAAACCATATTGAAACACACTAGGGGATTCGAACCGCCTCACTGTCGGCATCGGACAGCATTACCACCCGTCGTGCGCCCTTCGGCTTAGTGTGCTTCAATATGGTCCCAACATTGAGCATTATAAACAAACGCCAAATATTGGTCAACCATATGTTGGGGTCGACACCCCAACCAGTAGTCTTACTCACCTCGTTGCCGCCAGGGTTTTCATGTGTACTGTCCGCCCGTTTGTGATTTTTAGTGAATCACTGGTCCTCGTTACCTTAAACACTCAACAATTATAACACGTTTTTTGCGAGTTGTAACTGTCTAAAGCCTTGTTGCATCAGCCTAGCTCGTTCCAGCTTGGCTTCAATAAGTTCGGCCAATTGTTCTGCTGTTAGTACGTGCTCCTTGAGCTGATGCAAAAGTTTTTCATCGTTATTTTCTTTCATTTTTCCCTTAAAAAACAAAAAGCCCTGGAGTTTTTACTTCCAGGGCCCTAGTAGACGCATGTTGCTTGATGCTTGATCTACTTGGACCCCCCACTATCATTAATCTTGATCGCACGGGTATACCCAAACTGGAGCCATGTTGATAGGCCACTCTGTGTGGGACATTTGTGCATCGCGGATAATGAAAGTATTGAAGTCATCATAGCATCTATTTTACATTTTTATTTATACCAGGTCAACCTAGTTTTTGAAAAAAACAACAGACATTTCGCCAAATTTCTTAACAAAGATGCAAGAGTTGTTGTTTTGCTAACGTTCTGATAATCTGTATACGTAGTTAGAAAAATTACCGTACAGCGCCATCATCATGGCTTCTCTGCTGCCAAAAAAGGTAATACGTCTCTTTTTATCCAAGTGATATGGCCACTGTTGTCCACGATCCAATCTCAACAGGCTACCTTGCGATATGGGCTGATCTCGTGGTATCACAAATTCATGACACTCCAATTCTGCTTGCTCTTTGAACACACGTAGTCCTAGATCGGTCAGCGACAAACCACCTTTGTTTCTAAGATTACGCCACCAGGTGTTCATGGCAACTTCAAAAGGCACACGATCTGGCTCAGGCAGCAGATCTAATACTCTACGAGTGATTTCAGCTTTGCGATTCACTGGAGGTTCCAGTGACCGGAGGATACACTTGATCTCCAGCACGTAGCAACACCACGGTGAATTTGTTGGTACGAAATTGGCTATTCAGCTTTTTGGCCAAGTTGATTGCATGTCCGGGATTGCTAAAGCTGACCTTTTTGTATTTGGGACCAGGAAACTGCTGCAACATGTTGGCAGTTTTGAGATTGATAGGAGCGCCATCAAAAAACACAGCCCAGATACCCTCGCTGGCCAGCACTTGTTCTGTACGATAGGTATTTTTATCTGTGAGTTCTACTAGGATTTTTGGCTTGGGTCTAGACACAGCATCTCCTTACTTCAATTCAATATTTATGCCAAAAACCATGTAGTTTTTATTTAAAGCCACCACCAGTGACTTCGATGTTTATGACTTCGCTTTGAGAATTCTTTTGTTCAGCAGCGGCTTGTAGCTGCATCAAGAGCTTGGTAATGTCAGCATGCAGATCCCTTGCATCCTGCATGGTCATAACAAAGTCCTTGGCCGCACGACTTTCATGTGCTTTGATCCTGTCCACAAAGCGATTGATGTGCATGCTCATTGTGCTTCCTGTTCACTGTGAAAAGGGCCATGATAGGGATAGCGTTGCAGTGTGATCAGTTTTGGATTGCGTACCACACGCCATGTGCGATTCTGCATTACCTTATACCATCCAGCTGCATACCAACTCTTGCTCTTGCGAGTTTTGGTAAACAGTGGTAACTGCCTACGCACTTCATAGATGCCGTTGTATGCATTACAACCAGTTTCAAATCCATGTACTTGATTCTGAGGCTTTTTGTTGGTCTTAACAGCTGGTTCAAAGTCAATGCCCACACGTTGTTTGATTGTGCGAACACTTTTGTAGATCTCAACTTGATCTAGAATTTTAACTGTGTATCCATTAGCAGTGGCCTGAATGTTTCCGACCTTTTCGTCGTTTTGTTTTAGTATCCAAAAACGATCAGGTACTACGGGCTTGGCTATTATCATTCAATACTCCTTGGTATATTGTATTCAACCATTGTGCATACTGTTCTGCCTGTTCGCTGATTTTTTGCAAATCAAACTTACCACAGAACTTCATGAATCGCACACCTACTTGTCCAATGTCTTTGTGCGAAACCTGTTCACGAATAGCTGAGTCAACTTTATACTTGACTTCGTCAGGCTGAGCTGTGAGGTCAATAAGTTGTTTGTTGCGAATGTAGTCATCTAACACACGATGTTCTTGACCATCATGATCTGTCCACCTTTGCAACATCAGATTGTTCCATGCATAACCACGTGCATGGCGATCTTCAAATGCTTCCATTAATCCTACTTTGTTTTTTGTGCCCTTGACACGAACACCTGGATATGCAGAGAACACATTGTCAGATGCATCGCCTCGCATGCATTTTTCAAACAATAACCACTCTGGGTCGGGGATACGTTTAGGTTGTTTGGTTTTTTTATCTACGACTTCACGACCACGTGCATCAAACACACCTTCTAGTGTGATCAACTCGTCTTGAATACCATTGAATTGATTTACATTAGGGGCGATGAGTTGCACAAAATCAGTGTCACTGCTGACAATAGTGTGATGATCCTGGGGATGCAGATGTATCCATCTAGCAATGATATCGTCAGCTTCTGCTTCAGGGTGACGTATGACCGAACAG